TCGCATTACGACGAATCCAGGCATTTAAGCCTGGTTTGTTTGCGTCGATAAGGTTGATGGCCTGCGCCGCATTTGATGCGCGGAGATGCCAGTGTCGGCCGAAGCGGTTTGCAAGTGCGCCGCCCAGCTGGACATGAACTAATTCAGACATTTTTCCTTCCCTGTTAATAACGCCCGATGACGCAAATGATGCGTAGTATTTTTCTGGTACATACCACCGTAAGTGGCGTGACTGCTGAGTCTGTCGATTTGGTGATGCAGGATGCGGTTGTCACCAACGTAAACAGCGCAGTGATCTGGCATCTTCCCGTACTGAATGAAGAAGATGTCCCCCTTCTGAGGTTCTTCGCCTTGTGCCAGACGGACGAGGTTTTCATTGCGATAATTCAGGTCGAGAATGTCGTCGTCGCCCAGATACCACGACGGGATATGCAGGTGAGCGTTGGCGTTGATCTCGATATTGAATTCGCGTTTCAGATAGTCTCGACACAGCATCCAGCAGTCGAAGATGCCAAAGACATACGGTCGGCCGGTGTACGGCATTTCAAAGCCATTGGGCGTGATCACTTCCATCTCGCTTAAACGAAACTCGGCATCAATCTCCGGGTTAAGATTTTTTGTGACAGAAAGGATCAGCCATGGAAGCTCTGTTGCCTCACAACCTGCTCTATCGGCGTCAGAGGCCATCGGAGAGCGGTCAGTGTGGCTATGCCAGATAGCCACGACTTCACCCTCGTCTTCGGCAGCAATCACGTCTTCGTGATGCATGACAAACTCATTGGCCGGGTCTTCAGAGACGTTTCTCGCCTCAACAAAGCGATATTTCTCCCCCGATGTCTGGACGATGAATCCACACGCCTCATTTGGATAACGAGCAATAGCGCATTGATATAGCGACTGCGTCACCGCGGAGCCGGCAATGGATTTAATATCACTGAACACGTGTTGCCCCCGGAAAGCCGCCAAAAGCGATGATCCCGTTGGCGAAGAAGTTTCGCCTGGCCTTACACGCATCGAGACGCTTGGTGCAGTAGTCGTCGCTGAGCGATGTGACCTGATTGTTGTTCTTGTCGAAGTACGGGCCTGAGTAGCCACACTCCGCTCCGCGGTATTTCCACGGGCAGCTGTTTTTGATGATCTGACGTGCAGGTAACTGAACGCCCATCAAATCAAATACACTGGACAGCTCAAACTCAACGCTATCTTTAGTTTCCAGTGTCTTCTGCTCAACGAACCAGATTTCATCAGGGAAGTGCTGAGAAGCGTCGGCGGTCGCGTTTCCAGATGGGAAGTTCGACGCGTCGAGGAAACGAGCCAGCGTGCGACGACGCGTGATTGTGCAACCAACCAGATCGTCATTTGCCGCGACTTCGGCTGAAATTGTGCCGCCATAGTTAGAGACGGTCATCTTTGGTCGAGGCAAAGAACCCGAACCCGTTTTATCGAACCCACTCGCCTTAATCGGCCATGGTAGATACTCAACTCCCTGCCAGACGACAGATGTGTCGAGATTGTTCGTTCCGGCGTGAAAGAAAAGCTTCCCGCCCGAGGTTGTTACCGACATATCAAGCTCGAAAAGCTCGATAACGGAGGATGGCGCCAACCTCTGAATTTCCGTGCGAATACTCATACTCATCCTTGAGTTAAAAACGATACCTTATATATTAATAAGTAAATACTTACTTATCAAGATTCAAAAACTTGTCTAAAGGTACAACTGATCTCCAAATACCCCGGATAGCGTTTAACAGTATGAGAATCACACACACAGATGATTTTCTTATTGCGCGGGGTCGTCCAGTAAAATGACTCAACTGCGCCGCGAGCTGTCAGAAAATCGTCGATAGCATTACCGATGCTGTAAGGTCTTTTAAACGTCAGCGCCCATTCTTCTTTAATGCGGTTAAGACCGGCTGACTGGCGCTGCTCGTAATCGTCACCAAACTTCAGAACGGTCACTTCTGGCTTTACGGTTTTCTCTGACTCAAAATCCGGGAACCAGTTAAAGGTTTGTCTTGCCATTTTTCTCTTCCTTGAGATGCCGCCCACTTCCTGTAGGCGGCGTTGTTTTTACCTGTTGCCGTTGGTGTTTTTGTTCAGAGAACCACCAGGGCGCTTTTCCTGCGTAATCGTTTCGAGAACGATGTTTTTAATGCGTTGGGCTGCATCGTTCCAACCTTTGCCGTCCGCATCCGAGCCAGACGTTGAGCTGGAGCCGTCAGAATTAACACTGATGTTGATGGCAACCGGAGCAATTGTTCCGCCGCCGCCAATATTCCCTGTCATGGTTACAGGAATAGAACGACCGTCTGGCAGCGGGACATATGCCTCGTTATCACGACCTTCACCAAACAGAGCGAGTTGAGGTGTGGTGGCAATACCGCCCTTGGAGTAAGTTTTTAATGGAACCACTCCATTTGGCCCAAAAACCCCTCCATTTGCGTGAGCCACTGCGCCACCGCTGCCACCACTATTGCTACCGCCACCACTCGCCATGCTTCCAGCCCAAACAGACGTCGCCGCAGAAGCCATTGACATGCCGAAGTTCAACCATCTCCCCTTCGAAGACGTCGAACTAGCCCCCATCGATGCAAAGACCGCCGTCAACCCAGAAGCCACCGAGGACAGATTATTCATCGTCAGGATGTTGGCGCCGATTGCCTTTGTCTGATTACCCGTAGCAGTACCGAGACCAAGAAATGACTTTGTAGAATTCCAGGCGCTACTAACCATCCCAGATAATCCGCTGTTAGCATTCTCAGTGGCCGTACTCATTTGGCTAATACCAGCACTGGTCTCCTTCGCGGACTGACCAATGGACTTATCACCGTTATTGACATTAACACCAGGGCCGCCGGAGCTTACAAGACTTACACCCCGATTCAGCATCGCGCCAGCAATGTTGCCGGTATTACCCGCACCATTACTCCCCATGCCCATCATATTCATGAGCGGTGCTGTAATCTGCGATTTAACAATAATGCTGGCTATGTCTTTGACGATCGACCTTGCAAAATCACTGAAACTAGCCTTGCCGTCCATGATGAAGTCGGTAATCGTGTCCGTCATACCGGAGAAAGCATTACTCCACGCTGTTTCGATCTGACCTGCGACATCCTCATATCCAACGGCCAGCTTTTGAGTGGCTGTGCCGGTTTCCTCAATCAGCGCTCTGTTTCCAGAGGCAACGAGTTTCTGAATACGCTTATTGAAGTAGTCGATGTTGGCACCCTGCGTCGGGTCTTTTTCCAACTCCTTCATTGCGTTGTCGCGCAGAGTGATTAACCCGTCTAAGGAGGTTTTGTATCGCTCCCTAAAGTCGATAACATCATCTTCACGATTATTTGGTGAACCTGCTCTGATAATAGCGTCAGAATCAGGCGCCCATGTAGAAGCCATCTGTTTAGCGCCGCGACGGTTCATCATCGCGATGTAGTCTTCTGACAGACTGCTCAGCTTAGCCAGATTCTCCTTGGCCTTGTCGATACTCTCCTGCGAAATCAACTCAGAAGGGCTGGCTTTGGAAAGCTCCACCAGCGACTCTTTGGTTTTATCCAAAGTCTGTCTGAACGACACGACGGTCTTTGAGCCACTGCCCATCTGCGCGATCAGCTGCTCAGATTTTTCCAGTGCCTTGTCATAACCATCGGCTGTCTTTTTCTGCGCACGCGCCTCCTTTTCTGCAGCAGCGGCAGTTTTCTTGCTCGCTCGCTCGGCGGCGGCGGCAGCGCGTTCAGAATCCTTCTCTTTTGCATCGGCAAGCCACTTCGAAATAATAGCCTGGTCTTTCGCTGAAGCCTGTTCCAGCTTGATGCCTTCACCCAGAAGTTTGCGGATTTTAATGTCCGCCTTCATCTGGTTGTCGCCGACTACCGGATTATTCTCGACGTCGAACATGAGCGAGCCATCGGCATTGACGCGCTGCCGACTTCCCTTACCTTTCTGTTCGGACAGATAGCCACTTTCTAACTTACTACTTGTCTTCGCCCCTGAGCCGCCAAGTGTCGTTGTCCCGTCAAGTCCCGGAATCCCTTTACGACTATCAGCCGAACTCTTAGCGAGGCTATCCATTTGCTCAAACCGCTCTTTTGCGATCTTCCACGCGTCTGATTGGCCTGACAGCTGCGCCTGCATCAGACTGCGTTCTGACTCGGTCAGTTTTGGATTTTTCAGCCCTTCTACGAGGTTAGTGACTTCCTTCCCGAGATTCGATACAACAGTCTGCATTTCGTTAGCAGCCTGCCGATAGATAGCCGTCTGAGCGTTCCTATCCTTTTCGTTAATCTCGCTAATTTGAGCGTTTTTCTCTTCCCGAGACAGCTTGTTGTTTGACTCGATGGTGATGCGTTGCTGGCTGTTCTTCGCCATATCACCTGATGAGTACACCGCCATGTTTTTATTGAGGGTGTTTTCTATGTTTTGCAGACGATTATTGACAACATCAGTCGCCAACTGTCTTTTCTGCGCCACATCCCCCATACCGACAGTCTCTTTATAGCGAGAAATTTCAGAACTTAACTTCTCAATATCCGTCTTCAAGTTCTTGGCGTATGCGCTTTCCGATGTAAACATCGTCTTGCCATCTTCGATCTGCTTCAATAAACCCTGTTTTTCTCGCAGATCGTCTTCTTTGCTTTGGATATTCGCTACAATTTTGGCACGGTTTGCGGCATTCATTGCCTGTGGGATTTTGCGGATCTCTTCGACGGTTTCTGCTGTCTTATCCTTCAGTAGCGACATGACATAGATAATGCCGGAGACGGCAACCGCAACGGCGGTCAGAGCTGCGCCAATCGGGTTTGCTACGATGATCGCCGTCAGACCAGAGAACGCCGTCTTGACCGCCGTAATTCCGCCTCTAATGGCAAACAGAAGAGACGGAGCAGTCCCTAAACCGAGTCGAGAAGCACGACCAAAACGAGTCACCGCTGTAGATAACAGATCAAACGGTGCCTGTGTCGCTCGCACAGCGCTACCCAGAACCGACCCCATCTGACTACCGGCCGTGACGACGCCCAAAATTGAGGATCGAAGCAGCTTGAATCCGACAAATGCGGCAATCGCTTTACCAATCTCAATCAGCAGTGTTTGGTTTACGGTTGCCCATTTAGCCATTGAAATAAGGCTATCGACTACCGAACTCAGACCACTCCCCAACCCCATTGCGAGCTGACTTCCACTCGAACTGTTAAAGAATGACGCCGCCTCTTTAAGAGCATTGGTGATTGATGACAGATAACCGGCATCACCAACCTTCTTAGCGAACAGAGTGAAAGACGTCTGCATCTGAGCCAATGCGCCGGTATAGGCTTGCATAAGGCTTTTTGCGGCGCCGCGGTTCTGGGCGTCAAGTCCGATAAACAGCAGACGCAAACCTTCCTTAGCAGACACGGTGCCCGTCGAGATCTGCTTGGTCAGCTGTGACATTGTCACACCAGCAGCATCGGCCATTGCCTGCATTGCCGTTGGCACAGCCTCACCTAATTGCTGACGAAGCTCTTCCATCGAGATAACGCCCTTACCGGACATTTGCTGAATGGCAACGGCAGCTCGGTTCAGCAGCTCACTGTTTCCACCGAATCTTGCGACGGAATCGATAAGCGTCTTCCATGACCCATCAAGAGGGTCAAGCCCTGCAGATTTGAACTTGACGAACGAGTCCGTCAATTCTCTCATCGCGAACGGTGCAGACCTGGCCGTATCGATGATGAATTGCATTTCATTAGCGGCTGATGCTTTCGGGTTGGCGGCATTCTTGTTCAGCCCCTGAAGAAGGATCTCCATCTTCTGCATTTCTGCAGCGGCTTCAATGATCGGCTTTTGCCAAGAGAAGAGAACATCTGTAACCAGACGAGCAGCATCCCCAACTTCGCCCAGCATGAAAATGTTTCCACGAAGGCCACTAAACATGCCTCTGTCATGACCGCCGCCAGAGCCACCGCTGCGCCCAGAGCCACCGCTGCGCCCAGAGCCACCGGCATTTCCACCGCCTACACCGCCGCCGCCGAGGATTCTTCCGTTTAGACGGGATTGCCCTCGGATAACATCATCCATCCGTTCTCTGACGTTTTTGAGGCCATCTGCGGCTTTGTCCGTCGTGCCTTTCCACCGATCAAGAATTTTGGTGGTATTCGATAAGCGACGATTAAGCGATGTGGTGGTGTTACCCATACCAGCAGCATCTGAAGAGAACCCTTTTGCTGAGCGACCTGCGTGATCAGCGAAGTCAGCAAAGTCCATTAACTCGGATTGTGCTTTCTTCAGAGAATTGGTGAGAGAGCCTAACTTTGTACTCACCTGGTCTACTCGACCAGAGAACACACTCAGGCTTCGGTTGATAGCTGCGATGTTCTCACGGATGACGCGAAGACTTTGGCCAGCCAGCTCAGTGCCGGCCGCAAAATCCTCCATCTTGTTCGCGCCTTTGCCGAGAGAGACGCTTAGAACTGAAAATGAACGGCCTGTGGCGACGACAGACCGTTCAAGAGAAGACATTTTTTTGGAGTTATTAGAGGCCGTTTTACCGAATGTCTCTAATAATTTTCCCGCGTTTTTAATTGACGCTGAAAACTCCTTGTCATTCAGCGTCAATTTAAAATCTACAATATCGGACATTCCCTTATCCTATTTTTCCAAAGATTTCCATTAATTGCTCTTTGGCGTCAGGGTCTGCTTTGACTTTCGATGGATCGTAGACTTTATCGGTTACGACTGGTCTTCCTATCCGGTATTGCAAACCCTCCATGAACGCCGTAGCGTCTTCCGCCCCCGCCTGTGCTACTCGTGACACCTGGAAACCTCTCAGGTCGTCTTCGGCTTTTAGACGGTCGATGTTGCGGCTTAGCATCCAGAAGGTTGCCAATGGCAGCATCAAAGCTTCTCGCGGCGAAATGGCGTAATAAGCAATTACTCGGCTGAAGTAGAATCCGAAGTCGATAGATACAGTGGCGACACCGGATTCTTCGCAGGAAATTACTTTACTTCTTCACCTGCAGCGGCTTCGTTCTCTTCATCCGCCTGTTCCATGGCAAAGGTGAAGATCTGCTGAAGCTGAGGAATACTCAGACGATTGATAACTTCCTGCGGAACGTCTGGAATAACCTCAGCCACCAGACTGGCGTATGCCTCAACCTGATCCAGCATGGACATCGACTCGATGTCTTTACCTTCGAAGGCTTTAACTTTGGCAAACAAACCAACGGTCATTTCTGCAATCGCATAGGTTTTACCAGCCAGTTTGATTTCTTTTTTAGGCGGAAGGATGGAATCCAGATCCAGTAACTTAGTCATTTAAAAATCCTTTTAAAACAGAGGGTCGTCATGACCCTCTAAAATCTGCAATTAAGCGGTTACAGTTACGGTGACTTGTGAGGACACAATCGCACCGTCCTTCGTGGTAAACGTAATCTTCGCAGTACCCGCTGCCACGCCCCTCACAACGCCGTTGGCGTCTACAGTTGCAATCGCTGGGTTACTTGAAGCCCATGTACCACCTTTTTCATCTGCGGTTGACGGGGCAATCGTCTTAGTCAGCGTCGTTGTCGCCCCAACTCTGACTGACGCCGAAGCTGGCGTCACAGTCACGCCCGTCACTTTTACTTTGGGGCCGCGAGAGTCCCCAGCACGCCGGTGTCATCCGGGTACGCATTGAACTCAACAGAGAACACGCGAACATCATCCGACTTATAAGCCATGGTGAAATTACCACCGGTAGCGGCTTTCGGCAGGGTCAGAATGAAGTCAGTGCCATCTTGCGGGGTCAGTACCAATTCCTGAGCAACGTCAACGAGGTTGACGCCCTGCGCCGATTTGATGCTCAGCGTTTTGGTGTCGGTTGACATGCTAGAGCCAGGCATCAGGTTAACCATGTTCGCAAGCACGCTTTCCGCCAGCGGTACGGTTACTTTGATGTTACGACCCTGAATCAGCTCGGAAATCGTGGTCTGACCCAATTGGTCAACGGTCACTTTCAGGGTTTCGGTAGAGACTTCCACCTCCACACCGCCCTTTGTGTAACCCAGATCTGCACCTGCAAAGGTCACTGCACAGGCGCCTAGTTTGATATTTTTTACATGGGTATTAGCCATTCTTGGTAAACTCCTTTTACCGGTTTCGTCATCTTGACGGTTAGTAAGTATATACTTACTTATTATTTGTTTACAACATATAACCAGCAAATTCCACTGGAAGGCCGATCTCGAACATCGCCCCATCATTACGCGGGTAAACGACTGGCAATGTCATTGGTCGCAGCATCTTGAAGAAAACACTACCCGAAGAGATCTCTTTTGCTGGCAGATGCGCACTAACACTCTGCATTTTCCTCTGTGCGGCTGATAGAGAAATATCACGCACAACAATCAGCACTGAGTCCATATAGAAGCCGGCAAGTTCATGATCGACTTCAATGCCGCTGGTTGGTGAAGTCACCATCACGGCGCTTTTGGCATCTTGTGGCATTGCATCAGCAAAAATAGTGGAGCCGACTTTGCCAACCCCCATCTTCGCCAAATACAAAGCCAGACCCTCTACAAACATCATCGTCTCCTTACAAACCCTGCTTTCCTGGCTGAGTTTTCTACTATTTCAGGAAACCGCTTTCGAATGTATTCGACGGCTCTTTCCATGTACCGACGCCCGACGTTAACCCGTCGAGTATCTACCGGCCCCTGTGTCATCTGCTTCAGAATAGAACCGGCACCGAGGCTGTATTTGTGCTTTTCCATATAGATCGCATAATCACCAACTGTAGTGCCTGGTTTAACCTTCACCGCCCCACTGCTCTGTCTTGGTCGGCTTTCATCAACCTTCATTTCGATGTGCAAACTGTCGTAACCAGTCTTCACCACGCGAGCAAAAATGGCACTTTCAAGAGATCCGGTTTCCATCGGGGCCATTGCTCTTGCCATTCTCTGAGCGACATTAGCCAGCTTTGCCATTTCAGAAACAAGTACGCGTTTATAGGCTTTCTGGCTGTTACTGAGACGACTCTGGGCCTTCTTCAGATTCAGCGTGTTGATGTTTAAACCCATATATTCGCCCCGACTTCATAATGCCCCGGACGGCCGCGCAACCCCCATCGCTGGTGGATGCTTTCGACTCGCATTTTTTTGCCGTTAACGATAAGCACATCCTCTTTGGCGATCGGCGCCGACAATGGCACGATAAAGACCGCATCAAACAGCGCAATCTCCGCCTTGCCACGGCTTGCAGAACTATCAGCACGAACAGACGTTTTATCGATACTGTCAACGAACGAAACTACGCCCATCTTTATCTGAGCAGCGAACTCGTATTTCGCCTCTCCGTACAAGTCCATACCACCCTTCTTGTACAGAGCACCCTCAACCTGCCAGGCAATATCCATTTGACCCGCCTTACTGTCTGCGAACGATGACGCGGTTATCCATGTACTTCAGCAACATTCTCCACGTCGTTTTGGCGACAATAGAGACAGCACCTTTACCCTGGCGGTAAGCCATGGTCGTTTCTCCAATCGACTCAGAGACGATCCCATCCTCACGCGCACGCTGAATATCACTGCCACCGGCAATCTCACTGGCTTCATTCACAACGGCCAGAGCAAGTGCGTTCCGAAAGGCTTCTGGAAACTCCATAAAGTCATCGTCGGTCAGCTTATCCCAATCAACAATGTCGGAGGTGTACTGACCAGCCCAGCGGAAAGGCAGAGTCGACGTCTGAAGCATATTCTGTGGGCGATCATAGTCATCCCAATCCATGCCGTAGATCCGACGAATTGAAAACGACATCGACTTAATGCGCTTCGTCGCCTCTATCAGCTGGCGTCGCAAGTCCCCTTCGCCACCGGTTAGCAAACTTCCGCCGTTAAGCATGTCGATCGCCTGCAGCTGCGCTTCGCCAATGGAGATAAACGACTGCTTCGGGACAGACAGCTCAAAACTGCGTAAAACGATGTACTGCTGCTCTTTGGTAATGAAAGCGCCACCTGCATCAACTGACAGCGTAACGCGTCGCAAATCGCGTTCACGCTCACCCAGAGCGTTAATCGCCCCAGGGACAGTGACAGTGACAAACATCTGCCCATCGGAGATGGGGACATCTACGCCGGATGTGACGATATTTCCGCTGGCGTCTTTCACAGAGTAACTGGCTGAGGTCGCGCTCATCACATCGAGAGAAAAGCGCAGCGTGACATCATCCCCGTCTTTATAAACGCCAAGCTGCTCCATTACACGCCACCTTGTGCTTTCAGAATGCCGTCAATCATCTCTACGATGCCTTTGGCCTTCACGCCCATTACCCCACCAATCAAACGCAGACCCGCGATCCCTTCACTATCAGCGACAGCCTCAAGCTCTTCACGCGTGTAGATCTGAACACCAGGCTCGACAGTACCGCGAACGAGATTGGTCACTGGCTCTGCGGCATATTCCTTAACGGCCTCAGCATTAACGGAGTATCGCTCGCTATAAGCGCCAGCTGCCGAAACATTGCGGCCATCAACGGTTTCCGCACGCATCGACGCGCAGATACGCTGCTGATCCACAAACGGTAGCTCTTCGACAGAAACACCATCTTCGAACTGAACGCCACAAAGCAGACCGGTGTATCCCTTAAAGGTCGATTCCAGCAACTTCACTTTTGCACTTTTCATTTTCTATCCCTGAATATGGGCGCCATATGACGCCCTTTTGGTTAAACTTGGACTGTCTCTGGATTGTTTACGGTGATAGCCGCTTCGCCGAATACAGAGCCGTCATTGGCTACCAGACGAATCTTCACACTGCCTTCAGCGATACCCGTCACCAGGCCAGACACATCGACGGTCGCAATACCAGAATCTTCAGTAACCCAATGGTAAGAGCGGTCGGTGGCGTTATCAGGCTTAATAGAGCCTCCCAACTGAACCGTATCACCCACCAGCACAGTCGCCGTCTTCGGGGCAACCGTTACGCTCTGGACGTGAATGACAGCGGCTGCATCGGCGTGTGGCTTAGACTTGAAACATGCAGTCAGGCGATTCTGGCGATATTCAGTCATCGGCGCGTCAGACACTGATTTGGTAAACGACGTGTTAAACATCGTTCCGGTGAAATTAGCGAACTGCTCGTCCGTGATTTCCATTTTTTGCTCAGGCATATCCTTCCCTCAAAAAAAAAGGGCGGGCGCAAGCCCACCCATTAACTAAGTAAGTATTTACTTACTTATCTGATTAAATCTTAACGCCGCCCAGAGCTGCAATGGCTTTGTCATGCTTGTTAACCAGACCGGTGTACCACTTAACACGGGTACGGGTTGCGTCTTTATCCTGAACGGTGCCGATGGACTCGACAACGATACCGGCATTGTCACCGCCGTAGATACCGGACAGGCCGTTCTCTTCGGACATGTGCAGGCAGTAAATCGGAGCCGCGCCGTCAGTAACCGGGATAAAGTCGTTCACGATGAACGGAATGCCGTTGTGGGTCAGCATCGGACGACCGAAGTTCTCGACCATGATTTCACTCGGGCCGGCGTTCACGGTACGCAGCAGCGCACGGTACGCACGCAGGTGCTCGGAACGAACCATCAGACAGTCAGCGCCCAGATCTTTCACAGCATCGACGAGTTCGTCCAGCATGGAGAAGGTCATGGAAGCGTTAGCCGCGATGTGCTGGTCAGCAGCCATCAGCTTAGCAATGCCGTTAAAGGATTTCGGGTTGACGGTTTCATCACCCTGGATCAGATTGCGGCGGAATGCGCGAGCCAGACCTTTAACTTTCGCGCGGATCTGAATTGCCAGCTGGCTGTTGGTGTCATCCATGGTGGTAGCCAGGAATTTATCAACGTCCACATCACCGGCCATAATACGCAGCTTAGCGGTATGCTCGGTGAAGGTCGCCGCGCCTTCCGGGATAACTTCGTTCACGTCGATGAAACCGGCTTCGGACAGAGTCGCTTCGCGGTTATACAGGTACGCTTTGCTGTTCACTTTGAAGAACGGCAGGATTGCGAACAGGTCATCACGGTCGATAATCGTCTCGATTACGCCCTGCTCCAGTTCGTTATTACTCAGCTTTTCAGCTTCTTCACGCAGTAAAGGCATCTTTCATTTCCTTATGATTAAGATGTTTGTTACTTGTTCAATTTACCGATGCCGGCGGTCAACTTATCCAGTGTCGACTTTTTGGTTTCGGTATTCAGTTTCGGTTTGGTGGTGGTTTTGGAATGAGCACCCTGTTTCGCTTCACTGCGCAACAGAGCATCAGCCTCCGGGTCAGCACGCAGAATGCGTTCAATCGCACTCTCAAATGCCAGCGGGTTGCCTTGACCATCAACCAGAACCGCACGATCTTTCGCGCCAGCTGGTTTGTCGTAACCAACTACCTGACCGTCTTCGCCAATTTCGAAGTGAGAGCCGTAAATAACGCGGGCTTTTGCCGGAGTCATCAGGACTTTTTCACGCAGGAATTGGGACTCCCCAAACGAAGTACCGATGGTTTTCTCAACCAACTTGTTCTTCATACCTGCGATTTCAGCTTCGAGTTCAGCAATACGAGCGTCGCGACCTTCCAGGTCTTTTCCGTGTGCTTCGATCATCTGCTTTTTCACAGCGTCAAATTCACCGCGGCGCTCAAGCTCCTGACGCTCAGCGTCTTCGCGAGCTTTTTGAGCAGCGGACTCGGCTTGAACCAGCTCAAGCGCACGCTCCGGTGCGATATCGCCGTACTTAGCCAGTTTTTCTTTCAGAGTTTGCTCGTTACTCTTGCGCTTCATGCTCTCTTTCAGCAGAGACGCGGCGTTTTTACGCTCTTCACGAACCTTAGCGATCAGCTCTTCAGCGCTCAGACCTTCCAGATCGTCAGCTGTAGTTTCGCTCTTATCGCCTTTGTCTTCCGGTGCGGCGATCTTGTCTTCGACAGATGCTTCGCCACCGCCGCCACCTAACTCTTCTTTACCTGCAACATCCATATACCCGCGATGGGTATTGGTCAGCTGCATCCACTGCCATAATTTCATTCGTAAATCCTTTTATTCGTCATTACCCGGTTTCTTGGGTGATGGTTTCCCGGTTCCTTGGGATTTTTCTTGCCCATTTTCTCGGGCCGTATCTTTATCATAAGTAAGTGCTAACTTACTTTCAAGGGCCAAGGCGTCATTTTTTGGAGGAAATTGCAATAAATCTTTCTCAATATCCTTCATTTTGCCTTTGGAAAGATTCGGGAAGATTTTATCGATAAGGATTTCCATCTGATAACGACGGACAGAATCTGGCGCTTCCAGATCTTTCAGGTTGCTCGCGACTTCGAATTCATCAACCAGTCCACGGATGTCGAAACTCTCCGGGTACGTGACCAATTCTTCGCTCTCTGGCATCTTCTCACCCATCCATGCAGTTACCAGCGTCATCAACATTTCTTCGGCTCGCTGCAGGCGACTCGATTTATTGATGAGTAGACTATTTACTCGCTGGAAGTCATACAGTTTGGCTGCGCCGCTGGAGTTGTCGATACCCTTTGCGTTGTCCTGCTTCGTGCGCTCTCCGGCAACACCAACAGAGTGATAAATCTCGTTGATGATCTGCTGGACGGTCGAAATGATCATGCTCGCCTGTTTTGGGTCTGGCGACAGATAGAAAGGCTGGGCGCCATTTTCGCCGTCATAGGTGAAAACGCGCTTCGTGCCAAACTCCAGCACTTTTTTGTGATTCTCATCACCAGGCAGAAGAGACTGAACCGGGATGGCCAGCTGCGAGAATGTCTGATCCTGAATGATGGCATCAAGGTTAGACAGATAGTTGGCAACAGCCCGGTCGAGATAGGCAATATCGTCAATCAGTGATGGACTGAAGTACGGCGATTCGCTCTGACCCATACAGTCAACAGGGAAGACAGGAACCATGCCGAGACCGTGCTCTCCAGTATCTTCCAAAACAACTTTCGTTCTACTACCTGACCGCTGCCCCTTGCGATCTTCGCGGAAAAGATACCAGTGGTCTTTCGTCCATAGACGGTAACGCAGAAACTCTTTACCCGATGAGGTGAAGGGGTCAGCGTCGTCGCGGCTCACTTCGCAGATCAGAATCCAACTCAGATTCCCCTCTTCATCCCAAGCACAGTCCAGCATCTGCTGAGGTGAAACCCAATATGCATAGGCACGGCCATCAGACTTTTTCTGGTCTTCTTTCGACTCGATGTCGCCCGATACGGTGCTATCAACAACCACCCAGATACGGCCATAAATTGAAGACTGGAGGTCTACTTCAACCATTAAATCATCAATGTTCATATTCTGACGGGTTGCTCGCTTCCAGAACTCCTTCACTGACGGCGGGGCATCATCCTCGCAGCGCTGAATGTCCTCCTTGAACAGATATTTATTAATCAGATTCACGACTTCGCGGGTATGGTTAAACCGGTAAGCGCGTTCCAGACGCTCCTTGAACTCGGCATCACCCTCCTTAAAGTAGCGGAAGATGTTATCTTTAAACCAAGTGCGGCCACCGGCGTAGGTGGCTGCGATAAAGTCCCAATGAGCTTTTCGTAGCTCATAATCAGGATGGCGGCGATTCACCAGATCCTGAATCATTTTGTTCGACAATTCCATTTGTCATATTCCTATGTTAGTAAATACTTACTTATCTTGATCCACCAAGAATAACACGAGTTTTAACCGGGAAGCGACGGTGAATTGGATAACCCAAGGCATCGGCACTGTGCTCGACGTTACCTGTTTTATCAATGTCTCGGCCGCCAGGCTTATAAATCACCTTCTCAAGCGATTCAATCAGGTGCTTGCACTTCGGATCAATGTACAGACGAACGTCACCTGAAGCGGTCAGAAGCAGACGGTTTACGGCGTTAACACGGTCAGCGATTGGCGGGTGCTTCTTCGGGTGATCGATTCTCATAAAACCTTTCTCCTTGAAGATATCCACATCCGACTCGCCGCGAGCGTGCTGGCGATATGCGCCGGCCGGGTCAGGGAAAACCGTAACCTGGCTTTTCTGGCGCCAGTACCTTCTCTCCAGCTCATCACACACCTCTGAGGTGTTGGAAGAGAACAGAACAACCTCATCAATCGCCCAGACCTCACCATTGGGTTGCGGTTGCAGGATCACCGAGGACATGGGGTCGATGTTGAAGTCCTGACCAACCCAGATTGGCAAACGCGGATTGAACTGTAGCGGCCTGACATGCACGTTGCGATCGAACGGGTAATATACGCGCCCAGACATGTTTTCGAACGACGCAAGGTACTCCTGCGCGAACGATTTAGGGTCCATATCGTTCTTCGCCGCTTCGATCTCGCTGTCTGGTACAAACGGGGAGTCCGCCGTCACAAATTGCCAGCTCTTCCACAAGCCTTTCGCTTGCATCTCAGGGTTCTGACCTATCATGAACAGCTTATGGAACTCAGAGAATCCCTTTGGCGTACCGATGATCAGCGCACCGCCGCGCGTAGATGACAGCGTCGGTCGAAGCACCTTGTACCAGGTGTCCGGCTTCATGTCCTGAAACTCGTCAAGCACGACAAAGTTCAGCGCAACACCGCGAAGCGTATCCGGCTTATCTGCACCCTTCAGTGCGATTTCACTACCGTTTTTCAGGACGATAGTCATCGTAGTGTCGTTCTTTTTCGCAATCCATTTGCGAGGCAAAACTTCCTGCAGGTCGTCCCACAGGATCTGACGTGCCATCTGGTATGTCGGCGCGACGTACCAAACGCGCTGCTTACGATCGGCAGCGGCGGCTTTGATAATTTTGGAGATCGACAGACGAGATTTACCCCAACGTCGACCGGCGCAAACAACCTTAAAACGATGTGGAGACTTGAAGACCTTCATCTGCCCCGAATGCAACTGAACCAGACTCAGGGATGATGGAATAGCCATTATTCCTCCCCCTCATCGTCTACATCAGGAAGGTACAGATCCTCTTCATCGACAAGGTTGTCCTCGTCCATTTTTTTAAGCTCATCTACCTGGGCTGAAGTCAGCTCGCCGAACACAAGATTCGGGATTTCGTCAGTGATAACGTCATCTTTTTCCAGACCGAGAGCGCGGCTCGACACGTCGAAACACTTCTGAACGACAGCGGCAGCACGCTGAAGAGCCTTGATATCGTCTTCAACTAAACTAAGTGAGCGACCCTCCTTCTTGGCGGTGGCGATCTGGTTAATGGTGAGACCGCTCAGCCATATTGCCCACTTGTCATATTCTTCTTTCCTGCTTTCTACTTTTTGCGCTCGCGCTCGCGCACGAATTTCCGCATCCGACTTTAACGATTCGCGGATCATCTCCCCGACACTGTCTGAGCCTTTAGCGATACCTTTCTTTTTGAAGTACCGCGAGAACGTCTCAGAGCGAGTCCCGTACTCTTCTTCGAGCATCGATAGGGTGTATTCGCCTGAGCGCCACTTAACCTCAATCTCTGCCCATTGCGCCGGAGACAGGCGCGGTTTTTTTGCGGATTCTGTCATAGTTCCCTCTACTACCACTCGGCATCTTCCTGACGCCTTAAAACAATTTGTTTTCTGGTGGTTATATGTTTAAAAAACACACAAAAAACACTAAAAAGAGAGCCTGGCTCCTATATATTTATATATTCTGAAGTTCTTCTTTTAAAAACATACAGAATCAGGCATTTAAACTACCCCAGCAGCATTTTCGCTTTTGCTCGACCAAGAATAGTCAACCCCAGCGTGCGACGTTGATGCAGCGTTTCGCCCCGCGGCCGGCAGTCGTGCTTTTCAACCAGACCTTTCTTGATCAGCGCACGCAGCGAAAACTGAATGCTCTGTTTCGTTGTGCGATAGGGCAAAATCTCCAGCAGCTCGTCCAGATCGAGAAGATGTCCACGCTCATAGCCGAGATTCAAGGTTTTGATGACGTCTTTTTGTTTAGAGGTCAGGTTCATAGTGTGTCCTTACAAAATTTTCGTTAAATCCAGCGGCGCATCCAGCGGCTGGTTATCAAATGCGAGAAGTGGAAGAGTGTCAGGCAGCTGACGTCCAAAATCCGGGTTCCGATACACTCCATAGAGCGGACTGGTGAAACTCAGCGTGTGAATATCCTTCAGAAGCTTCACAATGCTCGCTTCGTCCGTCAGTGTGTCTGCAATGTCCTGAACAGTCGTCCCGCGGTTACGTCCAGCTTTCGCCAGCGACGAATTTTTGTGGTAGTTCGCAACCAGATCATGCAATGCACGTTTCCTGCGCCCCTCCGCCATTCTCAGCAGTTCTTTCACCACAGACTCGTTATCACCAGGGTCAGCTCTAAAATGGCGCTGGAAGACTTTCAGAGCGCTTTCGTAGGACTTTGGTCTTTCTGGTTTGATGAACTTAAACCCTGCTTTCATAGCGAACGGGTTGTACTTGCTCATTGACGACTGAATTTCGAGGATCGGCTTGTCGTGCATACGACAAACCATATTCATGAAACGATACGATAAGCCCAGACCACGATACTGCGTATCGGCTACCAGACGGCTGACAACGGCGAATTCCTGATTCACACGCTTACCCCAAATCTGGTTCGCCTCACGCGTATTTGATGTCGGTTTGATATCCGGGAACATGCGATGACGCGGCGCCAGTAGAAGTTTCGGGTAAGCCATGACCAGAACACCGATGAGACGACCGTCCAGCTCAGCTCGGTAATAAGACGGGGCAAAAGGTTTACCGTCAGTTTTGTAATGCAAGCCTTTCAACGTATTCCAGTCGTCTACCGTGCCTTTCTTCACAACTATGCGTTCCATGAAGTCCAGGTGGCGCGGGAACTCTTCAGGCCGGTGGCGTTTGATAATGATGTCGGTCATCTCTTCACCACCTTCTTGACACTGCCATAAACTCCGCGACGGATGGAATGCGGATCTCGGGTCACGATGGCTTCTACTGGAGGTAAGCCACCTGCTTTTTTATCAGCCTTGAATTGTCTGAATGCAGCATCCAGCTTCTCGGCGATGTACCCCTGCAGATAGGTAATGGCCTCCTGATCGACCAAATGAACGCCGTGCGATTCTGCGGTCGACATGGCAACATGCAGCGCCTCATGCCATAACGTTTTTTCGTCCCGGACGTCAGGCAGGAAAACGCCGTGAACCGAACGGTCTGCTTCGAAGTAACCCATATCCGTCACCCAGCCACCAGCGTCGCCGATAAACTCGCTATCGTCGACGCCGTAAAGCTGCTTCATCGTCTCGACATAACGATCTGCGCCAAATACCACAACGCAGCGACTGTAATACGGGGCCACACGGAAACCATATGCACCGTGCGCACGCAGCCAGTCTTTCCACTCTTCTTCAGTGGTAAAACGGCGCCTCAGCTGGGCGCCCTCATAAATCGGGAAAACCTTGTTATCAATGCTCATAATCCACCTTCACACGCTCTTTGTAGTGTTTGGTGATCTGCACTGATGGGCGCAGAGCATTTTTAAGGTCTTCATGCGTTGTCGCAACAATGACCGTCGCGCCGACAGCGCGAGCGGCACGCTGCAGATTGGAGGCAACAACCTGGGCAGTCACTCGATCCAAAACCGCGCCAAATTCATCGGCAACCCAGACATCTGCGCCGGATTCGATTAACTTGGCGATTTTGAGACGATACTTCTGGCCGTCGGACATCTCTGACGGCTTTCTGACGAACAGATAGGCGTCATTCAACCCAGCCATAGAAAGCAGCCCCAGCGCGTCGCTGGTGGTCTTCCCTAACTGATCGATAACGTTGGTGTCGTCAGCAAAGACAAAGTCGTCAATTGACGCAACGCGCTGGCCGGCATCAGCCATCAGACGCTGCAATTCACGAAGAACAACGGATTTGCCGGAACCGGACTGACCGGTCACGTAAACTACGTCACCGCGTTCGATATCCAGTTCCAGATTGTCATAAAGCGTCCACGCCTTTTCGTCCAAACCAAGCCCGAAAGATTCGGCGATCTCCAGCGTGCGGATCGTCTTATTGACTCGCGTGTTGAAGGAGACGTTGATGACGTACTTACTCATACTCGGCCACCTCTTCGGAAATCTTCTCCGCAAAGGCAATAAAAGCGGCTTCTCCCATCAGACCGGTTTTCTCTTCCATGTGAGCGAGCAAATCACCAACAGCGATCGCGCAACTGGTCGGGATGTCTTTGAAACCCAAAATGTCGATGATACGAGTTCGGCCACCAGCAACTTCTTCCGTTATCGCTTTATGCTCTTCGCGCTGACGTTCAGCCTCTTCGTTCAAGTCGTCAATCAACGTATCGTCGGCCATTTTTTCGGTCAGGTCTTCGATAAATACCTTCAACTCTCGATCATCAAAGCCGTAGATCTCAACGTCTTCATCCTGAAGTAGTTCGTTTAGCTCTTCCTGCATACGAATGGCGTCATAATCGATACTGGCTAATCGGTTGTCTTCGAGACGTTTCGCCCGAACAGCACTTTCTGACAGATCGTCACGAACAATGACAGGCACAAGAGCTAAGCCAGCCACCAGAGCCGCTTCGCGACGACCATGGCCGGTAATAATTACACGATGCTTGTCAACGGTGATTGGCTGGTCGAATCCACGACTGACGATGGCTGCAGCCAGGTCTTTAATCTGGCGCTCATCGTGCTTTTTGGCGTTTTTCTCATACGGAATGAGAGTACGCGGGTCGAGATACTGAATTTCAAATGACTTTTTCATCGGTTACGTCCTTGTAATATTGAGTTAGCCACACCAGAGCCTCGCCAGCGTCTTCCATTTCGCTGCCGGTTTTAATCCCCTGCTCTCGGATGATAGTTTTGATGACTTCTGTCACGCTCTCTGCTGTATCAAATGACACTTTGAAGCGCATGGTCTGGTGCTCAACACCTAGACGCTCTTTCTTCTCGCGAGCATCCGGCTCGGCGGCATGGTCTTCTTCCTCGCCCAGCATACTCAACTCTTCGAGATCGACACTTGACTCACGCGCCAGCGTTTCAGTCATTTCCTCGTCATACGGGGCGATGTCTGCCAGTGAATAGTCAATTTCAGCCTGAATACTCTCAATAAGGCGCTGCAGCTCGACGGCATCATCTTCACCGTAGCGCTCATTATCAACCAGTGACATCTGCTTGGCGGTATTGTCGTCAATCACACCGACGGAGGTGACTGGAACGGCTGCCATGCCGTGCTCAATGGCAGCACGCCACCGGTGCTCCCCACCGAGGATTTCGTAAGTACCATCCAACAATTCGCGAACCAGAATCGGCTTAAAAAAGCCAAGTCGGTCGATTGAGTTTTTCAGTTTGTCGAAGTTTCGAGCGCCAACCACATTTGTATTCCAGGGATTCGGCCTCAGCAGCGCCGTCTCCACCGTCAAAATACTGATTTTAATGTCCATATTTTTGATACAATCCATATAATAAATGATTACTTACATAGAATACCCAATTAACACAAATAAGGCACGAAGGAAATCAAAAAATGACAGTCAGAATCGTGTTTGACGCAGTCAATGCCATCGTCAAGGGAGCAAATGACGATGTGAAATTGAAAATACAGAAAATGCTAAGCTACGAGGTAGATGGGGGCAGATACAGCGGTGGCGATAGTGGCTGGAACGGTCAAAGTTCAATGTTCAGCTGGGCCAATGGCGTATTTCCGGCCGGGTTCGCTCGTGCCGTTGCTGCAGATCTCGGTCGGTCGGGTATTAAATGTGCGCTTGTGAGAAAAGAGCTTATCAAACCTCTCGGCGTCCCAAATCCCGTCGTAAGCCCTTTCCCCTACAACCCGGATTATGCCTATCAGGATGAAACCTGCGAGCGTCTGGTTCGGTTTGGTGGAATGATTGCTCAAGTGGCTACCGGTGGCGGGAAATCGCAAATCGCGTGCAAAGCCGCAGCGAGGATCGGCAGGATGACACTGTTTATCACCACCCGCTCGATGCTAATGTTCCAGATGGCTGATAATTTTCAGGAATCCATCGATTATCGAGCCGCCCATGGCGAGCCATGGCTTAAAAATGAAAAGGTTGGTGTCATTGGATCTGGTGAATTGAAGTTTTCCCGATTCATCAACGTGGCAACCGTCCAGACATTATCCAGCTTCCTGAGCGAGCCGGCCGCGGATTTGTCAAAGGATAAGAAAGAATTTCATCTCCGACGTCGCGAACTCATAAAGCAAATGCTATCCAAGGTCTCACTGCTGATCCTCGAAGAAGCCCATGAGGCATCCGGCGAGAGTTTCTACGAAATCGCGCGTCTCTGTAAAAACGCAGATTATCGTCTCGCGCTGACTGCAACGCCTTTCATGAAAGATAGCACTGAGGCCAACATGCGTCTTATGGCTGTATCTGGTCGAATAGAAATCAAAGTGTCTGAAAAATATCTGATTGATAAGGGTATTTTAGCAAAACCAGTTTTCCTTTATCGTAAAATCGGTTACGTTCCAGATATCGAGCTTCTAAACAAGGAACTAACAGGAAAACATGTTAACTTCCGAGTTAGTATGTCGACCGCGTACCAGAAAGCTTATCAGCTAGGTATCACGTATAATCTTGCCAGAAACCGAGCTATAGTGGATACCGCTGAAGAATTTAAGCGTCACAATCTGAGCTGCATGACGTTGGTCAGACATGAACGGCATGGACAGATTCTAAAGGCTATGCTGGGAGAGCGCGGGCTGGTGGCGAGCTTTATCAACGGCAAGTCATCGGCCGCGACTCGATCCGCTAAACTGGCAGAACTGGCTTCGGGAAAAATCGATGTTCTTATCGGCTCTACAATACTGGACGTCGGCGTAGACGTTCCGAGCGTTGGAGCTGTTATCATTGCTGGCGGTGGCAAAGCTGAAGTTGAGCTGCGACAGCGTGTTGGTCGTGGTCTTCGTAAGAAAAAGGGAAAGGCGAACGTGTGTTTCATTGCTGATTTTCTGGATACATCAAACAAACATCTGATGTCTCACTCTTACGAGAGAAAACATATCATCACCACTACACCAGGCTTCGCGGAGGGTGTGCTGGACATTGACGGAAAATTCGACTTCTCGATTCTTGCGTCATAACTTGTTGCCGGCCTCCAATGGCCGGTTTTGGGGTATGTGTATGAAAGAGTATATGGATAGTAAATTGCCTGAAACCATTACAAAACAACAAGGTGAGACGCCCAAGACCGAGAAGACGGTTAGCTGTCATCTCAAACTCACACCAGAAGCTGACAGACGACTGCTGAAGCTTCAATATCTGCTGCGGGCAGAAAACCTAAAGCTATCAAAAACCGGTATTATAAATCACCTTCTTGAAAACCTTAACGTTGAATATTTAAGCAAAGACCTGTCTGACATTTTTGGTGACAAGGTCAGAAACGATATCGTTCAGGTTTTTCTTAATTCAGAAATGAATGATGATGATCTAAAAATCTTAAAGCAGATGGAAAGAAACAACAAAAAGAAATAAAATATATAACAGCGCGTCCATTCGGGCGTGCTTTGAATTTAGTTTAATAGTTGGTTATAGAGAATGAATACTCGTACCGATTTTACTTACGGCATAAATGCCGAGTCCGAGAGAAACCTAGCATCCACGCTGGAGTATTTCAAAGACGCCCAGAGGCGAAAATTAGGTGTAAGAGTTGTCACCGCTAACGAGATGACTTTTCAAATGATTGTCTCTGGCTTCGACTTAAAATCGTACCGTGTCTATTTAAGCCCGGTGTCAGATAACAATAAGGCTAATCGCGTCATCATCCCTGTCGACTACATAATCACAGCAGAGAGAATCGCAGTCTCAGATGTCGACACAGCCTATAAGGGTCAGTTGACGATAAGACGAGGTGATTTGGAGGATGCGGGCTACAAGCGATCGGGTCGCGACTTCTTTCAGGTCATACGGTACGCCCACCAGCAGGGAAAGTCCATAAGGGTCTATCTCTCAGACAACCGAGTCATCGAAGGCGTGTCTACAGGCATGAATGAACAATCAGTAGGTGTAAGGTTGCCAGAGGGAAATCTCATCCAGATTTTCTATGATTGGGTTGACCGAATTACCCCCATTTAACGAACTCAGGAATGAAAATGACTTATAAAGCCATCACAGCATATCTTATTCTTTCAAGCGCCATGTTCACTTCATCATCATTCGCAAGTGAGGGGCCTAGAATGGCGAGAGTCCTCACGAATGTATCCGCCACCATTTGCACAGATCCAGAGAAGAGAAGTGAGTGCTATTCGATTATATCGGCCGTCGCAGAGATGTCGAGAATGGTTGGAGAGACCGCAGCCAACTGCGGGGATGACGTGAGTAGTGATGTCTGCATCTACAGCAAGACGGATTCTTTAATCATACAAAACTGGTATGATGCCTACGGGAAAAAATAATCTATAAGGTAATAATGCCGACCAAGTGTCGGTATTTTTATATGCATGACCTCCCTTTAATTAATTAAATCTTACCGCTCGAGCCTCACGTTATATATAAGGGTAAAAGCCTCGTTTGGTTATTTATTTAGGGAACACCTTCCAGCTATACGCGTTTTTTTCTAAGACTTTACTTTTTTGCGATTCATTAAAAAAAACGCTTGCGTAAAAATTTTATATATCGATAATGGAACCCAACGAAACGACACAAACAAATAAACGTTTCGAATCTGGCGAAAGCCAATCAGTTTAAATAAAGGAAAATAAAATGACTACTCTTAACAATCTCAAAAAATCCGACGTCCTGAATGCTGCAATCGTTGTATCAAAAGAATTGAGCGCAAGCGCGAAAGCGATGGAAATCAAATTTAACGAGCGTTTCTCTGCTGGTATGGATACCAAGAAGGACAAAGCGGATCTGCGTGCTGCGCAAACAAAAAGCGCTTACTTTGATAACAACATTCTGGAAGCGATGCGCGACGAAAAACAATGTGGTGTTTTTTACTTCTCCATTAAAATCGCGAAAAAAGAGCCAGAATTGTTTTTCCGTGAAACGTTAGCGAATAGCTATGCACTCGAAAAACTGGCGTATCTGATGGCGTCGATGGCTTCTGGTAAATGTGTCTTCAATAGCGCGCTTTCTACTAACTCACGCGTTTTCGCGATGATTGAGATCATCAAGAAAGATCCGACAACGTTCAGCAATGGCGACGTTTTCAAGATCATGAACAAAGCAAAACAAGAAAACGAGATGAAGCCAGATGCAACATATACGCAAGCCAACCAGCTGATAAAGTTATTCCGCGATTTGGGAATCGTGGAAGCGATCAAAGATGGCGGAAAATCTGAATTTGGCATGGCAAAATTTAAATTTATTAAAAATGATTTGTTTAATCATATCGCTACCAGTTTTAGCAAGTGACCAGACAAGCGCCAGAAATGGCGCTTTTTTTTGTTTCCGCTATAAAGCCACCAGCGCCCACTATGGGCGCTTTTTTCGTTTCCAGTGATCCAGTCATTCCAGCCAAAAGAAAAGCGCCCACGATGGCGTTTTTTGCGTTATACGCTAACCATTATCGCCCACGACGCAAAACAGGATGCGCCAGAGCGATTCTAAGCGCTTTTTATAACCATAGACAGCCAATCGTATTACCAACAATAAAAAGCGCTTAGAATGGCTTACAGCTCGTTTTAGCGATATTTCATGTTTTGCGAGGCATTTTAACCGATCCCGCGTGGCTTTCTGTATTATTTTTCCGTTGGCGCTTTCTGAATCTGGCTATCCAGCCATTTAGCGTTATAGCCATTTAGCGTTATAGCCATGTAGATGGCTCGTCACATTCTCACTCCACCCCTTAAAAACGACGCCTTGGCGTGGCCTTCTGGGTAGTCCGTAGGGACACCTCTACACATTTCCGCCGCTGTATATGCAAACCCAGCCGTTTCCCGAAATTTTCACCTTAATAGGCTTTTTGCCCGTTTCCCTGCGGCGCCACTTAAACGGTGAAAAGGGAGAACATCGTCTCCCCTTCTCTTTCCGCTTTACTTACCTTCCAGCACGATAATGTCGGATTTGATACGCGTTTTCCCCAGCGTGTTGCCGTTTATGACGATACTGAATTGGTCGTGACCGGCTTTGTAGACGACGTTAGTGTACCTTTCGCTATTTTCGACGGCACGAACGGCGGCGCTTGTCTGGTAGGCTGAATCCTGATGCGGTCGCGTTTCGGCCATCCATCCTGCGATCTGCACAGCCATTTCGAAGCGGCGGCTTTCACAGTCTCTCCCGCGCAGTGGGAAAATAAACGTTCCGAATCCGGTTGAGACGACGCGAGCGGCTTTAAAGGTTTGCGTGTAGCCGAAGCCATTCGCCAGATCTTGCTGTAATGAATTCCTTTCCCATTCCTGCAGGCTGGTGGTTACATCCTTATCGCCGTGCATAACAGTGATAAGACGTTTATGGATAGTGTTGAACAGCGCGGTGGATGTGCCAAAGCGAGTATTAACGGTCAGTAACTGGTTCATGTGCTTTCCTTTGTGTTTTTGTTTTGATGGAAAGCATTATCGCAGTGGCACTGAGGCAGTAAACAAGTTGTTTTAGGCATTAAGAAAACAATAACGGTGCAATGCCTGTAGCCTGGCTGCAGCCGGAGGGTAATTGAGTGGTGTTTTAGCCGTGCGGTAGCCTGGTGGTGTTCGAAGGGTATCAAAGAAAAAAGCCACGGCTTAGCGTGGCTTTGACAGGCGTTATAGCCGTTAGGCGGTGGTTGCGCCGGTTGTCGCTGAATCGGTCCCGTCGGCTTTCAGAACGTCTACGGGCAGCAGCTCGGTCAGCGCTTCGCCGGAGTAAATCTTCATACCGTAAACACCCATCCAGGTACTGCCGGCGGCAAGATTCCCTTCGATGAAGTCCAGTACCTCGGAAATCAGCCCTTCGGTCAGTGTTGCGGTGTCTTTACGGAAGAATGCTTCCGCGGCCACCAGCAGCGGGTCGCCGCCGTCGTTAATCATCTGCTGCCCTACGGCATAGACTTTCTGCTTATTGGAGCGCAGAACGGTGCGAGACAGTTGGGTTGATAGTTGAGTTACGCCGGCTTCGTCGCGTAGCTGAATGGTCAGCGTTGCGATGCGATCCGCGGTCATCGGGTCAGTGTTAGATGCGTAAAACAGGTCGTATACCAAATCGGTACGTTTAAGGCTCATCGCTACCTCCATGTTGTTGAGCAAGGTAAATATATACCGGTAAGTAAACACTTACAATACAAACGCAAAAAAGCCCCAAAAGGAAGAAGGGGCTGTAGACAATTCTGCGACTACTAAGCACATGATTATGCGATAGCAGCAAGGGACTCTCTTGAAATCTCTTTCTGAGCCATTTTGTTTGCATACAAGATGGCTGTCTCAAGCTGCGAAATAGGGAAAATCTTCTGCACAGCAGTCCAACCCGACTTCAGTTTACTGCGGCGCACACTAACGACAACGCGACGAGATACCCCATTATCAAAACTGGCGGCGCTCTCTTTAAACACGCGGATCGCAGTTCCGTTTGCTACGATATCCAGAAGAGTGGTGCTGGACAGGTTCGTCTTGCGCTTCTCTTTGAAGTCGTTGCGCTGCGTTGCGTAGTAAGAAGATAACAGGCGTTCAGTGTTATTCATGGTATAAATCTCGCTTCGTGTTTCGTTGAGAAGAATAATAGCAGCGCTGATGAGGGCGAAAACAACTTGTTTAAGGCGTTAAGAAAACAACGGAGGCGACTAAGTGTGGTAATTCGCCGTAGGGCTGGTGGGCTGAAAAGATAACGGATTGCTCCGCTATCTCTCTTATCAGGCTGGGTCTAATTCCATGTAGAACGTTACGTCTTCCTCTTCTACCAGGCGGGCGTTGTCCGCCATCTTATGAGCGAAGTCACCAGAGGCGCCATTGTCGTACTCCTTCGACATTCTCACAGCGTCTTTGGCTAAATATTCATAACTGGTGTTGAAGTCCACCAGGGAAAGCTTCTCCGCGTTGTGTACGTGAACAGTGCCAAAATCACCATCGCCATACGTGTTAACCATCGCCAGCACGTTTGACAGATCTGGCGCGATGTAAAACTCATTCTGCCCTTCTACTGGTTCAGTGATGATCGCAGTGAATGAAGTTTTAGCGGCGTTGCGAGTAGTGAAGTAGTGAAATCGTGTTGTCATTTGTTTAGTCCGTTGATTGTTTCGATAGATGTATTATCGCATCACGAATCAGGCAGAAAACAACTTGTTTAAGGCGTTAAGAAAACAAACAAGGCTAGAAAACAAAGAAAACCGCCGCAGGGAGCTATCGCATAAAAGCCACCGTTGCTGGTGGCCCAAGGTTATCGACTGTGTTCGTTCAAAAAATCTTTAACAATCTTCAGCGCGTCATACAGGCCGACGATGTTCGAGCCGTAGTCTATGCAAACCGGGGTAAGTGATGTTTTACCGTCATGCGACCTGTAATCACTTGTGCATGTCGCAGGTCTGTTACTTCGATAACAAACAGCCGTACTCTCGTGCCTAAGATATGCGATACCGCGCTCAAGATGGTATCTCAGCTGATCCAGTTCGTGTCTTTGCGCCTTTGTTAATTTAGCCATTAATCCTCCGGGAACTCTTTAGCAACAGCCGCAGCCAGTTCAGCCTTCTCTTCGTCCGTAAACGTCTCCCAGGCAACTTTCGCCAGTGGCGCGTTCTCGCCGTCCGTTTCCGGTGTGATGAATGACCACAATTTACGGTAAAGATCCTCACCCACGCCGTCGATGCACTCGGCGACCTCATCGACAGTCCAGTAATTCAATAAATCAGGCATTTGGACGCTCATATCTCCCCCTATACAATCGACTCAGAAACAGAGCAGTTCCAGGCTAGTTCAAAACTCTCAGTCCCCACAGGCACCCCAAAGGCACCGGAGCAGTGGCCTTTAGCCAACATATCTGACACCTTGGTAATAACTTCTGCCGAGCGAATCAAATTGCCTAACGCCTCATCGTTGCGAAGGGTCATGCTATTGTCCGATAGCGTAATGCTGATATTTAAATGCTTGAACATGTGCTTTACTCCGTTGTTTTCTTATGCTGGTTATTATCGCAATAACACAGCGGCGAAAAAGCACTTTCAAAAGGGTAGCGCGATAAAATGGCCGGACTTAACTCATTGACACCCGTCGTTTTCCTGACAGAATGAATCTGGCTGGTGGTATGGCCGTATTTATATGGACCTATGCCTGGGTCGCCTCATGCCACCAGCCGCCCAACTCCCGCGACCGCTCGGTTGACCTTTCATCAAGCAGCCTCGTCTATACGGCAACCTCCCCGTTCCCCGAACCGTTTCGGTATACAGCCGTTCCCGTTTCCCGACCGAAGGCTGTACCTGGCCGTTCCCCCGTTTTGCCGCGGCCAAAGGCAACCGAGCAGCGTTTCGCACCGTAGGGAGTTTGCGCGGCGCCAACGTTTTTGTAGGGCTGGGAAATTACAGCTTGAATTTCTACGAAAACGGAAGCGCGACTTTTTTCCTGACCCTACTTACACAAACGCCTAAACGCCCAAACCTCTTCCCCCTATAACGCCTTAATCCCAATACCCCAGAACTCTCTTAACGCTACCTTCCCAAACCGTCCCTTTCCTGTTCCCAAACTGTTCTGGGTATCTTCCCAAATTTCTTCTGACCTTCTCTATCGTTCCTATGGTGAGTGTGTATCCGGGAGTGTTCTTCTCTACGGGATTTCCTTCTATCGCTTCCTGTGATGTGGTTGTTCTTTCCTGGTGGTTTTCCTCTGGGTTGTTCTCTTATCCGGGATTCGTTCTACCTTGGGTGATGGCATATAGGCGAAGTGATTGTTTCGTCGTTTTGTTCTGGGAGATGGCAGGTGGCCGACTGTTTGTTTTCTTGTGCGCTTAAACAAGTTGTTATCTGGGTGAATGTGTCTTTAAGCCTTGTCCTGTCTGCTTTCCGCAATTCTGGGGATTTGAGGTTACGTTGCTATTGGGGGATGGCAGGTATGGGATTATCTCTTCATCGTTTCTCTCGTGTGCCTGGGGAAAGCTGGATGGTGTTTTCGTGCCTGTTGGGGTTTGGCGGGTGCTCCAATGCCTGTGGTAAGTCGAGTGGTGTTCTTGGGAATTTTTGAGCCTCGCTTCCTTTGGTTGGTGGTATGCCGGTTCCGCTCTTTCGGTTATGATGGAAGGTTTTGCCTGAATGTGTTGTTGTTGGTTCTTCTCTCGATTTCCGAGCTGATTGGCTTATCCTCTCAAACGCTCTGTAACGCTCTCTAAGCGACTCTGATTTGTGGTGATGGATTAGTGTGGTTTTTCCTGTTTAATCTAAGCCTGAGCGTTCTGGCTGGGTATGTGGCGGGTATAAGTGTGGTCATGCTCAAATGTCAAAAAATGAGGGTGAAAATGGGTTTTGGTTTGACGTTACGTTGATCTGCAAACAAGTTGTTTTCTTATGTGTGTTATTGCCTTGTTTACAGCGGTGTTGCGGGTTGGTGAGTGGTTGATTAGGTGGGAAAGTGATGATCAACCTCTCCTTATAGAAACTGCAAGAGGTTGACTGTTTACGTCAGTGAAAGGTCAACGATTTAACGCCCTCTTTTTAAGGGTCCGCCATTTTTGCCATTCTGAAATGATATTGCCCTCTGAAGTAACCTTTCCACTTATTGTGGTGGGAGGGTTGGCGATAATACTCTCCAAAGATTCTCCCGCTTCAAGACGTGCGTGTATTTTAAAGTCCGCAGCCTTGGGATTAGTCGGCACTTTATCTCCGTTGCTCATACTTCCTCTCTACCATTCCCAGCTTTTTAACCCGTCAATCGTATCTGCGTCTCGGTCGAAATGCACCACCTCAAAGCCGGCACTCAGGACTTTCTCGATGTTCTCGATAGTCGACCAGCTAATGCCTTCCTCGCGTAAAGACTCCTTCCATGTCCCAGCATGAAGACCGGCACGAACAATCCAACCATACTCAGTGCCGTGAATCCAGTTGTAGCCGCGATCAGTGATGGGGTCAAAGCTGATTTGAGGCAGTATCTCGGAGTCCGCTTGGGTAACGTGAGCGGTGCTGATAACGGCGACTTTGTATGATTCAGTAATATTCAGGCTCATGTGTTTTCTCTTTGTTGTTTTCTTAATGGTTTTATTATCTCAACTTGCTATAGGCAGAAAACAAGTTGTTTTAGGCTTTGTTGAACTCTTTCAACCACTCGGCGGCTGCTTCGTGAACCATGCGCCCTTTTGCGATGGTCATCTCCGCCTGTGGCACTGTGATGCCGTAATCCTCTGCGAACGCGGAGACGGAAAGGTAGTTGTTCATCCAGTCACGGTAAAGTTCAGCGAGGTTCTCTGAGGTTACTTTTTCTGGGTGGGTCAAGCTGACTGTCAGGTATGTATGGGAAGGGGTCATGATGGGTTCTCCTTTTCTGGTTGGCGTTATTATCACAAACCAGAAAAGGCAGAAAACAAATTGTTTAAGGTGATTACTTAATGCTGTCCAAGTAGTTTTTTGCGTCTCTGGTTATTCCTGCCACTAACAACTTCTCAGGGCCGTTAGCGTAGATGCTTTTAGCCTTAACCAGCACATATGCCTCATCTACAGTGCCGTAAATTTCGTAATAGTCCATAGGGCAGTGGTTCTGTTCTAACCCTGCTTCTGAATTGTACGCTTTACAGAAGCCTGGACTTGACTCGAAAGCGGCTTTATCTCTCACGCCAGCGCGAGTCGCCAGAGCCGGGCCATATTTACTTTTCAGCACGTCCTGCACCGTCTTCATCTTATCCACACTCACATTGACGATGGAGTACGCAATTTTCCCGTCTAATGTGTTAAAGATGACTAAATCTGCGTCTTTCTCTTCCTTGAGGGCTTTGCCTACGTAATCTGATGGTGCGTATAGATACTGAGAGAAACGATCCTTGGCTTTGACTGGTTTGTCCGTTGCCTTCCCGTCCTGATCAACCATCGTATAACCTGCCATATCCACCTGAGATGGTGTTTTGTTGAGCACCATCTCATATGGTTTAACGGCAACATCATTACAACCTGAAGCCAGAAAAAGTATTGCAACGATGCCAAAATTTTTTATTTTCATTTCAGTCTCTGATTAGTGGATTTTTTACAAGCCGTTTCATTCTAAACAATACGAAAGTGAAGATCTTCAATCAGTAAACCACCGGCCCGCATGAGCGTTCGCTTGCCCATATACTGATTTCTGACTTTATCCCAATCGGGCCAGTCGGTTCGCTCCGTAGACCATACGCCCCGATAGTCTGTGTGGATTGCGTTGTACTCCTTCAGCGTTAACTCAATCATCTGCGCCTCTATGCTCTTTTGAAAACGAATACTGCGACTGTGATGCCGGTGTCCTCAAACTCACCTGAGAACTCTCGGCCTGATTTAGCACAAACGAACTGATTGCCTATCCATTCTTCCGGCTTGTACCCGGCTGGCAGGACTGCCGCCATCATCCCATCTTCGCTGAGATGATTTAGTGCCGTGAGCGTGTGCTCTTTTGCTCGACCCTCCGAATACGGTGGATTGATTGCGATCTTGTCGTAGTCATAAGGCAGCTGCTTCGACCAGTCGATAAAGTCTTTGTTATGAACGTCGTACCCCTTTGCAGACAGGATGTCACAAAACAGTGGCGATATTTCCACGCAGGTCACGTTCTCCGGCGTCGCGTTGAGGAATGCCAGCAAATCACCACGACCCGCGGATGGTTCCAGCACTCGGTCAGTTGGCGTGCATTTCAGGATCTGCGCGACGTACTGAGCAATGGATGCCGGTGTTGGGTAGAACTGGTGTGACTTAACCTCTGGAATGAGGCCCATGGACACGATGCTGTCGAATGTTGCGGTTGGCTCATAAGGGAACAGCCAACTGCCTCGCTCCTTCACGCCACCGATAAATCTCAGCGTGCGCTCAAGGTCTTCTATTTGAGCCTTTTGCAGTGACGAGTCGGGGAAGTACCACGTATTGTCTTTACTATGGCGGCGATCGCGAATAGCACCTCTGGTTCTTTCAGATACGGTCTTCTGGATGTAACCAAACTCTTTTGGCGCCTTTGTCGTTGGCGCCTTGCGACATGGTGCCGGAATCGCTGCAGGCATACTGTAGGCCAGCACCTCGTTTAACTTCCACGCGACATCCGGGTGGATTTCAAAGTGAGCATTGCCGTTTTTGAAAATCTTCACACGCATTAAGTTGCCGTCGACATTCATCCACTGACCGGTTTCACAGTTGTGCGCTCTGTACGCCGCCGAGAGCATCTCAGAGCAACTATTAAGGGTGATGAACTCTTTATGTGCAAAGAAGTGCAACATGACGCGCAGGTCGTCGATAACATCAGCTTTGTGATAGTTCAGGCTAACGCTGCTATTCCAAAAATCGGTCACGCAGTAGGAGATGATTAGCTTTTCACTGAAGCCGTATGTTTTGTTGGTCTTGTGCGTTGGGCTTAATGCCTTGAACAGCCCATAGACGCGCTCGGCCAGATACTTGTGGCGATCATTAAGTAACGAGGTCATCGTTGGGATAACTGTGTCGGCCGTGAATTCAGGAACACCGACGAACTCTTCAACCTGACGCTCGAATCCACCGCGGTCTCTCTTCATCACCTTTTGCAAACCTAAAGTGAACTGGCTGCGCCACTGGTCGCGGCGCTCTGCTGGCATGATGAGAAGGGCGCCAGTCATATCCGTCACCTTGCGCCAGTATTCGGCCCAAATGTTTTGCTTAACGAAATCCAGGTTAACGGAGTTAAGCTGCGGGACGTTTCGGAGGTTCTCATCATTCGGGCGACGACTCAGCACCTGCAGGCGGTTAATCATCGACACGCGCTCACCTGAGTAAACGAAATCATGCACCTGATTCATCAGGGCGATCTCTCTTTCGCACTCTCCCACGATGTCATGAATGACGCTCATTTCCTTGCGGAAGTCTACGGCGTTGGCTGTGTTTTCAATGATAGAGATGGCTGTTGACATTGGGCGTTCCTCAAACAAATTGTTTTCTAATGTTGGTTATTATCCCAGATCAGATAAGGCATTAAACAATTTGTTTAAGGCAGAAATAAAAAAGACCGCATCGGCGGTCTTCGGTGGTATCAGGCTTCCATCGACTTCCATTTCTCCATCAGCCCGGCATTAATTCGATCTGACTTGAAGAACAACTCATCGGGAAGCTGGGAAAGCGCTGTAGCGACAATCTTTTCCGCTTCAATCAAAAGAGGGTGGTCGCCGACTCTGGACTCTATCTCTTCGCCCGACACACCAATCTCAGCGTCGGTGAACAGCACACGCAGCATAAAAGCCTTTTCTGCAAGGTACTGCGCTGCAAATTTCTGGTCGTACCGGGTTATCGACTGAGTGTTGTGGATCAGGTCAGCCAACTTAATGACGCGGCTCTGCATGTCGAGTCGCTCACGTAGAGCGCGGACGTTGATAAAGAATCGTGTCTCACGATTGCCGTCTTCTGGCTTGGCCTTATTGCTCAGCGCATCGACCATTTCAGCAACGCGATCCCCGAACAAGCTAAAGATATGGCCGAACGTTACTTGTGTATCTTCGATAGTGTCATGCAGCAACGCCGCAGCTACCATTTCATCAGTGCCGCCGCTGTTACGGACGATTTCGGCCACAGCCACCGGATGATTAATGTAGTCCTCACCAGTGTATTTGCGCTTTTGACCGACACCAGCATGGGCGCCGGCAGCAAACATTTGAGCCTTTTCAACAATATTCATTTCGAACCACCTGCAACCTTTGCTTCCAAAACCTCAATACGCCCCAGCAAGCCGATCACCACATCGACGATCGTCATCTGTGGGTCTTCAAGATGCCCACAATGAGGACACTGGTAACTATTCTCCAGTACCTCCAATGGCGTGGGGGCGTCAATACCTTCCCCACACTTTGAACAATAAACCCAGCTCATGCTAACTCCCCTCTGAGAGCGACCTTAATCTGGTCGCCGGTCAGGATATTCAGGTTGCGATCGTAATACACCGCTTCGCCAGTTTTCGATTCATGCTGCGAGATGAGGCTGTAGCCATACTTCGCTAGTGAGTCCAGACCGCTCTGGGCCACGCGATAAGAGTAGTCGCGCCCCCAAGTGGCATCGTTGCGCCCCTCGAAGCGGTCGTGTTTGTAGTGCTCGCGGATAAAGAGATAGTGACGCTGTCTGAAAATCATGTCTTGGCCCAATTGTTTTCTTGTTGCACTTATTATCACACGTATGAAAAGGCAGAAAACAAGTTGTTTGGTTATTTTATTAGGTTGTAAAATTAAGGAACTGAAACCGGGCCATTGCAAAGGACTTAGCTATGGGATTCGGACTTCAATGCTGGGATGAGAATGGCAATATTGTCTTAGACACAAGCGATTACAACTGTCGCTACATAGGGACCTACAATGTATCAACTGGTGGTGGTAATTCAGCCACTGTAGGCGTTTCAGGTATAAATGCCGGCAACGCCTATGCTGTAATCGTTGCTGGTTCTTACGGGAGCGTCTTTAACGAGGCGTTTTGTGCAGTAAACGACAATTCGTTCACCCTATTCACACTGTCTGGATCCAATACATCCCAGACATTCACAGTTGAAGTGTATCGATATGCTTAGGGATAAGATATGAGTTACGGATTTGAGGTCTATAACGACGCAGGTGCGCTGCAAATAGACTCAGACAACAAGACAACGCTCTTTTCTGACATCAGAAACATCGACGGTCTGACAGATAACGGGTACTACAAAATCGACAACCCGTTCGGGGGATCATACCCATTTGGTTTTCTAAAACCAGCAGACACGCCAGTACCAGGCTACCTATACTGGTTTCGCTTAAACGCGGGCGCATTTGCTATGCCCGGAGCCTACAGCTTCCAGAACGGCAGCGGCCAAATCATCAGGACAACTCGAAACCTTGGCGTTGAGAGCGGATATCTTGATGTGATGAATGGTAACGGCGATCTGATATGGAGTGCAAAAAGTGCCGGTCGCGTACCTCGCATCAGAGGATTTATCGATCTGCCGGCAAACTCACCTGTTGATAATCAGGTAGTGTCCTTTTCTCCAGAATTTAACCCGTGGATTTTGATGAATATGGTTCCTGGCAATATTTCTGACGATGGTGAAGTGACAGGTTACTCTGGTCTTCTCATCAAATGGACTGGCTCGCAGATTCAAGTGAAATACGTGTCACGATACCAAAACACATTCTCTCAATCGTTTGGTGGAAGAGGGGGGTTAAAAATCCCCTACGCATACTTCCAAGGCTATTAAAAAAGGGGCTTTTGCCCCTTATTCATTTCTTCGAGTGATCTGGCTCTACGTAGCGAGAAAGCACGTAACTCAGCGCCTCTCTCATTGAGCCGGTTCCGCAGTGTTTCTTTGCGGTCTGCGTCAGTTCAGAAACCAGCTCACGATAAATGTGAGGCGGTAGTTTCGCCATAGGCTCTTTAATCACTCGCTCTCCACCTGGCGCAGAAACCACTTCCACCTGGCAACCTGCTGCGCATTTCAGCGCTTCCTCGGCCATGCGCTTGTAGTGGTCACGTGACTGGATGACCTGAGCGTTGCTTTCTTCCAGATGCTCAATAAATGCCTTCAGCACATCGGCGCGATGCCACCCCCAAGGCTTCAACACATCAAAACGCCGGTCTTTCTGAATCCAATCCGTCTTATCCTGCCAAACATCAAAGGCCGCACGGAATGACTCGTCCCGCAAATGGACTTCTCGCACGGGTGTGCCGTTTTCTTTCGCTCGTTTGAAGGCTTCCTCAGAGCAATCTACCCAGGTATTGCCACCGTCATTTACCTGACGAATTACATTTCCCTTAATCATTTTCGGATCTCCACCACCAATAGATATTCAGGCGCCACAGACAGAACGAGTAATACGGCCCGTCGTGCCAAAATCGGCGGAATCCCCATCTCGCCACTTTTCGAGGAATCCAGCTAATAGCCAGCCACCAGCCACCGTAACGACCTGGTAGTTTAATTTTCAAGGAATCCACCTTTAGCTCGAACACGATCTCTTTCGAAAGCTACGGTAAGCTTCTGGGCCTTCATCGGATGGCCTTTCTCAAGCCGCCAATGCTTCATGTCTTTGACGATCTGCTTTGTGAAAAAGCCTTCGTCGTCGTTGACCACGATATTTTCTATGCGGCCGTCTTTGTTGACGTCGTATTGCACATGAACAGTGCCATAGACACCGTATTGATACGCGCGATCCGGGAACTTGATTGTGTTAACAGGTCGAGCGCTACAGCCGGCCAACGCAACGGCTAAAAGAATGATCGGTATTTTCATAGAATGCTCCAGAAAAGGCGCAGTTTTCCCGCTGCGCCTTGTTTTTACTTATTAATGCCAAAGCGATTCTTCAGTTCGCGGATCTGGGCATTAGCGCCGTCCATTGCTCGCGTCTGGGCAAGCTCAAAGGTATTTACGATGGTTTCGACGATACGCAACGCCTCTTCATTCGACATTTTATTACCTTCCGTCGGCGCAGCTTTTTCGCTCATCGTCATATAATTCAGAGTCTCATGAAGTCGCTTGTTGTCCGCCTCCAGCGCTTTGGTGTGGTTGGCAAAGTGGGCGATCAGCAGGAACAAGTTAGCCGGCTCAAGCAGTCCGTCACGGCCCAACTCTTCAAGATGAGTAGTCACCCGCAGCGCATCATGGATGGTGTTGATTTCTCCAGTTGATAAGACGGCCAGCTCAGCAATTTCGTTGGCACGGCTCAGGACTTGTTCTTTTTTAGCTTTACGTACTTCACAGCGAATGCACATGTGTTTTCCTTTTTGTTTTGATAACAATTTGTTTTCTGATGTTGCTAATTATGGACTGACTCGAAAGGGTGTGGCCCATGTTTAATCAGGCTGCTGACTTTCTCATTACCATGGCAGCTTTAACACTATCGCGACATGCACGATACGGAATGGTGTCTACGGTGATGATCCCGCGTTTTACGAGGTGGAGAGCGACATAGCAAAGCCCCTTAAACGTAAACTTCGCCTGGATGTGACCGCCGCCGGTGCTGGTTACGTTGCGGCCGTACTCGCGATCAATGAATTGCTTCACAAACTGGCGCGGGGTGGTGGAGTATTTTCTTTTAGCAAAGACATTGCCAACCATATCCATACAGGAAGCCATAACAGCCCCTGACGTACCCAGAATGCGACCAGCTTCATTGATACCATAGAGTTGCTCTGACGTTCCGGCTAAGCGATCCATGAGGATGGCTTTAGGGCGGGCGATACTCAGTGCTTCATCCAGTGCTTCATTCTGTTCAGTCAGCCGCTCATTTTCTTCAACCTGAGCAACAAGGTGGATCAGAGCCTCTTTATAGGTACGTGGCAGAGCCGGTTCTTTTACAGCCTTCTCAAGCTCAAGCCAGCGGTCTACCAGACGCGCCGTGAACTCTGGACTTAGCTGAGCTACAACGATAATGCTGTCTCGCTTCCCCATCTCCCCGGAGAACACGAAAAACGTCGCGGAGCGGCCTGCCGTGGGCTTTTCCCCCATTGGGGGAGAAGTTATAACGCCGCGTTTTACAAGTCTTTCGATGGACTGCTTGACCTTGTCATGGCGATTTCCGATCAGCTCGGCAATATCCATGCTGGTCATCGTTGCTGTGGTGATGCTTAATTCTTTCATTCGTTCTCTTCAGCAAAAAGGAGCCGAAGCTCCTTACTTTGTTTTGGCGCCTTTAATCAGAGCAGGCAGTAATAGAGTTATGCCTGTTATGACCAAAACACCGTCCGCGGCCACTGACAGAATCCGGCTGGTGAAATCCACCAGCACAGACAAAACCAGCAGCGCCAGCGCAATGCTGACGCGAGCCATCACAGATACTGATCCAGCGACAACTGCAACGCCTGAGCGATCTTCTTCAGCATCATCTCTTCTTTCTCATCGATGCCGTCGTTATCAGCGATATCCAGGCACAGGCACAGCACATCTACCGCATCGTTAGTACCGGCTACTTCAGCCAGTTGACGCATAGCTTCAGCGTTAGCAGAACGCGGGGATGCTTCGTAGCGAGAGCGAATATTGGCGCTCATCTGGGCAATCTCGCCAGCAAACGGGGAGAAAGAGGGCAGAGCGGAGATGGTTTTTTCCAGAACGCTGATCTCTTTCGCGTCGCATGAGCCATCCGCATAGGCGATCGCATAAGCGCCCCATACGGTTGCTTCTACAGCATCGCGGTTCTCCATTTTCTTAACTTCAACGGCTGCTTTGCGGACTTTCTTTTTAAACATACCAAACATGTGATTTCCTTTGTTTTCTTATGCTGTTAAACAATTTGTTTTTTAAATTTAGATATCAGGCTAATGACTCAGTCAAAAGACCCGGACGACGAATCGGAGCATCCAGAGTCATACCCTCCAACGTCCCCGTGGCTGCTGTAGCAGGAACTGGAGTCGTGGTGGTGGTGGTGGGGTGAGCCGTGATGTCTGGAGACAGATGCGCTGTCCTCGTGGACTTGGCTTCTGCTTCCCGTGAATTGCTGAGCGCCGGCTGCATCATCTGCGTAACTGGCGCGATGCCGAGAGGTGACAGAGCCAGCCCGATAACCAGAAGCGCCAGCGGCTGTAGTCTTTTTCTTTGGTAATTTTCCATGGGCAAAGTTTTTATCAGGGAACGGGTCGGGGCGCGGCGTCGAATCACTGCTCTTCGTGAGAGAGGTGATCGTGTTGGCTTGTGACACTACGGTGCTTTCAAGCACTCGGATTCGCTCATTGAGGTTTTGGATACGACTTTCGAGGAAGTTTAGATTTGAGATGACATTTCGCTCAAACCGCTTATTTCGAAGAAGATCGGAGAGGTAATTAATCATAAAGCCTCTTAACAGGAGCCTTAAAATAGTTGCGGCTGAGAAAACTCAGCCGCTTACAGGTCGTCTCTTCCATGAGACAAGCGCTAACCGCGCTATCATCCTTGCAGACCAAAGATACAACACGCCAGCGAATAAGTAAACACTTACTTATTAATTATAGGCACAAATAGATTCGTAAATACGATCAACCATCGTTGGCGATTCCGCAGCCGATCGCGCCATCATGTCGCACAGCTCATTGTCTGGGTTTCCATCATGACCTTTAACCCAACACCAACGGACACGATGACCGGATACCGCAGCATCCAGCTCCTGCCAGAGATCCACATTTTTAACCCGCTCACCGTTCGCCAGCTTCCAGCCGCGCTTTTTCCAACCTTTAATCCACAGCGAAATGCCATTAATTAGGTACTGGCTATCCGTGTAGATCGTCACGTTGCATTTTTGATTAAGTAGATCCAACCCTCGGATCGCAGCGAGCATTTCCATGCGGTTATTGGTTGTGGAGCGAAAACCTTCTTGAACTGTTTTATAGTGTTCGCCAAAACGAACGATGGCCGCAACTCCACCAGCACCGCCTGGGTTCTTCAGGCATGATCCGTCCGTATACAGAACAACCTCTTTCAAACGCGGGTCAAATTTTGTCGCCATGTTTTTGTCAGAGATATGTTTCTGCCGGTTGTATTTGATGCCTTTTTGTTTTGTTGGTTTTTTCGCCATTTCGCCTTTCCAGTTCGTTGCCTTACGCTTCTCTGTTTCGCCGTTTCGCTGATGTTTTAAATCTTCTCGGTAGGGGCTGCTGGACATACTTATCCTAACGATTTCGTTAAAAAAACTTCGACCCATATTGTTTAACGGTTCGGTCGAATCAGTGTCTTTTTAATCGAAAAAGTTAGGCGTAAGTCCAGCAACTCCCCCTACTGGTAAGCACTTTCATTCTCGTGGAAAGGGCTTACTCGTATAGGTTCCTCTTAGAATTTAATGGTTGAGCTTTTATTCTGTGAGTCAGGTATCTAAGTCGCTCCCCCTGTCTCACAGCCCTGTAGCTTTTGCCCTCAACCGACGCGAGTTACCACTTCGCGTCCACACCGGCAATACAGACCCTATGCTACAAATCCCGTCTGGGCCTTCCCAAGAGCGCTTGCTCAAGGTTCTTTACTGCTCCACCAGTCCCGACCGTTTCTCACCGAGAGACTGGTGTCGTTGCCATTTTGTGTTAGCTTGGCTGCTAAAAAATTTGGGCTACCATTGGTAGCCCAGCAATGATACATGCCAGATATTTATAAGTAAATAATTACTTATCATCTAGCCTCAGAACGACCCTTGAGCTGCACCTCAAGTGCAAAGTTCGAGTTAATCAGGTCGCCAACCAGCATCCCGATCTCATCGACATGTTTGCCTTCGCGCAGACTATCCACAACCCATTGATAGAGACTAAACGCCGTATCTCGCTTCTCCATCAGTCTGCGAGTGTTTTCCAGAAATTCGTTTTCCGCCAAGGCGACGATATTTGTTTCGTAAGTCATGCAGTGATCCTTTCGTTAGCTTAAAACCAGCTTAAAGCCAGTAAACCGGCTACAAAGCTGTAGTTTGAGGTGAGTGAAAAAAAATAGACTCCAGAAAAACAGAGATTAAGGCACGTAAGTGCCTGAATCTCTTAAATAAGCCTGGCTCCTATATATATTTAATATCTTTTAAAGTCTTTAAAACATAATGGGGTGAGGAGGTTTCTTAACAGGCTTCTTTCGAGGCTTCCTCTTCGCCGTCAGCGGATCATACCCACCCAGCGACTTCATAACGCCTATGTCGATCTCTGTCGTCTGGTGTCCAGCAGCACCACAGAACCCACGGAAGACGAGCAACATGCTGCCTCCAGTGTTCTCTCTGACTTCAACCAGTCCCAGATTAGTGTCTGGCTCCATGAACGCCACGCGCCCGCCCACAATCAGCACAGTCTGGTTCGCACTGCGTTTCACATCCAGATACCACTGAGTGTCGAGGGACTGAGGAACGAGCATGACAGTTGTCACTCCGTTGGCCTGTTCACGCGTCGCGGCGTCAATCCATGGTTTGATTTTGGAGTAGGGCGGATTGAGAAACGCGGTCGTGCCAGGCGAACCCCAACTGGACTTTAACGCATCACGTTCAACGCCTATAAAATCAGGCAGGAGCGCATTGTCTTTATTGCACGCGACGTCGACCTGAAACTTCATGCCGAGATACACCTCAATGGCTTTAAACAGCCATATAGGTGTTCTCCAGAGGTCTCGAAGACTACCGTCTCGCTCTCTGTTTTTGATTTTCTGAGAACCGTTCATACGCCCCCGTAAGTAGGTAAATGTTTACTTATTTTACAGTGTTGACTGTAACTAACAAGAGGATGTGTCGGGATCTGCTCTGTAACGCTCGGGATCGCGTTTTTTAGCGATGGATGATGCGATGGTTATCTTCAAGGAAAAAGCCCACGAGGGGCTTTCCTGCTTCGTCTCACATGCTGGTGTCGATAAGTGGGACGGTGGCTTCTAAATCGGCGATATCCAGTGCGCCGTATATCAAGCCCAATCTCATTGGCACATTCATTCGTCTGTTGGCGTAGAGAAAAGCCATAGCGCCGGCGCAGTACGCCTCCTTTCCTGACGGTAGATATCGATCCCCGTCGTCGTCATATCTTCCGCCTGTTGAGTAGGTTGTTTTGTGGCACTGAAACGGTCTCTGATCGTCTACCAGTAAGTCATTTTTAATCTGTTCCAGACGTCCCTCATGAAGCTCTATACCTCCGTCCTTCAGGAAAGGGCAGTCAGGGCATGGTCTTTTCATCTGGAAAAGCCGCTTGATATCCATTACATCGCCTCGTTTTTGAACTTCTTAACCAGCGGGGAATCTTCATTCAACGTGAGCGTTTTGCCATCTTTGATCGCCATCCCCAATACCGGAAGGATGCTCATCATCTGTCCCGCCTGCGCTGATGCGGTCGATGAGGGGTATGGTTTAGTTGGGTTACTCATCATAGCCAGACGGAATCCTGCCGTATCGCTGGCGCCTGTGTTAATTAGGTGAGTGACCGATATCTGGGTATATACGCTAAGCTCAGCCAGCCCCTGGCTCCAGGCCATGACGTTCTGAATCTTGTCCATCGCTTTTATCGGACAGGCATTATATCCATCCATGAAGGCTTTGCGCTCAAAACCTAGCTCAGCCATGACTTCGTCAGAAAGCTGATCGATCGAGAACCGTTTTTTGCGAGCGCCTGTTGAAGATGGTGAGCGTTTCGGCTTTTCAGGCTCTGACCTTGTTTCCGATGCCTGCCCTTCAACTACCGGCGCTTCAGACGGCGCTTCAGCCACTTCTATCGGTTTCTCAATCGGCTTAATTTCATCATCAATGTTACTCAGAAGCTCTTTTATTGCCTCTTCTTCACTTCTGACGGGCTTTTCAGCTGAGACTAGCGGCAAGAGTTCGCTGAACAGATCATCAGTTGTGTAGGTTGGTGACTTCTTCACTTCAACAACCTCTTCTTTCAAAACATCTGGCTCTTCGATGGATGAAAGGCCGTCCAGTTCGGATAGCATTGCAATCAGATCAGCGTTGCTGCTTTCTTTCGCGGTTGAATTTGTAGCGCTCATGTGTTTTTCCTTTGTGATAATCGTTTTGATGAAGCTATTTTGACATGTGTCATCAGGCAGAGAAGTGAATGAAACAGGTAAACAATTTGTTTTGAGGCATAATAAAAGCCGCCAGGAGGCGGCTTTGTGGTGGGTGTCAGACGGGTATGGGGAAAAATCCGTAGTCATTTCTGGCCTTAATGAAGCACTGCATAAGAAGCTGAGTATCATATAGCGCCCCATGCGCCTTTTCTTCGTCATAAACGAACCCCATGGCAACGGCCAGCTCCTGCAATCGTGGGATCTTCCCACTTTCACACGCCCATCGCGCATCCATGGTATCGATCAGAGGTCGCTGAATTAATTCTACGCCGCAATCTCTCATTTGCTTGGTGATAAATGGAATATCGAATTGCCGACCGTTGTGAGCAACCCATACGTCCGCCGCAGCCAATGCTTTAGCCAGCGAAGCGGCCTTGTCTTCGAATAGCGGGCAATCCGCCAACATCTCAAGTGAGATGTGATGAACCGCCTGTGCCTTCGCATCTATATTCCGTCTTGGATTGAACCGCAGCGATACTTCGTTAATCTTCCGCGAGGTCTCCAGCTCATATGAAACGAGAGCGATCTCAATAATTTTATGTCCCGAGTAGACGTCAAGACCTGTTGTCTCTATATCTATACCTGTTGCAACTGTCATAGTCGTTTCGCGCCCTGTTTGGTAAGCAGCTGTGCCACTTCCAGTGCCTTTTTAATCGTTCCGGCCGCGCTGTCGCACTCATAATCCATTGTGCGGTACTCGCTCGCCATAATTTTTACAGTGACCTTTCTTGCTGAAGTGTCTGGTGATACGGTGATGTACGCACCATTGGCGGTTTTCATATAGAGCGGAAACGGCGAAGGTCGCTCCTTCTCTATCGTATTCATCGCCTCTTCAAGAAGCTCAGCAACATCGACCCCAACCAGACCCATGACAGAGCAGAACACCGAATGAATCGCCGCCTTCGCTTCATTCGTCGTCATCAATCCACCAGTCTGTTTTTTGATAATGTCCACAAGGGTTTCTGAGACTTTTCTATCAAGCTCTTCAGCTGCGCTGTACATGTGTTTTCCTCTGTTTTTTTTATTATTCTGACTCATGAGATCAGGGGTTCAACATCAATGACAAGGCTCGCACTTCATAACAGAATTTGAAGCAATGCTCCCGACGATTTCATCCAGAGCACTAACACGGAGTTCCAGATCAATGACATCGTCCCGCATAAACGCAAACCGGGATAAACCATCGCCAATCACCTTTTGCGAGAATGACAGGATCATCGAAGCCATGAGCATATTGATGTGGTTAACGTAGAACGGCTGCAGCGAGGCTCTCTGCTTTCGACAATGGTCTTGTGGGGAAAGTTGGACGCCGGGGCGTAGCATGAGGCACAGATTGAAATTCATCGCAGCCGCATCCAGGCAGACCATGTGAGTCTGGGCATATAATTCCAGCACTTCATCGTTTTTGTAGTGTTTGGCTGCAATGTCGTGGGTATACGCCATGACGTCGATCGGCGTGCGATCTATGATAAACCCGGTCTTGTGCAGACCTGGCGCTTCCGTAATACTCGCGATGTGGCCGGCCACCATTAGCTGTACCTTCATGCGCTCAACAACAGGCATATCATCTCGTGATAAATCGACGCCAATATCGCTGAGATAATCCCCGACTTTGGCGTCAAGGTACGGAATGCCGGATGCTTCACTGTATGCTTTCGCCAGCGTCGTTTTGCCCGTCCCCTGAGCACCGCATAGACCAATTTTCATTTCATCTTCCTGTAAACAATTTGTTTAAACGACGGCGAATTGTCATCACCAATAAATTCATTTACCACGTCAACCGCTTCAAACCCCATCTGACGCATCGCTTCAAAGGGGAAGAAAGCATCAGCGTCCGGCACTTCGACATTGATGTGGCTTAGCCAGACTTCCGTAACATGTGACAGCATCGCCTCGTACACAGCAGATCCACCGATAACCCAGGCATTGGGGAACTCGCGCAAACAGCGTTCGACTGAGGCGCTCTGGATGCCTTGCGGAACTTCAATACCTTGTGAACGCGTCAACATGACATTGCGTCGACCGGGTAGAGGTTTTCCAAGGCTCTGAGCCGTTTTTCTCCCCATGATCACGGTGAATCCGTGCGTCAGCTCTCTGAAGAGACGCAAATCTGCTGAGCATTTCCAAGGCAGATCATTTCCTCTGCCTATTTCAAAATTTCGGCCAACGGCCGCTATCATTCTCATCGTTGAACCTGGTAAATATGAGGTTTGTGCGGGTGGTTATTCGCCATGCTGATTAGCTTGTTGCCAGCACAAATCGCCATGACCAAAATATTTTCCCGCTGATTGTCTTTGATCCATCGCGTCAGATGCTCCACGCTCTCGGCCTGAACCAGATAGTCGTAGGCGACGCCGTGAGCGGAAAGCCACGCTCTGGTGACTTCCCGCTCTTCTTTCAAAAGTCGTTTGGTTGTGACCAGCACGATTTCAATGCCCGAGCGATAAAAGCCTTTCAGCATCCTGCTCGTTGGGTAAATCAGCTCGTCACCGGCCATCATGTCGATGCGGTCTTTTTCAATGTCGACGGAGGCCCGATGTCTGCTGTCCGCGACTACGTCATCAAGCTCCACGAGCGCAAACATTCCCTTAGCCATATCAAACAGCCACCGGCACTTTGATCCACGGATGCGGCGCGTAACCTTCGATGCGAACGTCCTGCCAGCGGAAGTCATCAATCTCTTTCCACGACTCGGGGAAAATGACGACCGGATCTGAATTTTCCGGGATGTCACGATCCATCATCTCGTTAACACTGCTCATGTGGTTTTCGTAGACGTGAACGTCCAAACCGAAGTGAGAGAACATCATCGGCATGTGGTTAGTGACCTGAGCAATCAGAGACGTCAGGATGCCGTAGCCGGCGATATTGAATGGCATACCCACGAATACATCGACGCTGCGCTGAATCATTGCAGAACAGAGCGCACGGCGTGGGATGTTCAATGAGTCCAGCATTTCCTCACTGGCTTCGCCACAACGCGCGATCTCAGCCAGCAGGGCCGTATAGCGTGACTCGTGTAGATACTTGGCGTGTACTTCACCGATGGCATTTGCCTGGCGTAGACGCTCTTCAAAGCCGAGTTCGCGGCTCCAAACGTGATACATGAAGTGGCAGGGGGGCAGCGCCATGTCTTCGAGTTCCCCAACATTCCACGCACTCATCATTATGCGGCGATCAGTCGGGTCGCGTCGTAGCTTGTCTACAATGCGCTGTAGCTGGTCAATTTCACGAGACAGAACAACGCGATCTTCTTCGACTCCGATGTAGCCTTCAGTTTTGTATCCACGGTATAGATAACTCTGGTAGTTTTTTACAAAGTCATATCGATCGACGATCCGGGTATCGTTCCAGCGACGCCATTGCTTGCCATATACCGGGCCTAATGTCCCATCCTCGCGCGTCCAGGCTTCCCAGATTTTGACGTCATGCTCACGGAGAAATGCAACGTCGCCGGTTCCTTTCAAATACCACTCAAGCTCTACAAGTAGGGGCTTCAGATTTACGGCTTTGGAGGAGATAAGCGGAACGGCAGCGCCCCAGAGCGGATACTGCGAATTCACATAGCAGGTTCCAATAGTGGGGGTTCCAGTGCGATTGTCTGACTTAATGCCGGAGGAGGCGGCTTCCGCGAGAACGCAGGCGTAGGATGAGTCGGTCAAAAGGCCGTTTTCGAATAGTTCGTTCATTGAGTCTCTCATTGATAAGTAATGATTTACTTATTTTACACAACAACAAGAGGTATTGTAGAAAAAAAAACGGTCGACCAAATGGCCGACCGCTAAGATTCTTATGGAATGGTGGTTAAGCAAAACAAAATAATACAAGGCGAGAAAAAATATACATCAATAAGTATTTACTTATCAAGGCATAATTCATCTTTTTTAGAAAAAGTGACGCCCGATTACTGAGTTAATTGCCATATCAACGAATTTTGACAAATCAGCCGACTCATAAGTTGGCGACTTCAGGATTTTGCCATCGGAAATTCGATATCCGATCATACCATCCCGACCTTCAGCAACACGGAATGCCAGGTCATCTTTGTCGTATTTACAGCCTTCAACCAACTTAGTGCGCTGCTCGGCATCAGACGGCCAAAGTTTCGTCATATTACTACGATGGACTTCGGCCACCAGATCAACAACAGGGACATTCATCAAATCCGCCAGGTGATAAACCATCTGTGACGCCACGTAGATGCGATTCATTGCGCCACGCAAATCTACGGCTAAACTGGTGGAGTCTGCATACCCAGAGCGGATTTTGGCCGCAATAACCTCAAGCTCTTCTGCGGCCACCCCAAACTGAGACAGCCCGAGGATGATATCTTCCTGCGGCTTTTTGCTATGAGCGTGGACGTAGCTGGTGTAAATATCTTCGCTCTGCTCTTTTGTGAAGTGAGCCATGGCGTTAACCACGCCGCCACGCACGCTGATCAATGTGCCAATACCAACGTATAAACCATCGGCCATAGCATCCAGAACTTTATCCATGTCCAGATGTTCAACAGCTTCGGCAGCTTCGTCTACAGCCTCTTCACGGATGAGACCAGCACGAAGCTCTAAAAGCTCAGGCGTGATGTCGGCTGCGATCGGATGTTGAAATAGTTCGTGAAACTCTGACACCATCTCGCCGATTTTCATCGTAATGTCGGAGCCACCAGGGTAGATCTCGTAAAGCGTGTCTATTTTTGCGCCATTTTTGGCTTCAGATTTCAGGCGAGATTTCTCTAATACTTTCTTTAACATTTTTAATTCCGTGCATTTGAATGATGTGATTATTGTGACCCAGAGAGCCAGGCCACAAAATAAATCAAAAGGCTTACAGGTCGCCAAATCCGCCAAGCATTGATGTATCAACGGCTGCGTCAATTTGCCCCACCAGATACGAAGGGATCTCCGTTTCCTGCGGCGCCACCTGAACGTTGTCGGTGAACAGCCAGCTGTTCATCCACGGCAGCGGATCGAAAGTGACATCGTCAAACAGAGGGTTGAGATGAAGTCGCTTCATCGCCAGATTTGTGCGGTACTTCACGTACTGTTTCAGGATCTTCGCATTCAGACCAATCATCGAGCCGTCTTTGAACAGATAATCAGCCCAACGCATTTCCTGCTCGGCCACGTCGAGCATCGTCTGGTAGACAAATGGCTCTTCTTCTTCGGCGATTTGCTTCCACAGCAAACCTTCGCGACCATTTCGCATATTTCGCAACATGCGCTCAGTGCCTTCGCAGTGTAGCGCCTCGTCACGCGCAATCAGTCGCATAATCTTCGCGTTGCCTTCCAGCAGCTTTCGCTCGCCAAACGCGAACGTGCAGGCAAAACTGACATAAAAACGAATCGCTTCCAGCGCGTTTACAGACACGAGGGTACGGAACAGCTGGCGTTGCATCGGGTATGGCTTCCCGTCGAACTCAGACGCGTACAGACGCTCAAATTCATCTTCCCCGAGATGCTCGCGAGCGCAGACCATTTGATAAAGCTTGTCGTACTCTGCCGATACGCTCGATGCGCGGCTGATAATCTGTTCATCAGTTACGATGCCGTCGAAAATCTCGCTTGGATCATCAACCATGCCTCGAATGATATGGGTGTAGCTGCGGCTGTGAATGGTCTCGGAGAAGGCCCAGGTTTCAATCCACGTTTCAAGCTCCGGGATGGAAGCCAGCGGCAGCAGCGTAACGTTAGGGCTACGGCCTTGAACGCTGTCCAGTAGTGTCTGGTAGCGCAGGTTACTGGTGAAGATATGTCGCTCATGATCGGCCAATTTCGTCATGTAGTCGATTCGATCTTGCGAGATATCAACCTCTTCCGGGCGCCAGAAGAATGACAGCTGTTTCTCAATCAGCTTCTCAAATTCACGGTATTTCTGGATGTCATACCGTGAAACGTTGACTGAATTGCCGAGGAACATCGGCTCTTTCGTCGCGTCGTTTGCGCCGAGACGGAAAGTTGAATAAGACATGTGTTTCCCTTTGTTATTTAATAAATTCTATGCCACTTCAGCTATCGATAACGCCATGATATGTGGACTTAACAGGCTCTCAAACGGAGAAGAAAGGTGGGCTTTCGCCCACCTGGTTATCAAATTTTGCAAGCGCCACCGCACTCGTCTTCCTCATCGATAAATTCGGTCGACGATGGAAGATGGGCCTGATGTGTGATCTTGTCGTCTTCACGAGCGCCGGCGCCATCGCGGGTGTTGTGGTAATAAAGCGTCTTTACACCCATGCGATACGCATCCAGCAAATCAGTCAGCATCTTTTGCATTGGCACGCGGCCGGAAGCAAAGCGTGCCGGGTCATAGTTGGTATTGGCAGAAATAGACTGGTCGATGAACTTCTGCATGATCGCCACTTTGGTCAGGTAGCCAAAGTTATCCTCGATGTCCCACAGGTACTCGTAAGCGTCGCCGATGCGAGAAAATTCCGGCACGACCATCTTCACAACACCATCTTTGGACGACTTCACGGATACCGGGCCACGCGGTGGCTCAATGCCATTGGTGGAGTTGGTGATCTGACTGGACGTCTCGCAAGGCATTTGGGCGGACAGAGTGGAGTTGCGTAGACCGTATCGCTCAATATCTTTTCGCAACCCATCCCAATCCAGAAGAAGAGGGTGGTTGGCATTCAGTTCTGAGGCGTCCAGCTGCTTGCGGTAGTGATCGATAGGCAGTAAGCCTTTCGCATATTTCGTCTGACCAAACCATTCACATGCTCCCTTATCTGATGCAAGCAGGTTACTGGCCTTCAGCAAATAGAACTGAACCGCTTCAAATGTTTCGTGAACCAGTTTGTTTCCATCAACGCCGGAATACTTTGCACCGTTCTTAGCCAGCCAGTAAGCGAAGTTGGTTACACCAATCCCTAAACTACGACGCGCCTTGGCTGGTGTTTCCGCTGCAAACATCGGATAGTCCTGATAATCAAGCAGACAGTCCAGCGCAGAGACAGCGTAGAAGGCTACTTCTTCCAGATCTGCCAGAGACTCAAGAGCGCCAAGATTGAATGCGGACAGAGTACACAGCGCGATTTCGCCGTTCGGATCGTCAGTAAATGCCAGCGGCTTAGTCGGCAGGGCAATTTCGGCGCAAAGGTTCGATTGCTTAATGGGTGCCACAGCCTCATCAAAAGCGCCATGCGTATTCATATGGTCGATGTTGGCGATGTAGATGCGACCGGTCGATGCACGTTCCTGCATAAGCGAAGAGAACAGATCCACTGCAGGCACAGACTCTTTGCGGATTGACGGGTCATTTTCGTACTGAACATACAGACGCTCAAACTCATCCTGGTCAGCATAGAAGGCATTCAGAAGACCGGGGACATCGTGAGGGCTAAACAGCGTGATAGCACCACCCTCGATCAAACGACGGTACATTAAGCGGTTCAATTCAACACCGTAGTCCATGTGACGCACGCGGTTACTGTCAACGCCGCGGTTGTTCTTCAGTACCAGCAGACTATTTGCTTCCAGGTGCCACAGTGGATAGTAAGCCGTTGCCGCCCCGCCACGGACACCGCCTTGAGAGCAGGACTTCACTGCCGCCTGAAACAGCTTCAGGAACGGAATAACACCCGTATGGGTCGCTTCACCGTTGCGAATAGGACTACCCAGCGCACGGATGGAACCGAAGTTAACGCCAATGCCGGCACGCTGGGAGATGTACTCCACAATGGCCGAGGTCGTTGCGTTGATGGACTTCAGTGAATCACCGGACTCGATCAGAACGCAGCTTGAGAACTGGCGAGTAGGGGTGCGAACGCCAGCCATGATCGGGGTGGGCAATGACAGCTTGAACGTACTGGTTACGTCATAGAAACCTTTGACCATTTCCAGACGGGTTTTGCCCATATCGCCATTATTCCAGTCCTGATATAGACACATGCCCACCAGCATGTAGATATGTTGAGGTGACTCATAAATTTCCCCGTTTACTCGATGTTGTACCAAATATTTGCCGCGCAGCTGGGTCGTTGCTGCATAGCCGAAATTATCGTCACGTTCAGGTTTCATGTACGCGCCCAGCTCGTCGATCTCTTCGCAGCTGTATTTATGCATGATTTCGCTATCATAAACGCCGCGAGTAACGTTCTTCAGGATGTGCTCGTAGAAGTCCGGGTATTCGTATTGGCCGTGAGCATCTTTGCGAATTTTGAAAATACTCAGACGCGCTGCAACCTGGCTGTAGTTAGGGGAGTCGGCACTGATAAGATCGGCGGCAGCTTTGATTAGAGCGTCGTGTACCTGGCTAGTCGTCATACCGTCAACGATACTCGCTGCGGCCCCCATGGCGACGGCAGATGCGCTTACGCCATCAACGCCGTCCGTTGCCCACATAACGACGCGGTTATACTTCTCTTCAGACAGTGCTTCGGCACTGCCATTCCGTTTGATGATTCGAATCATGTTGTTGTCCAAAAGAAAAAAGCCACTAAATGTAGTGGCCTATAGTAATAAGTAAATGTTTACTTATCAATGAAGCAAACTTAAAAGAATGCTCTCATCATAGAAACAGCTTGTCGGTATTGATCGGTTTCCAGTCCGGTGTAAACAGCAGCCAATGCGTCAGCCGGGTGTTCGTTTTTACTGACAATGCTCACTTCACCTTTAACCTTCTTCGTAAACCAACCAGCATCCGGGTGTTTAGATACTGCCCACTCGATGATGGTATTTTTGGAGGTGTCTTTTTTTCCGCCGATATGCATTTTGATGTCATTTGGTGTCAACTGAATAATAGGTTTATCGATACACGCCAGAACACCGAGGCACAGGCCGTAGGATGTTTGGGCGCGGGAGGACTGGCTACCCACTGGCAGCTCCGCAAACACGATATTTACGCTATCAACGATGGGCTTAATGCCGCGCCAGATTTCGTTTGCTCGACGCAGATCGTCGCTATTGGTTCGAACAGTTTTTTTTGCTGAAGTTGCCTCTGTTTCAATCAGTTTAATTGACACGTCGGTCACTTCAGCAGTGTCCAGATTCAGCGAACCAGTGACGATCCCAAAGTTACGCAGACTTGGGTCAAACCCTGCGAATTTAATAATTTTATTACTCATGTGCTTTCCTTTGTTTTACCACGTTCCCCAAATGGGGTTAGCTTTGCGAAGCTCTATCACCTCGCTAAATTCATCAAGTTCGCATCCCGATGCCCGAATCTCTGAGAAACCGGCAATGACATCGGGCCACATTTCAGCGATGCAAACAGCCAGTTTTTTCATAGTTTCACTGGCGTACTGAAGGCTCTCTTTTGCGTCATCTGGGACGGCAGTCGACACGATGAAACCTGTTTCAACTTTGTCATCGAAGCGTATGCCGAAGTGAAGAACACCATCGCCAATCAGCGTTACCGGCATTTCCACCTTCGAAAATGCCTTTGATTTATGTCGTTGCCCAAATCGAGCCATGTCATTCTGAACGCGACGAACAGCCATCCTCGCGCTCATATGCTGGATACGGCCAGACAAATGGGCAGACTTCACCTGGTTAAAAACAATATCAGTATCTTCCTTGCTCGAAACGATTATGCCGCCACCCATATGATCGGCACCAAATACATTCCCCATGTAGACAAGCGCTGAATCACCTATCCACTGAGCATCAAACAAGGCTTCGCTTGCCTCAATAATGCGCTGGCGTGTCAGCTCGTCTTTGTAATGGCTTGTGAAAGAGCCAAAATCTACAATACCGCCAAAGCGCATAGCCATTACCCGCGCTGCAGCAACGCAGGTAACGATCTGACCAAACTGATTGCCAGTCGGATTAAACGACATAGCTGCGACCCTCTTTGATCTCCAGCGTCACCGTTTCGCGGAACCACGACTTCATCTCCTTGTGCGAGACAATCATCACCGTGCCACGCTCACGTGCCTTCGCCTCTAGAATCCCCATTAGACGCTCAAGTCCTGCCGAATCCAGCGCATCGTCGATCTCATCGCCGATAAACAACTGAATGCTTTTGCTGGCCCGGTTCGCGACCATATCCTGAAGCGCCAGCGCACAAGCCAGACGCACTTTCCGCTTTTCACCACCGGACAGACCACGGAAGTCTTTGCTGAACCCGGCCTTCTCAACGGCAATGTTGAACTTGTCGCGGATCTCTCCTTTCTTCGTGGTGTCCATCGTTGACCATACCGCAGAGATATTGCCATCCGACATCGTACTCAGGTACTCCGCCGTTCTGTCGTTCAGGAATGGTGTTACTGCCGTCAGAATGTGCGAGCGAACGCCGGACGGGGAGTAAATCTGACGTGCCTTCTCAAGCAAAAGCGCCTGATCTTTCATCCCTTCGATTTCGCGTCGGATCTCTTTCAGCTTCTCTTTGTGGATTGCCAGATTTTCGCGATGACGGGAAATAGCTGCATTGTGAGGGTTGGCTTCTTCTGAGATCGCTTTAACTTGTGCGTTTGCGCGAGCCAGAGCGCTCTCTGCCGCTTTTATTTCGACTTGCCGTGACTTTACGTTACCCAGACTGCGGGTAAGCTCAGAAATGCGCTCAGTGATTGCGGAGACGTCGGGGGTCGACGCAACAAGACGATCACGCAGCACGACGATTTTATCGTGACGCTCAGTTTTGGCCGCTAAATCCGCTGTTAGTGATTTAGCTTCGTCTACATACTTGCGGACTTCGCCGACGTAGTTGTCATGAACGTGAGACAGATCACCGCTAGTGTATGGCTTACCGCACGTCGAGCATGGCTTGCCTACGCTTGAATTGACATTATCCGCATTCAGCTTGGCTTTTTTTGCTGCGCTAACGGCTCTGTCGCGGGCTGATTCAGTCGCTCGGATCTCCGCCGCTGCATCAGCCACCATTGTGTTCGCTGCCTGAACTTTCTTATCATGTTCAGCCCTGCCGGAAAGCTTTTTCTTTTCATCCGTGATTTGGTTCTCAATTTTGTTGATGGTGGCCGGGATGTCGGCCATTTCCATGCTGGCCTCCGTTACCTTGACTTCGATCAGCGTCGCTTCGGCTCGTGCTTCATCGAGCCTAACGGAACGTGTTCTCTCCCACGCCTCGGCAGCGGCTGTACTGGTCTCAATCTCCGCCTCTGTTGAAGTGATAAGCGATACTGTGCTTTCAGCCTGAGCGTTGGCTCTGTCGAGTCGAGCGCTCATCGCATTAGCTCTGTCGCGGGCGATAGCATAAGCCTTTGTCAGACGGTCGATGCCAGCTGCTTCTTCAACAATCGCCTTCAGGTTTTTATCCGTCATACCTGGTAAATCCGGCATGGCTTCCTGACTGGCATAGATGGATGCCATGAATACTTCTTTCGAAGAGCCGATCAGCCGCTCAACCAGTTCCTGAGTCAGCGTGTCCTTGCCTTTGGTCAAATCACCGTCTTCACTGCGGACAATGAGACGATTTTTGAATTCTTTGTGAGCACGGTGACGAATTACCGCATATTGCTTACCTTCGTCTTCAATGGTCACGGAAACGCGGCAGTTCTTTGGCGTCGTTGAGTTCAGAACGTCATCGCCCTTGTATCCAGTGGCTGTTTCCCCGTACAAACACCACATCAAAGCATTCATCAGCGTTGATTTGCCGGCGCCATTACTCGCTGCACTGGAGTCCGCGGCGTTAATGCCCTGAATCAGAACCAAGCCTCGGCTATCCAAATCAACGCTGGCCTCAGCAATGACCATAAAGTTTTCGACTTTCAGATTTAGGAATTTCATTCAGACGTCCCCGCGCTTTCCGCTTCTAATAGGATTTCGTTACACAGTGAGTCGAGCTTAGCCAGATCGAAGCCGCCATCCGTATCGTGGACAACCTTGCAATATGCGCTGATTGACTCAGAGAGACTGTCTATTTTGCTGGTGGATTCGGTACTGGCAGTTCCGGCCATCATCGACGCTTTTTTGATGAGATTTGTCACAACACCCGCAGCACCCAGCGTCGCCAGTTGCTCTTTTATTTGCACTGCCTCGGCGTCGTTCTCAATGACTGCGCGATAGCGAACATAATTGCCGCGAATATCGTCTTCAGTCACATCGCCTTCCAGAGATACAAACTTCGGTGCCGATGTTTCGTGCTGCGTGAATGAACCGTCTTCCTGAACCAACATGAACCCGGCCAACGTACCAACGTCGCCCCAATTCTGGTGGGTTAACGCACCGACTGACACGACACCAGGGATTATCTCTTTGTGATTGTGATAGTGGCCGGAGAGAACGAGACGGAAACCGAGTTCCTTCAGATCGTTTGCCTCAATCCCCACATCTGGCATTGTCGGAATGGCTTTGTTGATACCTGTGTGGATCACAATGTCATGGATGCCTGAGCCAGCTTTCTCACGAAGAGATTTCATGTCCGCCAGTAATTCGGCATGACTGTTACGCCAGCTGATAAAGTGGACGGTCACGTCGTCAATTTTGACACTCTGCGCCGGGCCACAAACGATATTCACGCCAATTGACTGCAATGACGCCGCCGCATTCGCGGAAAATACCGAGTCATTGGTTTCCAGATCGTGATTGCCGGCCAACATCCAAACTTCCAGGCCAATCTCATTGATGACCGTTTTGTATGCTTCAGTGACGAAGTGGAGTACGGAAGGCGTTATAGAGCCGCGCGTATGGAATGTGTCGCCAGCAACAAACATGTATTTTGCGCCAGAAGCTTTGATCGCTTTTGCCGCCTCGATGGTTGCATCGAGCTGAATTTTTAAACGAGAATTCAGACCGCTGACGCTGATTGTCGAGAACGCAGACCAGCTATGATAGTGTGGGTCTGAAATCACACCGTATATCGTTTTCATGTGTTTTCCTGTTGTTGTTTTATTCGATGATAGAGTGGGTTAACAGGCCACCAAGCGACTTCATCAGGTGCATATTAAACACCATTAGATAAGTAAATGCTTATCTATTTTTCATCATAAAGGAAGGAGCGAGGCCACCAGACGCTCTCAGTGAGGTTTTGTGATTAAGTTGGGGGAATGTTTGGGTTGGGCGAGAAAACCCCTCACAATAGCGGAGGGGGAGGAATATGCGCGGTTAAATCTTCTCTTCGAACCTGCGTCTTAACTCATCGAGACTCACGACGTTATCTGGAGGGGTGATGTCCTCCATCATTCGGATTTCTTCTTCGGTATGATACTCCCAATCGTACTCGTGCTTTAGGCTTTTCAGGTAGATCACCGTCAGCAAGCTGTCTTCTTTTAAGAAGTGACCGTATGACTTTTGAATAACGGTTCTTACCTCATCCTGCGTTTTGCCGCCGAGGCACAGATGGTTGAACCTGGCGTTTATCTTGAGCATTTTGTCGACGGGGCCAGAGAATACCTTCGCGACGCGAGCAAAGCGAATTATCTCGCCGTTCTCAGCGCCAACCAGACAAACGACAGAATTTTCACTGACGCGGTTGACCCAGGTTACGCCGCTGCGCATTGTGTTGAAGTAAGCTTCCTTTAAACCAAGATAAGGTTTTCTGAAGGAAATGAGTGGAACGTATCGTGCGCATGTGTTGATTTCAAATGACGCTCCCTGTTCCAGCAGTGATGCTCGAGTCTTGTAGATCGGGCACGCGGTTTTGATGCCGCAAACCTCACACATGTCCCTGGAAGCAACCAGTTTAGAGTCAGGCTTGATGGTGTAAGTCCCATCTTCAAGTCTTCTGATGTAACGCGACTGTTTGATATTCATTTGATGCTTGGCCTTGTATTTTTTATCACATTAAATCAAAAACAAGGCTCACGTACTAAAATGCCTTGAAAAGTTATCCACATATCAACTGGATAGATCCCAATAATAAGATCCCTATATAGATCATACATTAGATCAAAAGAGATCCCCGATCCTCGCAACCCGCGCCACGCCTGCTCTGAAAGACCATTGGCGTATGCTGTCAGCGGAAAAATATATGCTGCGAGCGGCGTGCGATATGCTGTGGACTGTTTTATGTATGCTGCTAACGGTAAATGAAGTATGCTACCAGCGGTTTAAGCAATGAGGTGTCCACATGTCCACAGGCAAAAAAAAGAAGATAGAAAACATACCGTTAATCGATGATGATGACGCGATCGACGAAAGTGTTCCGGCGTTATTCACAGGCGACCTCACCCCTAACAGCAACAATACCGTACAACCCATTGCGTTGATGAGACTTGGATTGTTCGTTCCCACGCTCAAAGGCACGAAGAATAGTAAACGAAATAACTCCAACCAGATAGACGCCTCAAAAGAACTGGTGCAACTGGAGGTTGCGAGATCTGAGGGTTATTCCGATATCAAAATAACCGGTCCACGTCTCGATATGGATCACGACTTCAAGACGTGGGTTGGTGTCGTCCGATCACTTGCCGAGTATGGGGAGGCCAGTGGGCGCGTTGAGCTAAGCATCACGAAGTTTGCCAAGTTCTGTGGGTATCCATCTTCCCAGATACGCAAGACGCTGCGAGACAGGATTACGAACAGCCTGCTGAAGATAATGCGCACAACGCTTTCGTTCCAGCGCACATACGAAGAGAAGAACGTGGACGGCTCGAACAAGATATCTTTGCTCATGGTTCATCTGGTGAATAGCGTGGATTACAATGAGAAAAATGACACCATCATATTTCACGCCGAACCAAAGCTGTCAGAGCTATACCGGTTTGACCACAAAGTTCTTCTCCAACTGAAGGTCATCAACAAACTTCCACGTAAAGAAACCGCCCAGGCGCTATACACCTTCATTGAAAGTCTTCCGGCGCGGCCGGCGCCAATATCTCTGGCTCGTTTGCGTGCGAGGTTGAATCTGAATAGCTCAAGCATCAGCTCCCAAAATCAGACCATTCGAAACGGTCTGAAGTCTCTTAAAGAGCTTGGCTACCTCGATTACTCAGAGGTGAAGCGTGGTCGCTCTGTATTTATTCAGATTCATGGACGCAACCCGAAACTTAAAGTCATTGGTGAAGAGAAACCGCCGAAGCCTGAGAAGCCTGCAGAGCAAGTGGAAGGGCCACAAGAGAACGGCGAGCTGGACGTCGTAAAACAAAACATGATCAAGAAGATAGCTGAACTTTCTGCGGATTTGACGCCTGAGAATATAAAGCTAATTGAGATACTTAGTAACGGCCTGAAGTTGCTTTGATATGCTCTGAGCGGTGCAATATATGCTGTGAACGGCAAATGGTATGCTGCCAGCGGTGATTTGACTATTAGATATGCTGTCAGCGGTGATTAGGAAGGTCTGGAATCGTTTATTCACACCAAATTTAAGCCCTCGAATAGAGGGCTTTTTTATTTCGTATGCTGTCAGCGGTTGTAGATATGCTGTCAGCGGCTCAATGTATGTTACCAGCGGTAATTGATATGCTGTCAGCGGCACACTATGCCGCCAGCGGTGACTTCGATCAGGAGTCATTTTTAGAGGATTCCATTTAGCCCCCTAGTGGTTACTAACCTGTGAGATGTTGATATCAAAGGGTTAGTAACCACTAACAATTTATCTAATGTCAGGTGATCGATGAGAGAAGATTGTAGAGACGATGTGATTTAGCCTTCGCCTTCGTCTCACCATTTTCAATCATCTGCCACGAGCGGTAGCGATACACAATCTGACAGTCGTTTCGCTCTAACCTGGTTGAGAAGTCGTCCGGGCGGGTAAAACCCTTGGCACGCCAATATGGTCTGATTTTTTCAATTTCAATACTGTTAGCGATGTTATTCATCATGCCACCTTTTCACATTCATCAAACACATAACCAAAGTCATCGTAGATCACGCCGAAGGAGTCTTTTCGCATAAAGTAAGCGGCGCCAGAATGGTAAGCGGCTAAATTGCCTTTGTTCTCAGATAGTATAGGTGAGCTGATTATTCTCTCACCTACAACAGCGTAGAACTGGTGAGCATCTGCCGTCAGGATAGCTTCTGCAACACGATGTGGTGTGCCTGACATTTCACCATTTTCTATGCGCATAATGTTCATCTGGCATTTCATCACGGCTGAGTTGCCTGCATTCGGTAGTGCAATCAGGATAGCCAGGGTAGCTGCAAAAATCGTTTTCATGATTAGAAGAGCTTCCCAAGAGTGATAGCCAGAAACACGCCCACCAAAACATCTACAATCCGACCATTAACCGGCGCTAATGCTTTTCTAAAACTGCCAACGAATACGCTATCAAAGAGCAAAAAAACTGATGTAGCTAAATACAGGAACGGCATAATACACCTTATTAGATAAATGTCTACTTATCAATTAGAGCGAGGAAAGACCAAGGATGCGGGTCAAATGTGCCGCATCTTCGTCGCTAATAAAGCGTAAGTCCTCGATATACCAGCATTCGCCGTTACTCCAGCAAACACCATCCTCGTCAACCGTAACGGTATCTTCGCTACCATAAAGCGATGGCAGGATCTGATTAGCGATTACCTGCAGGTCATCATCGCTCGTTCCTTCAGGCACGTCTAAAATAGAATAAGGTGAATATGACGTGTTAAGTGATGCGCAAACTTGTAATAAAGCTTTCATGTGCTTTCCTTTGTTGTAATAAACAAGTTGTTATCTTATGTGTCTAAATGAGGTTGCAAAAATAAGTGACACGGTCACAGAATTATCTTTCTACTTACCTATTACTCTGTAATGTCACTGTTTTTTACCTCTGTGAATGTGCCATGAAGGGACGCAGCAAAAAAGACGAACGTATCGCGACCGAAGTCGTCTTTCGTGTGTATAGCCTGCCCATCAGCGTCGGAGTAACCGGAGTATGTTTTCCCCGGAGTAAACCAGTTGATGCCTGGGCGTGTGCCGGTGCATTCGATAGTGATCATGTTTTGCCTTTTATAGTTACAACATACTTTTAGGTAAGAGCTACATCACGCAGCAGCCGCGGATTTTTCTTGGCGTTGCTTTAGCACGCATTCGGCGTGAATGACTCGGAATCGACCTGCGAAGCGTTCAAAATGGCCTTCACCTTTGGCGACCCAATTTTTGCAGTAGTAGCAGCAACCTGGATATTTGTTACGCATTTGGTGTCCTTTCGTGCTTAGTGGAGAACGTGTTTAAAAAGGCTTCCTGCTGGTGGGCGCTCAACTCGCCGTTGAGCTGAACCTTGGCGAACCATTTGCCGTTTCGGAGTAGCGTGTAAAAGTTAGGCTCACCATCCGCGTCCCATTCCAGTCCGACGTTCGGATTCCCCAATAGCTTCAGAGCCTTCGCGATCTCTTCAACAGGGTCGTCGCTTTGATTGAGGATTTCCCAGACCGAATCGTCGCTTTCAACCTCATACATAGACTTCAGACATTCAAAAATTTGTCCGTAATTAGGCGCCATTCTTACTCTCCAGCATTTTCAAAATATCCTCGTTGATGTTGAGTTCTGGGCCGGTTGTGACCATTTGCTCAAGTCCCAGACGCATCGCGGCACCAGCCACATACGCCTCAACCTCTGCTTTGCCAGCTGAGACGATGTTATCGACAGCTTCCTGCGTGAGTTCCGCGCCGAACGCCATATTGCCTGGAAGATTGATTACCGCTCTGGACAGTGATTCGTAAATGGCGCGGAGATCGCGCTTGCCGGCCTTACCGGTGGCAATCAACGCACCGAGCTGGTCGACGAGATTCTCGATGCCGGCAACGTCTTTCCGAACCCGTGCAGCAATATCTTTAGAGAACCGCTCGTGCATCGTCTCAGCCTTCTCTATTTCGGGAAGGTGAACCAGCTTTCCGTCGCGGATCGATGAAAGAGTACATGGGACGCCCTCACCAACGCCGAAACTGGACACCATCGCCGCCCACTGTGCCGCGCTGAGTTGAACCACCATAAGAGCGCTACGGTCTTCTGACTTTGTGATCCGGTAGCTGTAGCCATCTCGTTCGATAGCCGCTCGATGGAACGTTAATTCAATCAGCTCACTATGATCGATGTCTGAGTCGAACAGATTTGTACCGGACGAACTGACGCGGCCAACACGCACCAGGCCAAACGCTGGGTGCGTCACCATATCCCGGCCTTTGAACGATTCGCCGCTTCTCTCTTCAGGCTTCTGTTTAATTCTCGCCATTGTCTTCTCCTTCACACATTACGGGGTTTGAATCAGGCTCTGAGTAGTCGTAAGTTTCAGAGTCTGCATTGGGGCAGTGGATGACTCTCTGGTAGCCGTCACCCTCCATGGTTTCACCACAGTTCTTACAGACCATCAAAACCTCTGCTCAATGTAAGCAATCGAGATATTGACCGCTGAAAAGCCGTGGTCGCGGATCGCCTCCTCATAAATTTTGTCGACGATTCGACGGTCTTTGTTGCACTGGAAGGCATTGCTGTGCTTCGTTTTAAAGACTTGGCCATCTTTCACTAGCCACCAGTAATCGACGCGAGCCACGCGGCCGGTTTTGGGCGTGGAGACTTCTTCAATCGGTACGGCAATCAGATTTTTGTCGATCCACGATTTATTCATATTCACTCCTTAAACAAGTTGTTTTCTTATGTTGGATATTTTACGAAGAAAGAAAAGGCGCCAGAAGTGGCGCCTTTGAGACTGTTCGATTACTTAACGGTAACGAACGGGGTACTGGTCCCTGCGGTCATATACTGCGGTAGGGTGCCATTCCACTTATTGATGGCCTCCAGCTGCATAACTTCCGGGTTCTGGCGGAGAGCCTCGCCGCGGATGCGGATAGATTCAGCATCAGCCTTAGCCAGAGTTTCCTTGGCGTCAGCTTCACCCGCTGCCTGAGCGCGAACCATGTTTGCTTCAGCTTCTTTTTGCTTAACCTGCTGCTCACGTTGCAGCGTGGTCTGGTTCGCCGTTACTTTGGCGTTAATGGACTCGATAACGCTCGGCGGGTACTCCGGCTTACCCATCCAAGACAGACTGAGAACCTGAATTCCAACCGGCCCCATTTCGGTCTGAATAGCTTTCAGTGAATTATCCAAAAGTTCAGTTTTGCCGCCGTCGATAAAGCGGTCAGTGGTCATGCGACTGGCCTGTTTAATCAGTACGTCTGCGATCTTCTGCTTCAGATCGGTTTCGGTGATATCGTCGACGCCTTTACGGTAGGTCTGGAAGATGGTGGTGACTTTGGTCGGGTCTACTTTGTAAGTTACACCAATGTGGTAGCCGATCGCTGTACCATCGCTCATTTGGAAGTTGAAGGCGTCTTCATACGACTTCATCTGCTTGAAGGTAGGGAAGGTGTACAGAGTGGTATTCCAGCCAATCCATTGACGGCCAACGCCAACAACTTCACCAACACTTTTGTCGTCACCTAATTTGTTGACCTTGATACCCACTTCACCAGGCTTAACGTACTCACAGCCGGTCAGCATGGTCATTGAGGCTACGATAGCCAGTGCGATAATTCCCTTTTTCATTTTGTTTTTCCTGTAATTAGTTGATGGATAATGCTTTTAGCCGCTTTATAGGAAGCGAAGGGGGTTGCGAACATCAGCACGAAGCCAATCAGGACAGTGATGTCGCTTTTTTGAGAGATGAGATAGGGGATAACTAACCCTACCATCGTCATCGCAAACCCGATCGTGACGCAGATTTTCAAATACAGTTTTGTGGTCATGTGTTTTCTCTTGTTGAAAAGCTTATACATAATAGATAAGTGTTTACTTATCATCAAGAAAAACATATTGAACCCAGTTTTTATCCTGCATAACATGGTCTTTTTAGCGGCCGGGAAGACGAATGACAGACAGAGAGTTGGCGGGGTTAAAAGCCATTGAGCTATGGGAGAATGGGGCCTTTGATGCTGATATGATCCTTATGGTGTTAGGAAAACGAATGGGCATGAGTTCTTCAGCTGAACTCGTTCATTGGCTTTCATCAAAAGGCACGATCCGAGGCTCCAAGTCCAAAGAAAAAATTAATGAAAACAGGCATAAAGCTGCCGCGTTATGGATTTCAGGTCTGTATAGCGCTCCCGAATTACTTGAAATGTTTAAAGGCCGTCTGGGTATACAGCGCAAGGAATCTCTTCTTTTCTGGTTCCGGCAAAATGGATACGTAAGAAACTCCGAGTCGCCCGACGCTCCGAAGAATCCGCGAGCAATTTTGAGAGAAAGAGCCGTGGAATTAAGGAAAGCCGGCCAGCACACAACCCGACAAATCTTTGATGAACTCTCTCCCGAGTTAGGTATGAAAAACGTCGGCGCACTTAGACGCTGGTTTAAGAAAAATGGCATCGTACCTGAGCATCCGAGAAAACCTCGTGAGAAGCCCCCTAAACCGAAACCGGTAAATCCTCGTGTTCAACTTAGAGCTGTATGTGTAGCGACCTGCAATCGAAAACGGTCCGACCTGCATTCAGCGGCTTTTTCGACCGGAATTAACTGCGACCAGCGCCCACCTCAAACCAGAGATAACTGCGAATGAACCTGCATTCAATCGCGCCGACCTGCATTCCATCGGCGCGAACCAGAATTAACTGCGAGTGACCGGGAGGCGCTGGCCAGATACGGCGCGGGCCATTCGGCCCTTGCGTTGGTCCTATATCGGCAAGCCAGCAGCCAGCATGCGCTCACGGATTTCTGCCGTGCGCTTCGGTTCAAGCTGATTGCTGAACAGCGATCGGATCTCCGATGCCTTAGCGTCGAACTGCTCGACCATGTCCTTGAGCCGGTAGCCATGTCGCGCCAACGTCGGCTCCAGGTCGTCGAGCTGGCGCGACATCACCGTTTCCACCAATTCCGCCGTCACCGGTTTTTCGCCGGTCTGGTAGCCCGCTTCCAGCGCCAATGTTAGATGCAGCTGGACTTGCAGCGGCGTGCGCAGCTTGGTGGCCAGTATGTCGATTGCATCGGCCGTCAAGATCGACTCCGACTCGACCGTGTTGCCGGTACTGACGCCAAGCAGCCAATGAATGTAGTCGCGTTGGCTGCCGGCGATGCCGTCCAACGTGAAGATGTCGGTGCGATAGCCGATTTCTTCCATCGTCGGCCGGCGCAGGTCGTTGCGCAATTTGGGATGGCCCGCCAGGATCACCGACAGCCGGCCGCCGACATCTTCCGCCAGTTCCATCAAGCGTTTCAATCCGATCAGCGTGTGTCCGTTCAGGTCGTGCGCTTCGTCGATGAACAGTGCCACCGGGCGCTTGCCCTTTTTCAGGAGCTCTTGCAGCTCCCGGTCGCGTCGCTCGTTCTGCTTGGGAATCTGAACCAGCTTGTCCTGGGCCAGGTCGTAGTAGAGGGCCGTAATCAGGGTGGCGAGCTTGATGCTGTGCTTTTCCACCGAAATCGATTTGGCGACGGTCACCCGGTTCTCCTCCTTCAGGATCTGCTGCAGGCGGCGCAAGGTGACCTTGGCTGCTTCGAGCCGTTCCACCAGTGTGATCAGGTTCTTGAGCGAGCGGCCTAGCCGGTCCAGGCGCCAGATGACGACGGTGTCACCGGCGCGCAGCACCGTCATCAGTGCGGCCAGGCCAATGCGATCGGCCTTCGCGCCGCTTGCCATGTCCTCGAACATCCGCTCGCAACCGGCCGCCTCCAAGGCATCCCGTTGCAAGTCGAGGTTCTGGTCATCGGTCGATATCCGAGCGTAGCCGAGCAGCATGGCGTCAAGTCCAATTAATCACGGAATTTCAGTGTAGCTGGACTTTGAATCTTGGAAAGGGATGATGGAGCACCGGAATGCAGGATATAGCCACTTTTTGCGGTTTACTTGAGATAGTGCAAAAAACCTCCGTTTTTTGGACTACACTTGGCATAGGCGACCGGTAGCAAACGGCCATTTTCTGCCGCTCGTATCACAGACCAGTTCGATGTTAGATCGGCAATTTGACTGGGGTGCGCTGGTAAGGATACAATACTACACAAGACGATGATGCAGAAGAATGGGATGGGAAAATAGGTTCTTTGAAGCTGTGAAAAAATGAAAACACTCACATGAAAGGGGGTTGGTATGAATACACGATTATTTGCATTCGTCGGAGGAGACATCGGTCTTTGGCGGATCGTTGGAACCGAAACCATAGTTGGCAAGTCACTGCCTGAAGCCAAAAGGCTCAACGTAATATCTGCCTCAGAGTTGCAACCTGAAACCAGTGCGCCCTGGGTACTTCGTGGAATAACAAGCAATGAACGGTATGTCATGCGCGAAGAGAAGAGCGAAATTGTGGCGAAGCAGCAAGGGCTGGCGCGCCCGGAAGCAACTTGCGCAGCGTTGATACCGATCCGAAAAAACGCAGCTTGGTGGGAATTCACGCAAGACGAGCGCCGGAGTGTTTTCGAAAAGTCAAAGCACATCCAAATCGGGCTTAACTACTTGCCTGCAGTAGCGCGCAAGCTCCACCACTGCCGTGACCTCTCAGAAAATGAACCGTTCGATTTTCTCAATTGGTTCGAGTTCGCGCCAGCCCATGAGGCTGAGTTCAACGCATTGCTTTCCGAACTGCGTGCAACAGAGGAATGGAAGTACGTTGACAGAGAGGTCGACATCCGTCTCATGCGAGAAGATGTCTAACCCTTCGTTCAAGCGGACGCCTGACGGCGCCGCTTAACTCAAACGTTGGGCGTCATAAACGCATGAGTGACTCCACCACAATCATCATCTGGGTCGGCCTGACGTTCGTCGCCGCGGGCTTGATCAAAGGCGTTGTTGGTATGGGCCTCCCCACGGTCGCGATGGGCGTGCTCAGTCTCGTCATGGCGCCGGCTTCTGCCGCAGCGATGTTGATTGTTCCATCCCTCGTTACAAATGTCTGGCAGTTGCTGGCAGGGCCGGCGTTTGGAGCGCTACTTCGACGGCTGGCAACAATGATGGTTGCAGTCTTCGCAGGGACCATCCTTGGTATCGGTGTGCTCACTGGGCAGTCAGCATCATTGGCGGGTGCGGCGCTCGGAGCCGTCTTGGCGCTCTATGGGGTAGTCGGCCTCGCCGCGCCCCGCTTCACGGTTCCCGCGAAAGTCGAGCCTTGGCTCTCGCCCCTGATCGGTCTTGTCACAGGCCTTGTCACCGGCGCAACGGGAGTCTTCGTCATACCAGCGGTCCCTTACCTCAATTCTCTTGGCCTGGCGAAGGAAGATCTCATTCAAGCACTTGGGCTCTCCTTTACTGTCTCCACTGTTGCGCTTGCGTGTGCCCTGGGTCTGAGTGGTCAATTTCAGCTCACAGCAGCCTCGAACTCGCTCCTGGCTGTTGTGCCCGCCTTGGCGGGTATGTTCATCGGGCAGCGCGTACGCAGTAAGCTCCAGCCAGAGATGTTTCGCAGGTGGTTCTTTATTGGCCTCGTCGTACTTGGTGTTTACATGCTCGCCCGCGTGCTTGGTACGAGATGACGCCCAACCACCGCATCGAGACGGACCGTCACCAGCGGCGCTCCGCGCCACTGGCTCCGTCCGCTAATGCGGGACGTTGAGCGGCAGCTTACTTTCATGGCCACTGGCGCCTTTGGGTCGAAACTGGCCATCCAGGAAACAAATTTTTGCATGGAACAACCTGCCCCTTTTCAATATTTCAGTCGCAGTTAATTCTGGTTGGCGGCGATGAAATGCAGGTCAGCGCGATTGAATGCAGGTTCATTCGCAGTTATCTTTGGTTTGAGGTGGGCGCTGGTCGCAGTTAATTCTGGTCAAAAAAGCCGCTGAATGCAGGTCGGAGCTATTTCAAACGCAGGTCGCTACATGTATGTACTGATATGTGGGCATCTGGCGAATATACAGGCAAGGACATTCGGGCAAAAATGGGCGAAAAATTTCCATTTGCCAGCCTTGGCGCAATGTATGGTCATTTCTCTAAAGTTGGTGTTAGAAAGGGAAGTAAAGAGAGCGACTGAGGTCGCTCTCTAGTGATTTACGCGTCAGCTGGCTCTAATTCGTCCTTTGACTTCATCTTCGCCTGAATCGACTTAATAGCCTTCACGATTTCGCTCAAATCCTTCTCGCGGTACATATCGACGATCTGGGACTTTGTATACTTCTTGTCGCCAATCTCGATGCGCCCGGTGGACGTCTTCGGAATGTATCCCTTATCAAGCATGTACTCTACAAGCGATTCTACGACGTCCAGACCACGCGAAGGGTCGAAGTAGAAGTTCCATTCACATTTCTGGAACGGTGGCGCCACTTTGTTTTTGACGCACTCTGCTTTAACCAACTGACCAACACGATCGCCGCCTTCTTTCAACTGACCGCCACCCAGCTTGATGCGGACGGAAGCGTAGAATTTCGGAGAGTCGCCGCCTGGGGAAGTGGTAGGGTCTCCGAACATTACGCCCATTTTTGTACGAACTTGGTTCAGGAAAATGAGACAGGCATTGTATTTCTGCGCCCACTTAGCCAGCGTTGGTAGATTTGCCGAAGTCGCGCGAGCCAGTGCCGTGTTGTCGTTCATATTCAGCTCGTCTTTCTCTTTGGCCGTGCCATCCGCCATCTTCTCGAACTTCTCGAACTTCTGGCGCGGAACCATTGAGGCCAGCGAGTCATAGACAATGACGATGGGCGCTTCAGCTGGGATCAGACTCTCCTTGCGAACCAGAGATAAGATTTGCCCGGTCAAGTCGATGGCGTCCTCAAAGGTGTCTGGCTGCTTATAGACCCAATTACCTTCATCTTCATCAGATTGAAGTCCCATAACTTCAGCCAGACCAACGTCAAAACTGTTTTCATGATCGAGGAATACGGCGATACCTCCGACCTTCTGCGCTGCAATCATCGCGCGGGTTGCGAGGAAAGTTTTGCCTGCAGACGGAGGTCCAAAAATCTCCACAATACGCCCACAAGGAAGACCGCCTTCCAGATCACCAGAAACGGCTTCGTTTAACGGGGGAAAACCGGTGTCCAGCCATTGCTCGACTTTCTGGATCTCATCATTTCCGCCGATACGTTTTTTCATGGCTACTGCTAATGGTGACTTTTTCATGTGTTTTCCTTTGGTTTTATTTAGTTATGCCGATTTCTTTCTCGGCTTGTTCACGATTAAACGTGATGGTGTCGCAGTTCATCATTTTTGCGGATCGCTCAATGATGGTGAGAATATGGCCTTTCACGATATCTACTTCACGCGCTGTCAGAGCGATTTTGTGACCGACGATGCACGCGTTAAAATCAGACACGACATACTCGCCATAGGTGAAGACTAACTCCTTCGCCAGCGCGGTCGGCGTAGTGGATTTTCCAGTAATAATTGACGCAATCATTCAGCCACCAACCCGCAGCGCTTAACGAACGGCACGACAAAAACATCCAGATCGCTGAGGATTGACTGGAAATTTAACTGCATACAGATTTGCTTAAATGCTTCCAGACTTTGCTCACCGCGAATAATTTCCAGCTTCTCCGGGGCGAATTTGGTGTCGATGAGATCCATCAACTTAATATTCCGCATAAACGCCTCCAACATCCGACAGCCGGTTTTCTCATTGAAAGCGTTCTTTGCCAGGTTATTCACTGCCGTTTTGTTGCGACCTTTGTCCATGACAATAGATCCATCGCAAATCCCCTTAACCAGCGTAACAATGGAGCCATACTCGTTAATCAGATCCATCGCGCCTTTGTCACCAATGCCACCGACTTGCTGAATGTTGTCCGACTTGTCACCCTGCAGCGCTTTACCTTCCAGATAGCCGCGAGGCGTTGGGTAGCCAGTCAACTCAGAAAACGCCTCGATATTGATGCGCTTATGCTTAGCGTCTTCTCGCAGACTGACCCATGTTACCTTTTCGTCAACCAACTGAATCCAGTCGGAGTCCGCGGTTAACAGGTAGATGTGCTCGACGTCTTTCGACGCAACATAACGCTTCTTCAGAATTCCGGCCAAATCGTCAGCTTCACCGTCGATTGCGGTAATCTGATCAACACCCAGCGAGGTGATTGCTTTTTTGATGAAGGGCTTTTGGACTGCAAAACCTTCTTTCATCTGTTTCATTTCTGCGTTGTCGTCACGATTGGCTTTGTAGTCCGGGTAAAACTCGCGACGCTTGTCGCTGAAACCATCCCACAGAACTATTGGTCGAGCCTTCAGAAGCGAAGCATAGCGGCGCATGTTGGTGATAAAACCAAACACTGCGTGGGTCTCCATATCGCCGCTATGGAGTTTTTTTGGTTGCTGCTGGTGGTAGTAACCGAGGCTATTTCCGTCGATTATTAAAATGTTCACGGCATTGTTCTCCACGAATAAATAAGGCGTCCGAAGACGCCTTTAAAATCAACGGCTGGCTTACATTGAAAGCGCGTTAAGTTGCGCGTAAATGTCATCCAGATCTTCGTTTTCCGGCTCAGCTGCTGGCTCGCTTGCTGGCGCTTCTTTTACTTCTTTTACCTCTTTCTCTTCTGGCTCGAATACGGCTTCTTTCGCGTATTCAACTTCTTTATCCAGCAAAGAGGCTTCGGCAGTTGAGTCATCAACTCCGGTAATGGTCATGCCCGGAAGAGATGCAGCTGCTTTGCCGGTTGGGGTTGGCAGAGCGCCGGCGCTTGAACCCATAGACGCTGGCAGTGCGATGCCGGTCGCGCGAGCAATCATTTTGGAGGTCGCCATCAGTTTTGTCGGATCGGTCTGGTTTACAAACTGTTCCAGAGACGGTTGGTTATCCCAGAACTTAGCCGGAACGGCTGTTTTGTTTTTACGCATCGGCTTGACTTTGTAATCAGTATCCAGACCAGAGCCGGTGCGAGTAATTTGATACGCGTAACCTTTTTCGCGGCTCAGCGGCTCGCCGATCTCATCGTTCATATCCTGCATAATGGCGTCCATCAGGTCGTCAAACACGGACATAGGCATATCGATGAGAGAAGTCTTGTCGGTGTCGCTGAAGTCTTCTTTCTGAGACCACATGCCGACAACAGCCATGCGCGGAGAGGCACGCATATCGTCAATGACTTTTTCCATGGCTTTGTTGCCTTTGTACTTCGCTTTAGCTTCCATAACCATTTCGCACATTTCGCACGGCTTATCATGGGTATGCTGAAAGCACAGATGAGCGCTGTATACGTCCTTCCCATCTTCGCCTTTAGATTTGGCATAGTGAATGCCGTACTTGTGAGAGAATGGAATATTGTCAGGGTCGTCTTTGTTCAGGATGATACGAACGTAGTTTTCGCCTGGTTGCATCTTTTGCAGATCGTTCCCGCGATTGCCGCGTGCGTTTTTCGCAACTTCTTGGCTTTTCTTCAGAAGGTTCATTAAAGCGGACATGTGTTTTCCTTTATTGTTAATGGCTTTTATTGCACTTGGTTATGATAGATAAGCGATCACTTATTATCAAGATACATTTTTAGGGGCGTTGAATCGTTCAACACCTGTTCTTTCGTATTCGGAAATTGCCTTTTTAGACGCCTGAACGATCATGTCTCGACGGTGTCCGAGCGCGTTAACAACCTGCTTGTAAAACTCAGCGAGGTACTTCGCGTCATCGTACTTTTGACGAGCCGAAAGATACGCCGGAGACGACTTTATTTTGGCTTCAATGGTCGATTCGCTGATCTTCACACCGTCGAAACTCAGACCGGCACGCGTCGTCGAATAGAGTCGCGCTTCGATGGATTCTAAATCTCGCTTTGCAGCATTCGCGGCGCTTTCAGCCTCAACCTGTTTAAAACCATAAATGGCGACAAGCTCCGGCTGACGACGCCAGACAGCGTCCAAATCATGCGTATCAAGCCTGATGTCATCCATCACTTCTTTGATGATCGCCTTATCCATTACCAGCTCCAGAAAGCGCTAATAAACAGTCCAATCGGCCAGAAGATGCAGCCGATTATCTTCAGCTCAACATCACCGCAACTCGCCGCTTCAGACCAGATTTTCGCGAAACCGATGCCAGCGATTAAGTAGGCTAAAACGAACATTGGAATGGTTAAATCCATAGTAAATCCTTACTTATCTTTGAGCTTAAATATTAACACGAACAATTAGGCTACGTACATTTCTGCCAGCGTTCTTTTTCCGACTCCGCGCCCGGTAATGGCTATACGCTGAGCACGCTGGAGACGGTAGTCTTTGACGCTGGCCGCTTTATCTACCTCGACAAATTCCTCCGCAACCTTTGATATCAGTCGGTCTCGATAAGCCTCAAACTCAGCAAGGTGTTTTTTGACATTGCTTGATTTAGCTATCACAGCGACATAATCTCGAACCATCGGGTCGCGCACACGCTTCAGAATCATCTTTGCTGCGCTACGTGCTGCGCTATTCTCCCGGCGCCCATCAAGCTCCGCCTGCCGCATAGCGAGACGAATGGTGACGGGACAGTCTGCGAACTCCCAGAATGCTGACTTATTCAGAGCGATAATTGCCTTATCGATAAACTCCTGTGACACTGTAACCTCACTCATGACAATGCCTCCTTAATGTCTTCCATAATAAGCTCCAATTTCTCACCTTCTTCCGGTCTGAAGTGAAGTATGCCCGGATTGAATCCGTAAAATACGGTCAAGTCCATTGCGCCAAAGTATTCCTTACGTCCGACCAAATCCGTTGCCTTGGTTTTGTCGTTGAAGAGACTGGCCGATAGGCGACCACACGTCAGGACGTAGGTTGGTTTAACCAGCTCAAGCTCTTTCTTCATAAACTCGATGTAGGTGTTCTCTGCGTCGCGGGACAGTGGCAACTTCTTATCCTGCTTAATGACGCCGGTAACGTACACCTCGCTCATGCGCAGATCGCCATTAACGAGCATTTTCGCCTTAAAATCTTCGTAGCCGTTCTCCATGAAGATCCCCGTCCTGATATCGTTGCCATTTGCTGTGTCGAGGACAATCATTATTTTTGGCGATACGCCGATATGCGGAGTAACCAGATCTTCGCCCACCCCGACCTCTTTACGCAGCTCTTCCATCAACATTGACACTTCAGCCTGGCGTTTCGGATTCATCTCGAACGGGCGACTCACTTTTACCGCATCGATAATGAGGCTTCCCATCAGCTCTGATTGAGCCTTGCGGCGGGATTCCGCCATCGCTGGCTCGCTGCCAGGCTCAATACTGGCAAATGCACCAACGGCTTCCAGAGCCTCCTGAACCCGGATATTGCAAAGTCTGGCCTCTATCGCTTCCTTGAATTGTGCTCGCGACTCAAACTTACCACCTACACGCTCGCGAGCACGCATAATGGCTAAGCTGCCTTTTTCAGAACAACCTTTGACAGCTGAGAAGGGGGCATATAGCGCCGCCCGGCCATCCTTCAGTTCGACTATTTCGATGCGGTCAGTTGAGAGATTGATGTCTGGCGGCATCACAATAACGCCGCGTGCCAGTGCATCCTTTACAACAGCTCGGTGTTTTTCATCATCCTGAATTGTCAGTGCGGCGGCGAAGAATGCAGCCGGATGGTGAGTCTTCAGATACATTGCCTGGTAGCTGATTGCGGTATAGGCCACGGCGTGTGATTTGTTAAAGCCATACGACCCGAATTTCTCGAAAGCATCCCAGACCTCTTTTGCTTTTGATTCGCTGAGTCCGGGCTTCTCTGAGATGATTTTAGTAATCTTCATGTGTTTTCCTTTGTCATTAAACAAGTTGTTTTCAGAAACTAAAAAACAACTTGTTTTCACATTTTACTTATTACTTAGAGGTGTCAAATTCAATAATGTCGGCATCTTCTTTCATGGCTTGCTCGACAGTGCGCTTCTTACCATCAGAGCACGGATGAAGCGCGGCGCGATGAACAGTGACAATCTGGCCGTCGTCAGTCTGGACTTCCAACCAACCAAGCTGCGCACGATCTGAAAAGTCGGCGCCAATCTTTTTCATCTTCTCGATGTCTTTTTTACCAATCGCCTTCCTTACCATATCTGCTTCCGACAGAGAGAAGCCGGCGAGGATCTGCGACGCTTTCATGATTTGTTCCTGATAGACCAAAACCCCGTTGGTTTCTTTGGTCAATTCGTCAAGGCTTGGGTGAAGTGAGTGAGCGTCCTCATAACCACGCGCAACGCTGACGTAGGTGTCCATCATGCCGGACTGCATTGGGCCTGGGCGATATAGCGCGGTAGTTGCGACGGCCATTTCAAACGACATTGGTTTGATGCCGCTTCCAAGGTTTTTAAGCAGGTTTCTCATGCCGCCAGACTCGAACTGGAACACGCCAGTTGTTTCACCCAACGCCATACCCTCAAGGACGCGTTTATCATCGAGAGGGATTGCGTCGAGGTTAACGTCGATCCCCTCGTTCTCTTTGATGTAGCGTTTAGCGAGAGCCAGTAAATCGAGCGTAGCCAGCCCTAACACGTCCAGCTTGATAAGCCCCATTGATTCACAGAAACGCTTGTCAAACGCGATACAGCGCACCCCGTTGCGTAACTCGACTGGTGTTCGCTCAGTCAGTGGTACGCCAGAAACGATGACACCCGCGGCGTGCTTACCATAGCTGCGCATCAGTGACTGGAGTTTGCACGCGGCGTCGAATGCTTCCGGGTTTGCTTTCGCGTATTTGTCGAGGGCGCCCAGCTGCTCGCGCGTCTCTTCGAGAGTTAATCCCTCATCATCGAATGGCTTCAGCTGCTTAGATACCGCCATATCTTCCGTTGACACGCCGTAGATACGTGCCGTGTCACGTAGTGCCGACGCCATACCCAGATAAGAGAAGTTAGGAATGCCGGCCACGTATTTTTCGCCGTAGTGCTCTTCGAGATATTCAAGTACCCGAGGTCGTTGCGCCTGACTGAAGTCCAGATCCGCGTCAGGCAAGTCCAGACGTTCAGGGTTGATGAAACGCTCAAACAGGAGACCGTGGCGTAGCGGGTCGATGTTGGTGATCCCAATCGCCCACGCAACAAGTGAACCGGCTGACGATCCACGACCTGGCCCGACCGGGATATCCTGTTTACGCGCCCATGACAGTAGATTTTCAACCATCAGGAAGTAGCCGCAGAACCCCAACTTTTTCAAAACACTCAACTCATAACGTAGACGGTTGATGTAAACCTGATACTGCTCTGCTGGTGGCTTCCAACCAAATTCAAGCGTTGTTAAACGACGCTTCAATCCTTCTGCCGCCATTCGCGTCAACGTATCACCCTCATCTTCCGCCATAACTGGCAAACTGACCGGCATCTCATGCCAGCGCCAGCTGCACGCCGCAATGATTTCGTCCTGAGTCTCGTTAACCATCGCGGAACTAATGCCCTCGATACCCATGCGTTTCGAGAATTCCATCAAGCGAACCAGCAAATGCTTGCGGTTCTGGATAGAGTTGTCGCGCTGGTGTGGGATGTGAAAACGATATGGCTGATCCGTTTTGATGTTATTGATAACCATATGCGCAATGTCGCGCAGGTCTGCGTCCTCTTCTTTCTCGTAATAAGCTGGATAGAACGCAACAGGGGCGATTTTAAGCGCATTAGCCACCTTCATCGCCTTCATGTTCAACTGATCGTAGAGAGGCGTAGCAATCGGATACACAACGCTGTAGAAGTTGTCACGACCACCAACCTCCAGCAATTTAGTCAGGATTTTAACGAAGTCCTGCCGATGAAATATGCTATCGCGATCAGACGTCAGTAGAAGGATGTTGCCCTTTGAATACGTTTCGGCCAGCTGCTCCAACGAGATGCGCGGGAAAAAGTGAAACTGCTCGCGGCGGTTGCCCAACGTCATCAGCTCACAGAGATCTTTGTATCCTTCATCGTTCTTTATCAGCGCGGTGAAGCTGTACAGGCGCCCAAGTTTGCATACCGGGATCTCTGAACCTTCCTCTTTGGCTTTTCTGACCGCTGCTTCATAAAAAGGATTGTCACTAATGACCAGACGGACGCCGCAAATAACAGCCAGGTCATCGCCAGCCGACTGCTGCAGCGGGATGATTGAAGCCAGACTCATTGTGTCTGCGCTGATAATGGCTGAATAACCTAACTCTTTCGCAGCCTTCGCTACGCGGCTTGCTTTCAGCGCCGATTCACCAAGAGAAAAATCGGTGCGTACCATTAATGCCTTCATGTGCTTTCCTTCGTGGTTCTTTTTTTATTTTTAACGCTGTCAATCGGGAATCCGACAAACTTCCCAAACATAGCCTCAATGTTTTTACGGGCTTCATCATGACAGCGAGATCTGTCACCACATCGGGCGCAGATCTCGCTTTTTTCTGAGGCTGTCAATGCTGAGCCAAAGCAACCTTTATTCATCACCAAAGACGCGCTGCGCAATCTCGGTTGCGGATACCGCACTGGTGGACGGTAATTTATTGATGAAAGACTTCGTAACGCCTTTCTTGAAGTTTTTGTGCGCCATCCCGATCATTGCTGCATTGCGCAGTTCACGCGGCCCGATGGGTTGGCTAATATTTCCTGCCTCATACCCGCTACGGATTCGGGTTGCGAAATCGATAAGCATGGTCGCGTACACTTTCGGTAAACCCATTTTCTCCAGCATCGCGGACTCATGAGACCTGTCCATGTACTTGACGTGTGAGACGATGCCGAAACGAGAGAAGTTAGCTGCGTTCTGGATATTCGTGCCCTGATACAATCCAGTTTCATCACCGGAACCATTGGTGTTGCCAGTTCCGATGAAAGCGAATCGTTTATGCGGTTCGACGTAGCGCCACTCCGGGGTCGCTTCTTTGATGATCAGTGGCTCACCTTCCAGCACTGGCTGGTAAACGCCAAGGATTTGCGGGAACGCGAAATCATATTCATCTGCCAGATAAACCCACCCGTTACGCATTGCACTTGCCAGAAGACCTGGCTCGAAATAAGTCGCACCACTGCGCACAAGAATTTGTCCGCAGATATGCGACTCTTCAGTGGACGCGGTGTGCTGCGCACGGATGATAGGGCGGTTTAGTCGAGCGCAAAGCTGAGTTGGCAGCGTGCTCTTGCCGGTTCCTGCGTGACCCCATAGATACCCAGGGATACGCATCTCGATCATCATAAGCACGTCTTTGAGCAACTCGATGTCGCCGAACACATAGTCAGGATTCGCTTTTGGCACGAATTCCGGGAATGGCTTGTTGATGTTTACGGTGATGCGCAAAGGTTCGCCAGATGCCGTCTTCAATAAGTCAGCATCGAGACCGAGTATTTCATGCACTGCAACCTTTTCGACCATGTAGTCTTCGAAACCGGCATATCCGACGTGAGTCACAGATGACTCTTCTTTCTTTTTGACCTGGTGCTCTTTTAGACGTTTGGCGGCGGCGGCAGACATGGTCGGCGCTTCGGGGAATGCAGCAACATAGATTTTCATCAATTCATTAGGCGTCTTGTTTTCGTGCTCTTTCGGGATGCTAGAGCATTTTTTCCCAATAAAATGAGAACCGACATGATGGGTCTCGCCGCCACACCATTTGCACGAAATAGGCTTTTCTTCGATCTCGCGAGATTTTTCTTGTTCAGCGACTGTTTTGTTCTGCATTTCGACCGACATGTGTTTTCCTTTTGAAGTAGTTCTGATGTGTCAATGATACTTATATATAACAGGCAAGGAAATAAGTATTTACTTATCATCCTTGCCCAAAAAAACAGCTACGAAAGTAGGCGTTGCATTTGCTTGATGAGCGTTTCGGCTAAATCACCAACATTGTTCAGACAGATGTTGTCGCGGTAGAAGTGACGCGGAGCGTCTGTCAAAATCCCGATCCCCAGAAGATGGATATCGGTATCCTGCTCAATCTGTTTTGTGACCATTTTCAGGTGGCCAGTCAAACCACGCCCCTGAGCCGCTGGGCTTCCGTCACTAAGCACAATCATGATTTTGCGATCTTCCTGGCGGCCAGAGAAATGTTGAAGCAAGGCCAGTATGCTTTCTCCATCGATATTTTCAGCCAGTATCATCGTACCTGCGAGAGCGCCAAGGTTGCATATCGTTTGTTTGCTGGATATCGGCGTCTCCCACCCCTTGATAATTGGCAGAAAAAGCGCTTCAGAGCGGTTAAACTCGGACTTCCCAGGCATCGCCAGAGAAGATGTTGTGAAGCCGGTTATCATAGTTTTCACGTTGATACGCGCCAATGCATCCGCCAGTGTGTAGGCTGCTGCACAAGCTGTCTTGATTTTTTGCCCTCTCATGGAGCCAGACATATCAATAACAATCTGCACGCATGAGTTGACCGCGCGTTTGACCTCCAGCTTGCGAAAAACTCGGTCATCATCGACGGACAGGCGATACAGACTTGGGCCATGCAGTCGGCCGCGACGCTGACCTGGAACAAACTGATTGCGGTTCTGGCTGGCTATCGTTCGCTCAAGATCTTTAGCGAGTGTCGCGACGAAGTCATCGCCAATTAGAGGCTTAATATTCTTATTGAAGACGGCCTCATGTTTTGGGATCACCATGTAGTTATCAGCGTCACCGTACATGTGGAACCCTTTCGGCGAAGTGGCCAGAACGTTTCTGAAGAACTCCGATGCGTGCTCAAGCCTCCCCATAAAGTCGTAAGTGCGCTCATACGGACGATAGCCGGTCGACAATTCGGATTCACTGGAAATAATCATCTTCATTGCCCCTTCCATAGACATATCCATGGCGCCTTTTGGTAGTTTGGTCGACTCCAGCTTTTCCAGATCGCCTTTTGTTGGTTTGGGAATATCACCCGTTCCGCTTTCTGCATCGCTCGGTTCGTCCCCGATACCATCTGACTTTTTGTCTTCTTCGGATTCAGCAGAACCGCCATCTCCTGCATCGGCCGATGCAGCTTCACTTCCTTCGCTCTCGGATGATTCCGGGGAACCCTTTTCCTCCCCATCTCCAGGTGCGTCTGATTGTTCTTGCTCGTCAGACTCATCATGCCAGGGCAGATCGCTGCCACTACCACAATCGTCTTCGGACGGTTCGCTTGACGATTTCCCTTTTCCTTTTTCTTTGCTATCTGAACCGTCAGGTTCTTTGCTTTCCATTGGCTTGTCGACCAGCAGTCGGACAATTAGCGCGGCCACTGCCACACTGTCGCTCGTGCTGCTTATTTTGGGGATCATCTTATCGACACCATGTTTAATCAGGATTGATACCGGCTCTTTAACGCTTTCCCAGCGGTCTTCCATGTAGTCGATGAACGGCGTTTGATCATTCCAAGCACGCAGCACGGGAACCAGATAGAACTCCATAAACATACGGGTCTGATCGCCCAGCTTTTCAGCAATGGCCTCCATTTCTTTAGGAATGAAAACCGTATCGATGACATGCTTTTGTGTGTTGATGAGGTTTGCTCTGGAGCCTTTGAACATCTCCCCCATTTTTCGCTCAATGAAGGTGTCTTCTACGGCGTTCCAGACGAAGCTGGTGGCTTTCGTACTGTCTGTGAAAAGGACGTGAGCGACTTCGTGGTCGATGAATCCGCGTATCGCCATCAGAAACTTGTCGCTGGCGTCATCGGGTATGGATGGTATGCAGATGCAGAGTGGTTCGCCGGCTTTGTTGTATTCAACATATGCTTTATCTCCACGTTCTATGACGGGGATGTTGCGTGCAACCAGCATTGAAACGACGTTTTTAATCGCTTCGCGAAACTTAGTGATATCTTTAACTGAAGTCTTTTTCATAATATACCCATAAATAAATGCTTACTATTTATGGGTATGATAGTCATAATCAATGAAAGTATAAAGTCAAAAAGGAAGGGTAAATCTTAGTTGGTGTGAATGCAAATGAGAGTGTAGTTCGAAATTCCCTGTACTAAAGTGAACTCCTTATCTAGATGATTAATATGGAAAAAAAGATCATCGGAGTCTGCTATGTGCCCATCTTTCGCGCCCAGTTCACAAATGATATCGGCTCCAATCTGGTCACTCAAAGATATTGCTGATAGTTTTGTCGCCGAGGACATCCAGTTCAAAATTGCATTCATGTTAATACCATTAAATAGTTTATTGCTTATTAGTATGTCTTAAATAATTCATGTCAAAGTTACTATTATTTTTTTAAGATTACAACAAATTTGCATCAAAAAAGCAGAGTTAGCCTATTGATTTTTATTCTATTTTGTGGTTATTTAGCGCCGTCGCCCAAAGTTGGCGGTGTGGGTTTACATTTTTGGTTCAGTGGTTTAGTCTTGAACAATACGTAAATATGTGATTACTTACTAAAATGATTTAATAGTATGTGGTTACTTACTAAAATAATTCAATACAAGGCAGACTATAACATGTACGAACCCAAAGGGCGTTACCGTCCGTTTATGACCGCAGCGATGCTCACCTGTGGCAAAACACAAGCTCAGATTGCAAAAGAAGTTGGATTTGAGAACGCAAACAACATTTCTCTCATCAAATCTGGCCGTGCTCATCTTTCGTTAGACAAGGTCATCCCATTCGCGAGAGCTGTTGGTGCGCCGCCAGACGATTTTATGATGATGTACTTATCCGAGAGATTCCCCGAAATCTATGAATTTGTTAAAAAAATAAAGAATGAAAATGATGCTCTGAAGAGTAAGTTAGGTATTACTGATTGATCTTACATGTTTCAATTAAGAATTCAGAATATGCTGACATTGCCTCGGACATTCGGTCAAGATAGTCGTGTCTGTCATAGACGCGATCTATTCCCTCAAGACTGTGGTTCATGATTTTACGAGCCACGTCTTGCTCTACACCAAGTCGAGAGAGTGTGCTTCTGGCCGTTCTTCGTAAATCTCTGATTTCGAAGGGGGCCGGGATGTTATCGGAAAGATAACCTCTACTCATAATTCTTCTTGATGCCTGAGCTATCAGAACCTTGGATGCAGGCTTCGTCACATTCTTTGGGGAGGGAACTAGCCACTCGCTATTCCCGGCTGCGGCCATCATTTTATTAATGCACAGCTTCATTATGGGGCTAATGGGTAGTGAATGTTCACGACCAGACTTATTCCTACTACCCTGATTCCATACATCATTATTGAGATCGAATTCAGCTCGTTTAGCCCGGAGCACTTCATCCGGCCGTCTGGCTGAGCAGAGCACGAAACGCGCGGCCCAACGCGTGCTCTCTGAAACATCGGCAAAGTCCCACATGTGCCAAAATTTTTCCAGCTCATCATCCGACAACACACGCTCCCGCGGTCTTGGCTTCAGTCCACCGGCTACTTTGTTAAGAGACATCGCTCCAAGTGGGGAGGTCTCGATCACACCCTGGAACTCACACCACCCAAGGAACTGTTTTAAAACAGAAAAAACGCGCCGGCTTTGTACTAACTTGCCATCCAACACCAGGGCATTAATTAGTCTGTTAACTGTGAGGCGGTTGATGTCCGAAACTTTTTTGTCGCCGATAACCGGCATGGCGTGAACGAGAATGCAGTGAACACCCAGCTCAGGACGCCGCCGAGTCACAAGGAGTGATAAACGCGTGAAAAACATAAAGGCTTCACTGAATTTCGAATCGGCATCCATGGCCATCATTTGTGAGCCGGTCATGGTTTGGCAGCGCTGGAGATATTGAACTGTTTCAGCAGAACAATTTTCCAAAGCTTTATCGATCTCGAACGAATTTAACATCGCCGCCTCCATGTAACTGTATGCATATACAGTATTTAACGGTATTTTATCAGTAAGGTCAACCCAGAATAACCGTTTTTTTCCTGTGATTCCATACTCTATAGGTATGGAATCACAAAAGGGCGTTTTGATGAAATCTGATGGTCTTTATGGGACTCTGTCTTGCAGATTAACGGGAGTGAAAAGCCTCTGCGTAGGCTGAAAAGCGAGAAATTAGTTGAGTGTTTGCTGCACTCATTAGGTCATGCGCTGGAGTTACAAGAGCCAGAATGGAATAGCTCGAAGGGTTCCACATATGCTGGGTGTAAACCAGGTACGTGTTACTTTTCTTTTGACGATCGGGTATGCCGTGGGGCCACGGCGCTTCGCTCGGCAACTTGATATGAACGCGAGACAACTGTGCCTCTACTGCGTAAGAGGGGAAAGTGAAAATGGCATCGTTGCCGAAAATATTCGTTGTGACGTTTTTCGTCTTACAATAAATAAATTCGGCTTTGAGTTGGCTTTCTAAATCGGGGTACTTTTTGAAAGTTGGGTCTAAAAACTCGGATCTTGTATCCGGGTTAAATTCGACAATCAATGCCATTTAGCCGCAGCCCTTGTACCACGTTCCGCTAGTAATGTCAGTGCATCGTGGTTGATGTTTGACTCACGATACGGGCTGACGTTCAGTATCTGATTTAACAGGTTGTCCAGATTTTTTGCATTGTGTCGTGCTTCTGCGATCGCTCTGCAAAGTTTGTACTGCATCGAGTCTTTGGGGAATGAACGGATCACCGAAACATCTGGCAGTTCCTGGAATAAAAATTCAGCAATAGCCAAGGCTCCGATGATGTCTGCACGCATCCCCTCAGCAGCCATTTTTGCCGCTTCATAGTCGCGTTCTGCAAGTTCATCAATGTGCGCGTAAAGACGACGACCTTCTGCAGTTACCTCATTCATCTTCTTGATGTTTGACATAACTTCCTCGCTGAACGATACGCCGATGCCAGGGGCAACGATGTGCTGAGCGCATACAGTTTCTTTAGCGCACGATTCATGCGTTATCCCGGATAAGGCAAGCGCCAAAACCATTGCAATGTTTGTGATTGATTCTTTCATAATTTTTACCGCCCGCATTTTGCTGGCTATGTACAACACTTGTCATTCTATACTGTAGCGCAGTGCAAGTAAAACCACAGTTTTTACCACTTATCAAAGCCGAACTCATCCTTTTCACGCAGAAGCGGCTCACCACGATACCGGTGCCCCTTCAACGAATCGTGCTTCGTCGGCACTTCGTCATAATCTACGGCCGTCTCGAAAAAGTGGTTCGCCTCTGCTGGGTCAGCGAAACACCAGCGATAACGAAAGGGCGAAAATTCGTCAATATCCATACAGACCGACGTTGTAAAAACAAGCCTTAGCACACCGATCCAACTACCGTCTTCGAGCTGGCGTACTCTCAAAAACCCCTGTTCCAGCAGGAACTCGCGAATTTGCTCTGGGGGTAATCTATCAAACATCAGCATCAAGCCTTTTCTTCAATTCGTTGTAAATTTCATCACGTCTATCCACGGCAACAACGCTTACAACAACGCTAACTTCCCCGTTCTCGTCGTCTCTGACTGTATAGGCCAGACGATAACCGTCATTCTTTAGCTTAATCTTGTAGCAATTGTGTTTAAGCGATAGCCTATTTTTCGGCATTGTCAAGGCATCAAGAGACTCCATACGCTTTGCCAATGCCTTCTTAAACTTCTCTCTTATTGGCGCCGGGATAGAATTCCACTCTTCAAGAGCAAGTTTTTTGAACGTAAGTTTTACCTTGAAACCACTACTCATTACAGCTGATCCAGACTGACTTCAACCTCTTCATCGTCCAGTCTACCCACGGCCTTCTCAAGAAGCATCTGGTCGCCAATATGGTCGATCATAAGAGCAAACAGTGCTGGCGGGACGCAGTAAAAAGCAGGTTTATTGTGGCTAAGTACAGCCACAGGCTCGCCATTAGACTCGCTCATAGCGGCAGAAGGGTTCTTTTTAAACTCGCTAATGGAAGATGTGCGCTTGGCTAGAACAGTTTCAGTAAACATAATCACCTCTAAATAGTGCTAAATTTAGAGCTAATTTAGTCTCTTTTTTTGTGTGTGTCCACAAAGAAAAAAAGGGACCGAATGGCCCCTTTGTCTTACAGGATGGAGGTTAAAGTAACCAGTTCCGTGTAGCCGCCAATCGGCTCGCCCTCGACGAAGATCTGCGGAACCGTTCGCACCGGCTTCCCCACTAACTCACCCAGCGCAGCGGCATCAATGCCAGCTTCAACGATATCGATATACTCATAGTCACCATGACCCTGAGATTTTAACTGCTTAGCCAGCTCTACCGCACGTTTGCAGTAAGAGCAGCTGTCCTTTCCATAAATAACGATTTTCATGCTTTCCCTTAGCAAGATAAAGATGTGATATTTCGACCGAAGCCAGTGATGTCTCCTTCCAGCTTGTGCAACGCCATGCCAATATTCGACACTTGCACCGGTGGCGTAACTTTATTGAAGACGGTTTGTAGATGCTCTTTGATGCTATCCCACTGCGCCTCCGTTGGACGCTCGTCGCCAAGCTCAACGAACCCCTGAAGCCAATATGCAAACTGTTCTGGTGTCATATCAGCCTCAAAAAGTGGTCGGTTTTGCGATGCTGCGGATCACGGCCATAAAGCCTTTCTGCAGGTCAGTTTTACCGATAGCCAGCCAGCGTTTATCCGGCAGCTGAAGTGAGTTTTTGGCAAACTCCGCACGTTCCAGTTTCTCGACGAACTCACCCACTTTCTGGGCCAGCTCTTTGCCTTCGTTCATCAGAGCGATTTCTTCGGCCGACAGGTCGCGATAGCCTTTAATTTTGGTGTGCTGATCTTTCACGGCACCATCTCCACAATTACCCAATCCTCGGCCAGCATGTCAGTCTGGGATGCCAGCCATGGCACAAATTTGCCGTCAGCTGTTTTCATACCAATCCAGGGCGCCAGCTCCAGATCGCGAGCAATGCCGCAAGCGACGTCGTATTGTTTACCGGACACCATGCGCAAGAACATACCTTTGCCGTTCCAACCTTTGCGAGCTACGCGATGGCCATCTTTCAGCATCTCGATTGCGATGCCAAAAGATGCACCTACCCTGGCGGCGTGAATAGTGGTTTCGACTGATAAATAGCCCGATTCAAACGGGCCTTTTGGTGAGTAGGACTCATAGCCGTTTTCATAGCGGACGAAATATCCACCAACTTGAGGCTGGTGCTTGTCGAGATAAGCCTGATCTACTTCGACTTTTGCCACATGCTTGCGGAAGGATAACAGCATTGTCTGCCCCTCGATTTTCGCAATCTCAGCCGCTTCCACGATTTTAATGCTTTGGTACTGCGGTAATTTAACTTTTGTCATTCCAACATCCTTATTGATAGGCATTTAATGCCACTTTGCAGAGTTCAGAGCGGACGCAATCGTCGGCTTCAAACTCAATCAGTCCTACGTGCGCGTTTGGTTTAAAGCGATTCAATGCATCAGACAACCCGGACTCTTTATTGCCAGGCAGATCACACTGTGTCACATCGCCGTTCACGATAACCGTAACGTTCTCACCCATGCGGGTCAGGAACATTTTCATCTGTGACGGTGTAACGTTTTGCGCTTCATCCAGAATAACCACTGCGTTTTCGAACGTCCGGCCACGCATGTAAGCGAACGGGGCGATTTCTACTTTGGCAATCTCTGGCTTGAGACAGTATTCGAGGAAGGATGCGCCCAGACGCTTCTGGAGCACTTCGTAGACGGGTCGGAAGTACGGGGCGAACTTCTCACCCACATCTCCCGGAAGGAAGCCCAGATCTTCGTCAGCTTGCAATACGGGGCGAGTGACGATGATTTTGCGAACGTCTTTATCCAGTAACTTCTGCGCGGCGACAGCTGTGGCGAGGAACGTTTTGCCGCAGCCGGCTTCACCAGTGGCGAACGTCAAAGGCTTGTTTTCGATACTGATAAGATAATGCGCTTGAGCCTCGTTACGAGCCTCAATTGGCGTATTGTCTCGCTTTGGTCGTGGGGTCTGAGCGTCTGTCAGTTCATCGACAATAACGTAATCAACACGACGGCCACGGAGCGCACGATTCTCTTTTACTGCTTTACGCGCTACCTTACGCGCATGTTTGCGTGATGTACCCATTTTGATTCCTTTCAAATGGTTAGGTGTCGGAATAAATATAACCGCATTAATTAAGTAAATCATTACTTATTTTTGAAATAACAAAAAGGAGCCGCGAGGCTCCTTTGATTATTTGCGCTAAAAGTGTCTATCGTGATGCTCAATGGTCGCTGTGGGTCAAGTACAGCTTAAAGACCAATTTCTGTCATTAGCCTTTAAGCTGTAGCCTCCAAAGAGGCTACGGCCACAACAATTAGTTCTTGCCTGCGTTAACTACAACACCTGCTCGACCGGCATCAGCTTTGGCGATTTCGAGGCGGGTTTCGCGCTCTGCGGTAATTTGACCGCGCAGCTCTGCAACCTGTGCTTCCAGATCGGAGATGCGTTGGTTTTTAGCAGTAGCCTGGGCTTTGTGCTCCGCCAGCTCAACTTTATGCTGGGATACCAGATCGCGGTTCTCAGCGCCAAATTTAGCAGCAGCAGCCTGATAACCAGCTTCACGCGCTTCGGATACTGCGTACTCGTTGTCGGTTTTGGCCGCGACCAGGTCGGAGTTTAGTGCATCCAGATCAGCGTGAGTGATAACGGCATAACCGCGTGCTTTCATCAGCTCGGCCAGAACCTTGTCTTCGTTTTCGATTACACGCAGACGCAGTTGGGCTTTGGATTCGCGCTCGGAGGCAGCGATCTGGTTTTCGATATCAGCCAACTGGCCCTGCTTAAATTCGATTTCTTCAGTCAGAGTTACGGTTGAAGCGGCTAAAGACGCCAGATCGGAGAACAGTTTTTGGCCGTCGGCAACAACTTTAACCAGCGCTTTAGTAGAACGCTCAGCTACGGTAATAACCTTTTTTACTTCAGACATGTGTTTTCTCTTTGTAGTTTATTTGTATGGTTCGCGGCGTTACTTTTCTGACCGTACAGTCTGAATTTCACGCTACTTGCACTTTACGTTAGTGCCAGACGAGGCTTGTGGCTCGGGCCTAATGGCTGTTTATGCGGTTGATGGCCGCACCATTTTGGCCTCGACACTAAGAGATGTATGGAATCACATCATCTTAGATTTGGTGCCCAAGCAGGAGTTGAACCTGCATCATCGGACTCAGCATCCTCTCGACTTACCGTTTTGTCGCATTGGGCATTCAATCTGAAGGACTCTCGAAAAAGCCCTTTAGGTTGGCGCAAACAAGCGGAATCGAACCACTCTCTGCCGGATAAGACGTCTTCCTCGGCCGCAGTCAACCAGACTGCTTTGTTTGCTTGCACCTCTTTTATCGTTAAGAGGAAACGGATTGAGCCTGACATCAAACAGCGGAGGCTTATTTGACGATCTGGAGGTGAGATCGGAGACCAATACCAAAGTCTCTTTCCTTAGACAAACATCTCAATCAGCCGGTGTTATCACGCCACCCCCGGCTGGGCTTATGGTCAACATATCAAGTCGTTGAAGAAGACTGTCAATGGCAAAAGAAAGCCCGATCGTAAGCACGCACTTTCTCAAAACCTTCTGCACGCTTTGAGAAAGGCGCTGCGTCGCAATTTCAAATTAACCCAAGATGAAATGAGACATTAAGTAATCACACACGACGCAGCTGTTTGGGCGGTCAGTTGCGGACTGAAACCGGGATATGGTTATTGAAAAATGCTCCTAACCACCCAAACAGCTGAAACGTGGGAGAGTGACGCGGGAATCGAACCCGCAATCCTCAGCCTCAAATATGCTATTTGCATTTCACACATCAGGCATCGGAATAAACCTTTAAGTCACCAGACTTCGCTCGCCGACGCTATGCACAGCTAATCGACAAACTAAAAGGCCATCACCCATGTTCGCAGAGACTCACTGTCTGACTCTATCGCGTGGTTAAGGGTACGTGGGTCAGTATCGCCTATTCACCAGCAAGTCTCTGCTATCCATTCGTAATCACACCGGATCAGTGCGCCGAATTTGTTAATGAGGAATCGGAAGACCTCACTGACTTATAGGCTGTTAAGCCGCCATCAGAACTACATCATCGTTTGCATTTACTTTGTTGGTCAGTTTCTAAAAAACCGCAAAGCCGCTTAACGTCGAAAACGAGTTAATCTTAGTGAAAACCTATAGATAAGTAAACACTTATTTATCTTTGTTTTTATTTTTTTTGACGGTTACGACGTAACCCTTTGTTGTTACAGTATAACTTCTATCGTCTCGAATCCCATCCCAGCGGAGAGATGTTAAGCTAATCAACCTCGATACGACGTTTTCCATCATGTCGTCATTAACGAAAAACTTAACCGTCACCATATCAACGATCCGAGATACAGCTCTCGTCACGGTGTAAAAAATACAAACTAGAATAAATGCGAGCAAAATATAGTCTGTCATTTAACATTCCTTATGTCAGTCGAGTGAACCACTCGATATACGCGCCGCCCAAAGCAAATGACGCCAGTTTTAATTTCCTGCTTAATCAAATCGTGGGTAACAACTACGCCGAGTAGAAACCCGGCGATAGCTCCCATCAAAAGATATGGGATCAACTAAAAGCTCCTGCGTTGACAAGTTCAGCCAGAACAGTTTTACCTCTTTCCGTCAGCTGAAAATTCTTTTGTTTCCCTTCAGGGGCGATATTTTCAACGAACCCCATCCGCTCCAGTTTTGCACGAGTCTTCGGGCGCCAGTGTTCGTAGAAATTCTCCCACTGGCTTATTTCTCGAAGCGTGCTTTTTTCCAACTTACTTAACTGGATCATCTACACCTCCCACAGCTAATCCCTTTGCCTCAGAGGTCACATCGACGATTCGGTAGATTCGACCTCTGAACTCCATAACCCCAGCCTTGATACTGTCCTTCTTTATCGACACAAAAAACATTCCACCCAAAACAAAGCCCAGCAAAAAGGTCGACAGACCAAAGCCAATAAGGTCACTTATCATTCCTTATCCCCTATGCGGTCTTCAGTGTCACGCAGACAGGACGGCCATTTCAGACGAGGGTGACGCAAACTGCCGTCTGGCGTCTCTTCGTGGGCATTGACCTTCACGATGCGCCCGATGTACTTGTCCTGGTTGTTCCAGATCTCATCCAGGTACATGTGCTTAATGCCCGATGCCTCGACCTCAACACCGTTCTCCAGGCGAATAGTTACCGAGCCGAGAGTGTGGGCGAATGCCGAATCCTCCTTGCCTGGCTTGAATCCGATAATCTCGCCGTCAGCTTCGATCTCGTCCTTCATCTTCCACCAGCTCTTGGTGCGCTTAAACTCGTAAACGGAGAACGGATCTTTCGCCATATAGCCTTCTTCGTTGGCGTCCAGAGCCGCCATGAACAAGTCGATAAACTCTTTATGGCTATGTACTAACTGGAAGTCATGCAAACGCACGTCGCCTTTGTACTGACTGTCCGGGCGGCTCTTCCAGTTTGTCCAGCTGCACAAGTCGATATGGCGGTCTTTTAACTTGCGGCCTTCTTTCTTGTACTCCTTGGTTTTGGCAATGGCTTTCCATTCCGGCAAGAAGTAATCGAAGACGTGGAATACGGCGCCAATAGCTGATACGCCTTTTTTACGCAGTGCTGAGATGGAATCGTTGAACGAACCGGCCGTCGCTTCGCCATCAAAGAAGATGTGCTTATGCGGCGTCATACGCGCCAAATCTAATACCGCTGGCTTCAGATGGTCGAGAGACGTTACCGGGTTGCCGGTACGAGACAGGAAGTTAACCTCTGCCTCGTCAACGATGACTTCGGCAATGACGCGCATCCCGTCCAGCTTGAGGCTGGCAATCATCGGGAACTTGGCTTTCGGGTTTTCCTTGAACGGGTACTTGTCGCCTTTTTCTTTGTACGACGTCGCCAGCTGAACCTCGAACACCGGAATCGGGTTGTCGAAGATTTTATTGCACAGGCTAATACCGATGCCGGCCTTCGGATCTTTAATCAGGAAGCGGCGGAACACGTCTTGCCCTTCCTCTGTCATGTCTGAAATAGCTTGCTCCACCATCGCAATAGCGCTGTTACCAGTGAGCTTACGGCTGGCCAAGGAGTTGAGAATATCGATAGCGTCTTCATCAGAGATTTTATTCTCAAGCGCTGGCTCCGCGACGCTGTATTTCTTCACCCCGAATCGGATGAATGGGTTAAGCATCAGTGACACCATGCTTTGTTCGAATGCGTCCAGCTCAGCCAGGGCGACTTTCTTGGCATTGGTTCCCATAGCTTTAATGGCGTCTAGTTTTCCACGCAGAGCAATCAACTTTTCCATTATTGAAGCTCTCCCGCAACAACGACAGGCTCATCCTGAGAATCGAGGATGTCGCACTGTTCGCTTTGCTCTACCATCGGTAGATCACTCGGTTTTGGTTCGTAGGCATCAAGAAAATCGACGGCGTCCATGGAGAAAATCTCATTGTCTTTGTTTTTGAAAATGACAGTCAAAGGGAAACCGGGCTTGGCGGTAAGCACGTTGCTAAGGCACACCATCTCGTAGACGTCGTCAGAGTCCTTAGCGGCCCACAGCTTACATTCAGGAACGATCGGGCGGAAAACGATGTTGCGGTTAATCTGGAAGCTGTCGAACCAGAGTGTTCTTTCACCTTCGTTGGCAATGTCAATGCTCACGGCAATACCATGAGACGATGCTGCCTTTGGCAAGCAATTAATCCATTGCGGAACGTCCGCGGTAGTGTAGATCATCTGGCATACTTGGCCTACTTGTGGCTCGAACTGACTCATGTGTTTTCCTCTGTTTTATTAACTTCTGCGTTTACCGCTTCGGCGTAAATGTCGACGAGAACGGTTGGTTTTTTGGTTTCCGGCTTTGGCGTCACTCTTGAGCCAAACGTCGCAGCACGCTTGTTGCGCGTTGCGCTTTCAGCTGCACGACTCTCAATTTCCTCTCTCAGCTTACGCATCTCTTCGAGGCCATCGATGAAGTAAATCCGCTCGCCTGTTTTAACTTCTTCCAACATCATCTTGACCGCACGACACTTGCCGGCACGAATGGCTATCGCGCACGAATCGAATGAACCAGGCGGGAGTCGATTCTCTTTAAATGCCAGTACGGTGTGCTGACACACCGTATAGGAAGAGCGCGTCGGCGATCCGTTGATTAGAAGTTCCTCGCACAGCATCGAATAGCTATTACTGCCGCTAATTGACGGAAATTTGCTAAAGTTGGTTTTCATAGATACTTATAGTAAATGTTTACTTATCATTGCGCCAGTCTAATGCTCTGGCGCAGGCTTGAAAGATTTTTTACGAGGGAATTGTTACCAAGAACCCCAAAGAGGGTTTTCCGCGACGAGGCTGTGTACTTCTGCATGTTTTATCGCTTCACGGACGTGAGCGAGAGCGTAGCTTTTGCCTTCTGAGAGCATGGCCGCTTTGTCATAACCAAGGCGGGTGATCATGTCACCAGGTCGAGTAAAAAGACCGCCAAAGCATTTGGACACTGCCTTTACAGCCTCTACATCTTCCATGTTGCCGTCGTATTCGCTGAAGAGCTGCATTTCAATGCTTTCATTGAAACGGGTTTTTGCCTGAGACGACTTCTGGTCTAGGATCGCGTCGATGATGCCACTCGGTGCTTTAAGCGAAAATGCGCGAGAATAGCCTGGAGCCTCGAATGCGCTCGAATGCACGGCAGACAAAGCCATTGCCCCGGTCATTGATACATCATCTACAACTTTAGGGATGTCCGGCATTGAAACAACTTCGGTCGTCATCGTGGCTCTAAGTGAGCGCAGGACACGATCAAACTCTGGAGCCTGCAGGACGCCGCTTTCCAGCATATAATTAGCGAAGTTTTTGACCGCGGCTGGGCCGACGTATGATTCATAATCCTCGGCTTTTATCATTATCGACTTCTCGTAGAGTGACATCGCCGGCCGCGGGCTTCCTGCATAAAAAATACCTTGGAACACCTTCGCCTTCAGATAGTCCTCGGCGACGTCAGTAAGGTTGACGATGACGAACAACTCGAAGTTCCGATCAGCCGTTAAAGCTGACGAAATGTAAATCCAAGGCTCATCAGGGGTGGATATGGTTACTGGCATTTTAATGCTGATTCGTTGATTCGCTTTCTCACAAGCCTCTTTAACTATCCGCTCTACATCTCCATCTTTAAAGATGTGCGCCGTTTCGCTAATGGCTTTTCTGACGGCTTCGTCGATGCTCTTGATATACATGTGCTCTCCTTTTTTTATGAATCTTATACAAAATGATAAGTAAGTGCTTATCTTTTTTACGGTCAGAGAAGTGCTTTAATACCGTGTAGTTTCGCCATCATTTCGAGCATCTTGGTGTATGGCTTCGCTCGATAGTAGGCTTTCAGAACCTGCTCGATTGTCGCATCGCCTGGGTCTAAGCCTTCCTCTCCGAGACACGCGATTTTCACACGTAACCCGATGCCGGCTAATCGCTTGGCTGCGCCAAACGTGTTGTGTATTGCCTGTTTTTCGGAGTCCCACATCATGACGACCGTCTCTAATCCCTTTTGCTTCAATCTCAAGAATGCGCCAAGCTGATCCTCGGTTTCACCATCCAGCGTGCCGGACAAGTGCATACCGAACGTTCCTATCGGCTCCACATACTCTCTCAGCGATTCCTCAGCAAAAAGAGCACGCTTTATGCCCATAACGTCAAAAGCGCCCTCAGAAACGATTACAGTGCGTTTCCCGATGGCATTGTGTCCGTTGTAGAGGAACTTGCCAGATGCCGGCAGTGATATCGGAAAGAGATAACGACGATCTGACTCACCAGTAACGTCGCGCCCCTGAAACGTCCGCATTTTGCCGTCCAAATCGTAAATGGGGATCAAGATGCGCATATCGAAAGACTGGACGTGCGGTCGTCCATTTCGCTCATCGAGATAAACGTGCGTACCCTCGACGCAGTACCGCAGATCAAAGTAGGTCGCCAGCTCCGGGGAGATGTCACGATCAACAAGATACGTTGGAAGTTGGCCTTCAATTGGCAGCTGATAATGTGGAGGCAGGATAACTTCAGACGTCAGCTCAACATCCGACTTTAGCTCAATCTCTTCTTCTTTTGGGCGCCAGCCTTGCTGCATCAGTTCGTTGCGGATGTAACGCTGCAATCCGCGCCATGATTCGCCGGTATGGTATTTGATGAAGTTCAGCTTGTTAAACTGCACCTCCTCCGGGTGATCGCCGGCGAAACACTTACCAAGGCCAGTAGTCAGGTTGAAGTAAACCTTCCACTTACTGCTTTTGCAGCACGGACATTCACGGATGTTGACTTCACGCCCCTTTGAAGTCCTTGAGCCACGACGATACGAGATCCCCTCTGTATCAAGCCACTGCTCAAAGTCGAATTCTTCCATTAGTTCTTTTAATTCTGACATTTGATAAACCTTGCATTTAGCCGGCCATAGATTAATATGGCAATACATGTGTTTTCTTTTGTGGTTTTATTAACGAAAGAAAGCTTGAATTTCTGAATTGAAGTGGAGGCGCTCCGTATTGGAACGCCTTTTTTTTTACATAACGTCAATGATTCGCTTAATGAATCGCATCTGTTCCAGATCCTGAAGCACTCGCAGACTTACCCCGCCTTTCTGGTTACGAGAACCAGCAAAATACAGACGTGCCTCGCCTTTAGCTTCTTCCTCTTCGGTCTTGTTGATTGAGATAATCAGGTCACAGATACGCACCTTCTCGATGTTGTCCGCGGCGTGCATCATCGTCGCAACTTCAGAGGAACCACCTTCACGGTTGGTCTGGGATGCCGTCATTCCGGCCACATCATGCTTATCCATGACAGCACGTAAGTCGGTGTAGATGTCCTTCACATCATTGCGCGGGTCTTTGGTTGGCGTGGTGGCACGCATCAGATCCGCATAGTCGACAATAACCATGTCAGGTATCATGCCATTCACTTTCATGTTGCTGAGTAAGCGGTCAAGGTCTGCAGGTGAAAATGTATTGGCGCGACGCTCAACAATCCACATGCTTCCGATTTTCCCATCAGCACCTACAGAGCGAAGCTTTTCCGCAATATCATCGCGGCGCTCAATAAGTTTTGACATTTCTGTTTCGGAGATACGGGCGTCCCAGCGATCTGACAGGATGTCTTTATGTACCTCCAGTGAGACATACAGGACGTTGTAGCCTTTCAGCGTGGCATTGATGCCGAACTCACCCATGGCCGTCGATTTACCCGATTTTGCGAAGCCCATGAACAGAACCAGTTCTTTACGCCCCCAGCCTTTTTGGTGAAGCATTTTATCCAGTAACGGAATGCCTGTTGTTACGCTGTTAGGTACGAAGTCATCGGACGCCTCGTATTCGCGACGCTCATGTCGTTCGCCGGAACGTTCATAGAAGCTGTACACGTCATCCATATCGGATGCGCCGACCATGTCCACCTTCTGCATGACCTGCATCGCACGCTCAAACTCGCCTTTCTCCTTCAGCTCCGCCGCCTTGATGAACGCATCATCAAAAGCAACCGAACGCGCAAAGGTCACGACGCGGTCAATCATGTAGCCGGTGTCTTCCAGCTTCTCGGCCAAAATACGCTTCATCGCATTAACGACTTCAGGCACGAACTCTTCTCGAATCTTTCCGCGCTTCTTCGCCTCCTTAATCATGTCGATGATGAACTCTTTCGACGGGGAGCTTTTGTACGAGCGGAAATAGCCGGCCACAATGCTGACCAGGTATCCATTTGCCTTGTTGGAGAATTGCTCAGGGAGAACCAGATCGCCGGCTCTGATCAGAAACTCTCTGTCTCGGCAGTAGTACGCAGTCAGGCGATCTTCAAACCCAGCGTCAAATTCTTCCGATAGCGGTCGTCCTGTGTGAACAGGCGTCTCAAGCGCTGAAGAGGTAGTGGTCATGTGCTTTCCTTATTGTTTTAAACAACTTGTTTTCTTAATTATGTTCAATCTTCGCAGGCGCTCAAATACAAGCCTTGAGCATCCTGAATAAGCTTTGGATACCGCTTTGCCGCCACAGCTTCCGGGATAAGACGACGGAGATAGACGGCTGACAGGACACCATTGACACGCAACGAAGGCTTCATCGCGTCAATGTGCTTAATGACCCACATGCAGTAATCTTTCTGCATTTCCGGGGCCACCAACTGCGGCATGTTGTGGTAGCTGAAGATGCTGTCATCGATGCGGATCTGAGAGCGGCGGGAAAGCTTCTGCTCAAATATCTCAACAAGATCGTCTTGCCAAAGATGCTGGGGGCGAGGGAGATTAGCCCACAGACGCTGCGCCGCGATGCTTAGTATCGTTGAGATGTAATACTCATACGAACAGCAATACTTGTCAGCAAACTGGCGAGCACGCCAAAGTGAGGTTTTTACACCCATCCCGTGATCCTGATAGGCGACGCGCTTTAGTCCGGTACGATACGGAGCACGCTGGAAGTCGTCGCGACCGTGAGTCAGCATGATGCGTGCGTACTCGATCTTATAGATTTCAGAGAACAGACAGGTGGCAACCAGCGGGTGCATGTTGCGGTAATCGAACCACTTTGTCGCAAACAACTCCGTCTCACCTGAGCAGCGAGAGAGACCAATGTTTTCGGATACCCATCTGTCCATGTCTGAGGTCGTCATCTCCTGCATGAACGCGTACTTTTCGCCGTCTGGTGTGTTTAATAATCTGTCCATACCTAAATAAGCTCTTACTTACTTTTTTTGGAGATGATAAACGCTGGCGTGGGGTTTTGAAAGTGGAAAAGACAGGTTGTTGATGGCGGCGCAAAAGTCATACGATAGAGAATTAAGATGCTAAACTACGCAATGCCTACAACATAGATTAATAACTTATATTCGGGGTACATGACAGTGATTAGTTCAAACATTAAACTATCAGCTCTGTTATTATTTGCACTACTATCTAATTCAGCATGTGCTCAAGAAAAATATAACTCTGTGCTATCCCTACCAATGACACTTCCTGGCGAAGAAATACTAGACCCTTCTTTACCTAAAATCTCTGATTGGTATCAGTCCTGCAAACGTGCTGAGGATACTAAAAACGCTAGAGATTGGGGTTACTGCAAAGGGTATCTGGACTCCGCCATCCAGAGTCATTACGAAACCACGAAGAAAAGATGCCCGAACCTTTCAATCCAGAACTTTTTGGACGCAGTTGAAAAAGAAGCCTCTGTATATCAAGAACAGAACTCAATGCCGGCGAAGGGAAGAGATGGAAAGGCTATGAATGGTGTGAGAGTCTACAAAAAAAACACTCTTACGGAGTGGCAGCGCCCAGCTTTCTCTGTTCTTTCTGGCATTATTAAAAAGGAATGTACACTCTAGTCACCCCTATTATTTAAAAACAAAGACCAGATATATAATAACTATAGGAGCAAGGCTTTTAAACAACACCCCAGACACAAAGAATAAGGCGCTGAAAGCGCCTGATTCTTTCAGTATTCTGGGAGTTTTAGGAGTCAAAACAGTGCCTGGCTCCTATATATTTAATAGCTTTTTAAAGTCTTTAAAAGATAAAGGGGGGATCGCCGATCTACTGCTTCTGCTCCAGCTCACGGCGGATTTGTTCGCCGCGCATTTCTGCTTCAGACGCTGGAGTCTCGCGAAGCACGGCAATGGTTTCCGCAATACGCTCAGGCGATTCGCTGGCCAGATTCATGATGGCGGCACGAATAACGTCTGAGCGCGTGAAGCGATTCCAGCGGTCAACGTTCTCCATGACAGAGATAAGGCTGATGAACTCATCCTCGATGCTCATCGTCCGGCTCTTGATACTGGACTTCCCACGAGTAGGTCTTCCCTGTGGTCGAGTCGGGGAGCGCATAGGTTGTTTTACTTCTGACTCCGTGGATTGCGAAACTTCTTCCGCGGCTTGTGGCTTTTTAGCCAGATCACCCATTTTCATTTTACTGCGCCTCCAGACTCATCAAATAATCAACCAACTCTTCAATCTCCGACTCCGCCTTTTTATCGCGGTCTTTTCCTTTCATTTCGAAGATAGACCGTCCAGCCTCTTCTGCATCGTCATACACGTTACGAGCGTAGATATTGGTTGGAACACATTTAATGCCGAAAGACTCGATAATATCTTTGGACGAAAGGATACGAGACACCTGAGACGGCAGTGACGGACACTGATTCAAGACGGCACGAATTTGAACTTCCGGGTTTGAAGATTTTACGCTTTCGAGCACAGTGTCCAGATCTCGCAGTGACTTCAGATCGCGCCGCTTTGGTCTGAGCGGTAGCAGAACGATGTCGGCAATAAGCATGGCCTCACGCTGAATTTCTGAGTCGAAGCCGCCAGCATCAACAACGATGTACTCATACCGGCCATTCAAAGACTGAAGGTGCTTTACAATGTCATTCTCAATGTAAGAAAAGGCGATGAGATCGAGATTTTTATTATTGCGGCGCTCTTCGCACCATGAGGTTGTCGTCTGCTGGATGTCGATGTCGGTAATGTGAACCTTTTTACCTCTCTTCAGTTGCAGACCTGCTGCTACCTGCTGGGCGACCGTAGACTTACCCGGCCCACCCTTCGTCCCGCCGACGATGATGAGTTTGGTTTCCATGATTATGCCTTGTAGTTTGTTTATTTTGAAAACAAGATGTTTTCTTATGTTTCTTATAGCCTAAAACAAACAAGGTATAGTGACAACAAAAACCATTCAACTAACTGGACGTATACTGTTCTATGTTAAAAACGCCCCTAAGCGATTTTGGGGCGTTTTCTCTTTAACTGGTGTGATTGCTTCTCCCCCATCCACAAACACGCTCACCGACGACGTCATGCGCCAGAATCTGTCTTTTGGTCTCCTGAGTCAGTACATCGTCTCGGGAAATGTATATCGGACTGGCCGTCTCACAGAATGAAAGGCTTTGATGTTGCTTAATCACGCATCCAGTTAGCAGAAAGCTCATCGTCCACAGCGCCATCACCCATGCGCCTGATCTTATCAGTCGTTTCATTTTTTACCTCAATAGTCGTGCTTAGCCGCTTATTCTCTTCACGTTGATTTTTAATCTCCGCCGATCGACGAGCTGCGCGGCCACCCAAAATATACGCCCCAAAAAGTACCGCAATGACGGCCGAAGCCGTCATTACGAACGCTTTGATACGGGCAATTAAGCCTTCAATCATTGCGCAACACCTCGCTGATACTTCCGCACCTGGGCTATGGCGATGAATACCGCTACGGCGATTGTCGCGATCCCAAAGACAATGCGAACAGTATCCCCGCTCGAAATATTGCCCTGAGCCTTATCCATTGCCGCACTGATCTGTGGAGCAACGTCGGCCAGTTGTGCCAGACCGATACCTGCTGTGACGGTTGCGCCGGCCGTTTCCTTAGTGACCGGAATGGATGCGGTGGTCTTCACGGGCTTAACGACACCAGCCCGGCGCAACCCTTCGTCAATGACGTCGATGTTGTACCAGGTGTTATCAGTTCGCAGCGGGCCTTTGCCGTTCTCATGGCGAATGATTGCCTCAACGGTCGGTCGCATAATCTCGTACTGATGCAGATCGATTTCCATATCAGGAGAAACGCCTACCGCTTTGGCGACAGCCTGAACATACGCCTCGGTGTCGTTTTCACTCGGCGGCGCCCAGCGTTCGATGACTTCGCGGATCGTATCGATTCGTGAGCCGTCTTTTGCTTTGCGCTTGTCGTGATAGGTAATGAGCGTAACGGCCAGCGCACGCACACCCCATGTCGGGTCTTTGAAGGTGGCAAATCGACTTTCTGCCGGGTTAGCTATCAGACCTTGCCACGGATTCGTGTTATCCAGATTGCCTGGGTTGTTGTTGCGTATTCCTCTTGGAGTCATCCTTTTCCCCTTAGTTTCCAATGCCGCTTTTTACGCCATACGCTGCCAGTCCCAGCAGCAAGGCGGTGATCAGGAAAGAAGTAACTTTGGACACGACGCCGCCGAAGAACCCACTTGAGATGGCGTCCATTCGGTTCAGTAGCTTGTCCAGATTCGCGTGCTGAATGCTGTGCTGGGTCGCGGTCATATCTCCCAGGTACGCTTTCAGTCGCTTATCCACCTCTTCCCCAACCTCGTCACGAAGTCCTTGCAGAACCTCTCGTGCGACGATTTGAGCAATGCGTTCCACTTCCTTGTGGCTCACACCGGGCGTCTCGTTTGACATTGTTAATCCTCCATGACTGTCAAACCTAAATCCGCCCGGTTATATCACAGTTCAAAACAAAAGTAAGTAAATACTTACTAACTATTCAAAATGAACAAATGCGCGTAAATCTCTGTTCTCAGCTCTGAGTTCACTAATCTCCCGCGACAATACCTGGATAGCACTTAGAGCGTCCATTAATAAAGGATTGGAGTCCAGCACAAGTTTTTCAATTACCTCCTGATGTTCTGGTTCAATTTCATTACCTTCATCATCCTTTATGGCTGGGCGGTTTACCACACCTTTACTCACCTTCACGTAGCACGGGTCAATTTTCTGAAGCTGCTGAGCAATCACACCTCGACGCTGGCGCTCTCTCTCGTCATCGTTATAGATGAAAGTAACTAGTTTCATGGCATTGATATTTTTCAGCGACTGTAATCCATCTGTGGGTTTAATATCATGCTTGAGGTTTTTGTCTGAAGTTGCGGCCCACGCTACATCACCTCGCTGACTATTCCAGATCATTCCGTCGCTACGATGATGCCAGTATTGTACGGATGCACCATACCCTTTGACTTGGGTAACGAGACGGTGGTTGTAACCTATGTGTTCCTCAAACCAAAAATTCGCGCCAGCGTTCCCGTTTCCATCAGAGCCTACAGTTGCGAATTGGCTACACAAGATTGGGGCAACTCGAATATCACCGATATTTCCGCCGGGGTCACTGTCATATTGCGCAATTAAACCAGCTCTACTCGCAGCGCGTACATACTTATCTGCTTTTATACCTTCTTGCGCTCTTATATTTTTGGAAACTCTTATACTGCATTCAAAACCAAGTGCCACAGGATCATCCGCAATAATTCGATGAGTATAGTCGGCTGCGCTATTCCCATAATGAAAATCGATGTAAGGCGAGGAAAATGAAAGCTCGATACTTTGTGCTTTAACCTGATAATCACTTTGCAGAATGCCTTTGGCATAAAGTGAATTCACGACTTTGACGTCACCGTTAGCTTCAACGCCAAAAATTTCAGTCTGCCCATCAGTTGCCGATATCCGGTCTTGATCACTTCGAACGACTGAGAATCGAGATGATTTTCCAACCATGACTTTCCCATAAGTGCCGCTCTTCTTGACCAGACCAATATCGCCGTTCTTTCCAAGAATGAAGCCTGAGTCGTCGCTATCCAGGCTTTGTGTGCCGGTGTAATTATTACCTCCGGCAAGCTTCGCCATTCCCTTAATAGCAGGAACAGTAACTGACGTTCCGGTAATAGGATCAGTCATTGTAATGTTGCCTGTCGACGTCAGCGCGGTCGACCATCCTTCAACAACACTCCGCCACAGAGAAAAGGCGCTGGCGAGTTGGTTTGCAAATGCGGAGGTGCTGGCTGTCTCTGATGTGATAATGCCATAGGACGCCCCAGAGAACGCTGTCGTGATGTCTCGGGTAAGGGTCAGCTGCGTGTCACTGTCGACGGATTTAATCGCGTACAAGTCCGCGCTCCCGTTCCGATACACGACAAGAATGGAACCCTGTTGAACGCCAAGAGCGGTCTGCGACCACTTAGTCGTTACACCGGTCACTTTCGCCTGATTTGCAGCACCAGTTACGGTGCCTACTTCATACATACTCATTATCTCTTCCTTGAGATGCCGCCCACTTCCTGTAGGCGGCTTTAGTTTTAGAAAATCCCCATTCTCACACGGAGACGGTTGTTTGAATCATAGACTTCGATTTTACCGTTTGTAATTACCGTTCTGGAACTACCCGGCCCTGAGCCATTTATATTCATCGTTCCATCGCGAGAGATTCGCCAACCTCTAACGTTTTCTTGGAAACCCGAACTCATCAAATCACCGACCTTGGCGCTACCTATTGACCCATCCTTGATGAAAGCCGCGTTCATATAGGTTACACCATTATCAATCACAAACGGAGTCGTCGTATTGCCGTTCGATGTATTAATTAGCGCGAAGCGGTCTGCCTGAACCAAGAACTGGCTCTGCATGTTTTTACCATCAACACCGAGAGCGATACCCGCCGCATACTTCTGCCCGTTGTTGTTGGTTTCCATCTTCACCATCCAGGTACTGTTCAGCGCGTCATTGTTTGAAACAGCCTCTTGCAGCGTCTGGATAGATGCAGATTGACTGTTCAATGATGCGGTCATGTCAGTCTGCGTTTTTGCCATTGCGCTAATCTGAGTCGCCTGAGTCGCCTGAGTCGATTTGATAGACGCGATGCTCGTTGTCGCCGAGTTCAGATCAGCCTGGTTTTTGATGTTGGCCGAAGCCTGAGCATCAATCTGAGACTGAAGACTGGTGTTCAACGATGCCTGAGTGCTCTGACTGTCCGAAATGGTCTTAGACAGCTGATCCACTTTCGAAGAAGACGCGTCTACCTTCGACTGCATGGAAGACAGTTGCGACGTTTGGGCAGTCACTTTCCCATCGATATCGCTGACCTTCGTCTGCAACGATGAGATTGCTGTTGCGTTCGCATCCGCCGTAGCCTGTGCATCCGCAGCATCAGTGATATCGGTAATGACGAAATCATCAATGTACACCGCGTATCCAGGTGTGTTGGAGCCACTCTGACCACGAGTAGAAATCCATACATGGCTACGGGTAACGCTCGGACCCACTTTCACTACACCAGTAAACTTAACCCACTGGTCGCGACCGCCAAGACCAGCCTCGTTGAACGTAATGCCCTGCCAGTCATTCCCACCATCTTTGTTGATGGAGTGCAGACCAACGACCACAGTCCAGCCAGACGGCGGGGCTTCACTTGCCGGCATCATAGCCCAAAACTCAACGCGATATTTCGCGCTCTGGCGTACCGCAGAATAAGAGCCGATCATCTTGTCGGAATTCCCGCTGGTATTGGCCGGGCGAGTAACCTTCAGACATTTGCTGCCGCTGCTCTTGAAGTCCGTCGTTACAATCGCAGTGCTGCCGCCTAACTGCTGATTGTTGTCATAGGTTTCGAAAGTACCGTCGATCCACGGGTTACTCTGGACCTTCAGCGTATTCAGGCTACTCTTCAGGTCAGTGACACTGCCACTCGCAGAAGACAAGTCTTCGCCTTGCTGCGTAACCGTGTTCTGCAGCGAAGACAGTGCTGAGGCATCAGCCTTAGAGCTGACTGTCTTATTCAACGTGCTCAAACTATTGTTCAGGCTGGTAACGCTGTTGGAGATATTTGAAATATCCCCTTCAGCATTGGACACTCTCGTCGTCAGACCGGAAACCGCGGACGTTGTGGCATCCAGATCGACGCGGTCAGTAATGTCGATGACGTAGAAGTCGTCGAAATACATCGCACCGGCGGACAGATAGGCGGTGATCTGTGTGTCTGCAACCATGTCTTTGGTCGCTTTCCAGACCCACGAAATTTCCTGCCAAGACGTCGTGAATGGGCCGTAACCAAACGATGCAATAAGTCCGGTGCTATCCGCTACCCTGAATTTTGTGTTGCTCGTTCCACCATTAATCGTCGTATTAGAATCCTGACGCGCCCACATGCCGATTTTGTATGTACGTCCCTTCACATATGTGATTTTCTGACCAACCAAAGTGGGAGAACCAGACGCGATTTTCAGTATTTTGTTACCGGTTCGCGGCGACTGTGCCACCATGACAGAAGCAGGGCCACTCCAGGTACTATATCCACCGTTATCACGCTCGAATGAGGCGTTGGTGATCATGTTTCCAGGAATCTGACCAGACGCGTCGATGCTGTCGTTAGTCGCATTTAGGCTATTAGTCAGTTGGGTTAAAGATGATCCCTGAGAGGAAACATCTTTACCTTGCTGCGTCACAGTATTCTGAAGCGCGGAAAGAGCAGTCGCGTCAGCTTTTTTGTTGATATTCCCATTGGCCGTGTTGAGATCATTCTGTAGGTTAGTGATCGCACTACTGGCCGATGTAATATCTTTGCCCTGCTGCGTTACGGTATTTTGCAGAGTGGTGATTGCACTGGCGTTCGCATCCGCCTTCATCATCACACCGCCGGCGGCGCCCAACCCCATCATTACCCCGTTCACAAACTCAACGGACGTGGAAATAAATGCGCTGGAGTCACCACCTGTAGGTGCGCGCAACTCCAGACCGTCGCCGGCCTTCATGCCTTTACGGCCAAGGAGAATGTACGCGCCGCGATATGGCAGAGAGTTAATAACTTCAGTTGTGCCACCGAGCAACTCTAAGGCAGATGCAATCGAATTACGCTGACCCGACGGCTCGTCAAAAGTCATCACGCAAACGTAAACGCCATTAGCCAGAGCCGCAATATCGTCAGACATCGCCTTCCCGTTGTTGGCAGAGCCAAAAACGTCATAGGTTTTGGAGGTCGCAATCACCGTTGATCCGTCGCTTTGTTTTGCAAAAGTGACCAGCGCCCAGCTGCGACCAGGGGTAAACAGGTTCTTGCCGCTTTCATCAAAAACCCCATGGGTAACGCTATTGCCATTACCTCGTGCGGTTACAGTAAACACAGTGCGACGGTTCATCGAGGCCTGCAGGCTGGTAATGCTGCTGTTCGCCGCGGTTAAATCGTCACCCTGAGATGTCACCGTGTTTCGGAGATCCTGCAATGCTGAAGCATCAGCCTTCTTGGCAATGTTGTTCTGAGCTGTCGACAGCCCGTTCTCCAACGATGTGGTGCGATTTCCGATAGAGCTAATGGAAGTGCCTTGCTGATTCACTTTCGTTGTCAGCGAATCCACAGCCGACGCACTGGCGCTATCAGACGGAGAATCGTTCCAGTCGGAAACAACGTTACCTACCTCAAACTTCGGACTGTTGATGTACACCGTCTGGTCTTTGGAGGTATCGCTCTCGATACGGCACAGAATCAGACGCTTAGTGCCCGTAGTAGGTGTCTGTTTCCACTTAACCCAATAGCGAACCCATGAAGTGGTCAGCGTGAAGTACGCACGGCCATCGGTGTTATTACCTTTCGCACCCTGGCTTGTCTCAATAGACGTTGTGGTGTTCGGATTGTAGAAGAACGCCGTCATCGTCTGGCCGGCAACGCCGCCTTTCGCATAGAAGCTGTAAACGTACTCACCTGCATCGACCGGCGACTCAAGCGTGATTTCCCGCAGATCCTTGTAACCGGAGCCAGCTTTTACAGTTGCGCCAATTACCGCATTACCACGATACGTATCGCTGACAACGTTCGACCAGCCGGTCATATCGCCGGAGTTCTTGATCAGGTTTGTACCGCCGACAGAAATCGCATCAACCTTGTTGTTCAGATTCGTGACAGAAGAACTCGTTGAGTTAATGTCTTTTTCGGTCTGGGTAACACGGTTGGTCAGTGCCGTCAGAGCATTGGCGTCCGCTTTTTGAGCAACGTTTGCATCTGTTGTTCTCAAATTATTCTCAAGATTGGTAGCACGTGTACCAATGCTGGAGATGTTCTCCCCCTGCTGATTTACCGTAGAGGTCAGCGAATCAACCGCTTTCGCCGTAGCATCGAGAGAATCCTGAACTTTGGAGGAGTCGGTTACGTTCCGCAGATGCCAGTCGGTCACATACCAGACGGTGCCGAACGGGCTGGACTGGTTGATTTGCAGGAATGGACGGAAGAAGCCGCGATCGACAATCCCCTGAGTAATTTTGAAACGCCAGGTTACTCGCTGCCATGTGGCCGACGCCTTGCGGTTGCCGCCAGATGACAGAGGCGCGCCCACGCTGCCGCTTGGCCGTGTTGCGGTTCCGAGATACAGGTTGAAATCAGCGGAGCCAGTGCCACACGCGACGAGAGCAGACATTTCATAGACATCCCCCAATGTCGCCGGAATAGCAGCAAAATTTGGGTGATGGTCGCGAGCCGCAATGCGTGCAACATAAGCGTATGGGCAATTGGCTGGCACGCCCTCAGACGAGCTGGAAACCACAGTGAAGCCCATCTGACTAAACTCTGGGTCAAATGTCGGGTTGCTAATCAAATCGCCACTTGTCGCATTCCCTGCGCGTACAGATGAATTAAGCGCAGTGATACTGCTATTCGCAGAGGATAAGCCCGATTCTGTTTGATCGACGCGCCCGGACAACACGCTTAAAGCGCTCTGATCCGCTTTTTTACTGACGTTGTTATTGGTCGTTGCCAGGTCATTTTGTAGTTTTGTGAGCGCCTGACTTTGGCTGGCCAATTTACCTTCGGTTGAATCAACTCGGCTTGTCAGATCTGATACCGCTGTTGCATTCGCTTTTTTTGCCACACCTGTAGACGAAAAAACATCAACTTTTCGGATATAGAGACGTGCGCTATTTGATGGAGTCCATCCACCTGCAGCAAATCGCAGATAGACATACTTTCCAATAAAATTGGCCGGAATCGTCAGTTCAACGCTTTTCGTCTGCCAATTGGTAGACACCCCTCCTAACCATGGAGACACGGAAGAAATCCAATTCGTGGGGGTAGCCAAATCATCGATAACGCCCACAGAGTCTGATGACACGTTTGTAATTGCCTCCGATGCTTTCATCTCAAATGAGATCGTCAGAGTCGTTTCGGCTTCAACGGGGATTCGAGTCAGGTTAGCAACACGAATAGAGCCTGTGGTTGTCCTAATCGCCTTTTCGTTAGCATCATATGTGAATGCGGAACCAGGCCCAGAATCCTCCCAGAACGATGCGTCTACATTCAGCCCCCCATTACAAATTAAGCTACCCTCAGCCAGTGAGTTTGACAGCGTTGCCAGTTGATTACTTTGGGACGATATATTGCCTTCAGCTTCGGTAACTCGATTCGTTAAAGCAGTTACAGCAGCACCATCGGCTTTCTTTGCGACATTGGAGTTAGTTGTCGACAGATCATTGGTCAATTTAGTGATGCTGTTACCCTGACTGGTGATCTGGTCTCCCTGTTGAGAGACGCTCGAGTCCAGTGTTGAAATCGCATTGGCGTTAGCATCTGCTGTACTTTGCGCATTGTAGGCATCAGTCACTTCGGTAATGACCAGGTCATCAATGAGGAATGAGTTACCCGCCTTAACGCTGCTAACGTTAGGAATAGAAATCCTCACCATTGCCTGTTTAATACCGCTCTTCGTTGATTTCAGGTAACCAGAAACCTTCGTCCATTGAGCTGTAGACAGATCTTTCGCAGCTTTAGTTACTGCCGGCCACTGCCACGAGTTATCCTGATACTGGAGCGACAAACCGATAGAGATCTGTGCATTCTCGGCCATAGCGGTGCTCTTGGCATCGAGCTTAACCCAGCATTCCATATAGAAGACTGCGTTATCGCGAACCTGGAACCCGCTGAAAATGTGATTATCGCTGTTATCAGTTGCGTTAGCGTTGTAATCATTCGGACGCGTCACGCGGATGCACTTATTACCGCCATGCGAGTCATCAGTGGTCACGATAACGCGATTATTTGATAGATTGTGGCCAACCGCGTAGCTTTCAAAAGTGCCATCAGGAAGCAGATTAGCGCCGCGTTTGGATTGCTGGTTCAGAGAGCTGTTGAGCGACGTAATGTCGCTGTTCGCCGCCGTCAGACCGGACTCCGTCTTCTCTACCCGACCCGTCAGCGTAGTGACTGCCGACTGATCGGCCTTTTTCGCGATGTTTGCGTCAGCGGCTTCGAGGTCATTGGTCAACTTAGTGATGCTGTTCCCCTGGCTGGAAATCGTATCCCCCTGCTTGGAGACCGTATTTTGCAGCGTAGACAGCGCCTGTGCATCTGCCTTATTCGCCAGATTAGCGTTGGTCTGTTCGAGGCTGTTTCGCAGATCAGTAACGCTCTGCGAGGTGCTCGTGACGCGATCACCTACGGTGCTGACGTTTGAGGTGACGGCGCTAATGGCATTCGAAAGCGCGTTCATCCCAAGAGCAGAATTCAGCTGGGCTACCTTCTCGGACAGTTTAAAGCCGAGGTTAATGTAAGCCTGACCAGTCCATTGGTTCACCAGGAACTCAACCGTGCTCCAGCCAGCTTTCAGATCAAAGCTAACCGTATTCCAGCTCGAATTACCAAAAGCAACCCTAACACCGTTCACGTATACGGCGCCCGTATCATCAAAAACACGGGACCCTGGTGCCATAGTGATGGTGGTATCAGCATTAACCTTCACGAAGGCTTTGTAATGCGCGATCACGTAACTGCCGGCGCTCGCAAAGTCCAGTTTTGCCGCGTCAGGAACCTCATCGATCGAGATTGGCGCCTTACCGTTGATATCGCTAAAGGTCGGCTCGGTGGCATTGTTCGCCAGTTGTACGTTGTATACGCTACGCACCCACATGTTCTGGCGACCGTTAACCATCTGGTTTGACAGCGAAGTGATACTGTTGGAGTTAGACGTAATGTCTTTTCCCTGCTGAGTCACTGTGCTGTTGAGGATTGATAACGCATTGGACGTCGCATCAATCGCTTTCTCGTTGCTCACATCAATACAGAATACGTCATCAAGATACATGTATCCCGAAGCGACACTGGCACGAAGAGAAACAACCACGCTTGCAGTTTTGGTCGGCGTATACTCGCCACTAAAAAGCGTCCAGCTCGTTGACAGACCTGCGCCGGTGATCGGGATATCCTTGATTGCGGAGAGGTCAGCATTACGGAGGCTGATTTTGTTATTGCCGGCATTGTTGATAGCGAAATCAGAAGATTTTCTAACCCATGCACCGATACGATAGGTTTTACCTGCCTCAAGCTCTACCGTCTGATTACAACCGGCGTCACCCCCTGACGATAATTTACCTGCCTGGATTATATAGCTTCCTGATTTCGGACTCTGGGCCGCTAACAAGGTCCAGCCAACATATTCCCACCCCTCGAAACCACGTTCGAAGGAATTATTTTTCAGCATGTTTCCAGCTACTGACTTAGCCGCATCAGCATCCGCTTTGGCACTGCTGAGAGAGTTGTTCAAGCTAGTGATTGCATCACTGCTGCTGCTAATCTTATCTTCGGCATTGCTAACCCGAGTGGAGAGGTTATTCAAAGCTGTTGCATCCGCTTTCTTAGCCACATCACCCTTTACAGTGTCAACGGTGTTGGTCAGAGTCGTGATTGCATTGCCTTGGCTGATCAGCGTTTTACCCTGATCAGTAACGGTGTTCTGCAGCGTCTGCAACGCAGAGGCGTCTGCCTTTTTCGACACATCGGTCTTCGTAGAAGTCAGATCGTTTTGTAGCTTGGTGATCGACGTTCCTTGAGAACTAACCGTGTCACCTTGCTTGGTCACTTTCGTTGACAGATCGCTCAACGCGCTGGCCGTTGCATCGTTATTGACTGCATCAGTAATATCGAACACCTGGAATGAATCAATCCAGATTTCCGCGTTACTTGGGTGGCAGTAGATACCAAAAGCCTGACCATCCGCGCCAGTGCTCGGAGAGAAAGACGTATCCCATGTAATAGTCTGCCAGTCAGTAGTAAGCGTATTGTTCTTATCCTCATACGCCCCTTCCGTATTGCCGTTAAAATTCCAGCGGCGCAGCAGCATATTCATTGCGCCGGACACACCCTTGGCGCGAACGATATAGCGGAATTTGCGAGAGCCATTTACCGGGGTTGGTTTTTTACCATTGGCAAAAAGACCCGGAGAGGTTGCATTCACTTTCAGCATTCGAGCGCCAGCCGAGTTTTCACCGTATGCACCAAATGCAACAATACTGCCTGTCGTGCCGCTGTTCTGCTGCGTCCTGAACGCTGAGCCATCACCTTCAAGATTGGCATCCTGAATCAGATTGTCGCCCATGTTCGTCATGGCGCCGACGCTGTTGTTCAGACTGGTGATCGCGTCACTGGCTGAAGTGATGTCCTTACCCTGCTGCGACACAGTGTTCTGAAGTGTTGATAAAGATGAAGCATCCGCCTTCGTCGCAACATTATCGTTGGTTGCTTTCAGACTGTTCTCAAGAGCAGTAGTACGACTCCCGACGCTAGTCAGATCTTTACCTTGCTGTGTCACAGTATTCTGAAGCGACTGCAAAGCAGAGGCGTCAGCTTTCTTCGCGACGTTACCATCCGTTGTGGCGAGGCCGCTTTTCAGCGAAGAGATATCGCTGGTGGCGGTGGAAATATCCTTGCCCTGCTGGGTTACTGTGTTCTGAAGAGTCTGAACAGCGGAGGAATCAGCTTTCTTCGCTACGTTGTCGTTGGTCGTTTTCAGACTGTTGTTCAGATCGGTGATGCTGGTGGATTGGGACGAAATGTCTTTACCCTGTTGCGTCACGGTATTCTGTAGCGAAGACAGTGCGGAAGCATTTGCATCAATAGCCACGGAGTCGGTTACATCAATGACATAAAAATCGTCGAAGTAACGGTTTCCGGCCGTCAGATAGTTGCTCAGCGTAACGGGCAGACTTCCCGTCTCGGTAGCCTTCCATCGTTTGCTAACTTTCGTCCAGTCAACGGTGAGGTTTGCGAACGGGACCTCAAACACTGGCGCTCCAGCACTATTACCCACTCGCAGTTTGTTGTTACCCTGCCCATTATCTGTTGTTCCAGAAACCTGTTTAGCCCAGACGCCGATCTCATAAGTACGGCCTTTGACAAAATCGATGTACTGGCCCGGAGATACGGAGCTACCTGGGTCAATTTTCAGTGCTTTTGTGCCGACATGCGGTATCTGAATAGCAACGACCGTGCTGAGACTGGATACGCCGATATAGCCATCTGTACCGCGCTCAAATGACGGGTTGACGATCAGATTGTTAGGCGTTTTAGTGGAAACATCGGAGTCAGCGATAGCATCGCTCAGTGAGTTATTCAGCTGGACGATACTGTCTGCCTGGCTGGACACCTTACCCTCGGTTGCGCTAACACGAGATGTCAGATCATTGACCGCAGTCGCGTCCGCCTTCTTCGCCACATTGCTGTTTGTGGTGTCGAGAGACGTTTTGAGATTGGTGATGCTGCTATTCGCGGCGGAAATGTCTTTACCCTGCTGCGTCACTGTTCCCTGCAGTGCGGTCAGCGCTGTCTGGTCGGCCTTTTTACTAACATTGGCGTTGGTAGTGCTCAGGTCATTTTGCAGTTTGGTGATCGACTGACCCTGAGTCGAAATGCTCGAACCCTGCTGATCCACTGACGTCTTCAGAGTCTGCAATGCAGAAGCGTCAGCCTTGTCCTTCAGGGATGATTTAAGACCGGTGATGTCCGACGCCATCGCTTTATCCTGAGTGTTCAGGGTGTCGAGGGACTTGTTGATGTTAGAGACGCTGTCGTCCACCTTTGTCTCAAGAGACTGGCGAGCCATGGCCTCTGCCTTATCCGCGGTGACACGCGCCAGCTGCTCCTGGAAGATAAGACCGGAACCCACTTTAGAAAGATCATTGCCTTCGTAAGATCCGCGCATCTGGACGGCCAAGGCATTGCGGTTCGCAGCTTCAGCGGCATCAGCGTCCACACGAGCGGACTTCTCATCCTGCAGAGCGGCCATGCCGGCGCCAGGCGTCGGGCGCCCTACTGCAACCCAGTCAATCAACAGGTTGTTTGTGTCGCTCTGGTTCTTCAGGAAATCAAACCGGAAACGGCGAATGGTCGTGGAAGCCCGCCAGTCAATGTCGTGAATGGTCAGCGTGGCAACGCCATTAGCATCATATTCTGGCTCGTCGATAACGAGAGAGCGAGACTCACTCCAGCCCTGCTCTGATGCCCCGATCCAGTACAGTTTGCCTGACCATGTCGGTTTACCTACTTTCTTGATGCGCAGCTTTAGGAAACGATAGGCATTGGCGTCGATAACCATGTTATTTGGCGAGCGGCAAGAAGCTGTGCTGTTTGAAGACTTCAACCAACCATCATCGGTAACGGACATTGGGACAGTACCACCGTCGTCTTCTGTCCATCCCTCACTGTTGGTATCAAAGTACCAAATTTTCAGGCTATCGAACTGTTCACCGGTGCCAGCGGCAATCTGGGAAATTTGCTGAGCCAGAGATTCGTTAACCGTCTGCACCTGCGTAGACAAGTTGCTAATCTCGGACTGGCGATTATTCTTCTCTTGAAGAAGAGCGTCAGCACGGGCGCGTGCTTCGTCCTCAATGCTCGAAATTCGATTTAAGGTTTCGGTATTGATTGCGTTTGCAGTTTTGATGTCCAGTGCGGAAACGGCCGACGCACGATCTCTGGCTTCTTTGCTGATTTTTGCATCGAGTGCGGCTGTTGCGTCCGAGACAGCCTTCGCACGGTTACTTGCTTCAACCGCAACGGAGTCTGTAATCGCTGAGGCACGAGCAATCGCTTCATCGGAGACAGCTTTCGCGCGCGCGGTCGCTTCATCGGCAACGGCTTTGGTTCGAGCCTCCACTTCCGCCGCAATCGCATTGGTACGCGCGGTTACTTCGTTTGAGATGGCAGTGGCGCGTATAGACGCCTCATCTGCGATAGCTTTATTACGTGCGGTCGTTTCATTAGCAATGGCTTGTGCGCGATCCTGAGTCTCTTTGTTGATGGCGGTGCTTAGCGCTTCCTTGGCCGACTTGACAGCGTTAGCCGCCTCAGTGCGAGCGTCATCAACCTGGGCCTTAGTCTCACTTTTCGCTTCATCTATGGCCGCGTCCACCTCCGTCGCCACAGCCTTGCTGTTAATGTCAGCAATCAGATCCTGACCCAGCTCGGACTCGGTGATTTTATTTTGCAGGAACGAAAGAACGTCGCGCGTCGTTGCGACCGTCGCTAGTGGAGAGTTCAGCGCACTGAGCATTCCACGTTTGTTGGCTGCACGTACCCAATAATACCAGGTGACAGAGTCTTCAAGACCGTTGTGACTGAAGGTTGTGCCAGATACCTTGGCAATCAGCTGCGCTTTAGACTTATCGTTGGTCTTGGATGCCAGAACCTCGATGTGATCCAAGTCAACGGAAGCCGGGTTTACCCAATTCAGAACAATTGAGCGATAATCGCCTACCGCAGTTAGACCGGTCGGGGCATCAGGCGCCGTCATGGTTCCCAGAACTTTGTAGGTGATGCTGATAGGATCAGTTTTGCGACCACCAACAGAAACAGCGTACACCTGGAAGTCGTACTGGCCGTTCTCCGCTACTCCACGAAGTTCGAACTGTTCTTCAGTTACGCGCTCAGATTTCCAGTTTGAAACATTCCCGGCATCGGAGCGGCGCCAGCTGATGTAATACTGAGCCGACTTGCCCTGCCATGTAGCGGTCAGAGAAACGGACAAGTTACCCGGAGAGGACAGATAAGTGCCTTCGGTAATCGCCAGACCTGACGGCTTTGAGAACGTTGGGTCAAGAACGGTGGTATTTTGCGGGATCAGCTGTGCGCCGCTATCAATAGCTTCGTATTTGGTCGGGTTGTTCTGAATAGCCGTGATATTGAACGACGTACCATCGTCACCCTCAGCAACGCTCACAACGCGTGCTTGTAGCGGAGTTAAGTCTGGTTGAGCAATGACCCACACTGCATCGCTTACCGGCGTCTCATTGGAGCTGAGAGCGGTTTTAAACGTGACGGTGGTGATGTTCTTCCCATTCTCCAAAATATCACGCCCAACCATCTTCCCTTCTGCGCTGAGGAAGGTGATATGGTTTCCAACTGAAGTCAGATCAACCGGAGCGTCCAGCTTGATGCTATTGGAGGTGTAGCCGATAATACGACCACTGTTGCGACGGCCAGCGCGGAATTTATCTGCGATCAGCACGATGTCGCCAGGCATCAGGAATACAGAGTCCATACCTACTGCAAAGGTGATGACGTCAGATTCCATGCGAGAGGTGTAGAGCGTCCAGAGACCAACACGATGCGCCTGGCCGCGTGAAGTACAGCCGAATGCGACTGACTCAGTTTTGCGGATGCCATAGCGTTTAATCGCTTCCTGATCTTCTACATACTCGACGCTCTGCTTATAACCGTCCTCTTTGTTGTTGTAGGTGATAAGAGCAACGGAATAGCGATCTTTACGCGCCGAACCTTTGTAGGCAAATGATCCATTCACCACGTTGCTGTTGGAGAACAGCATCACAGGGTCTGCTGGAGAATCCTGCGTGATGTGAACCATGCCACCAGCCCAATAAACCATGCCACGGAATGCCCCTGCAATGTCCTGCACGACGCGATATGCATCTTGGCGACTGGTTATCTGGGTATTGATAGCGAAACGTTTCTCTTTGCCACCGAAGCCATCGTCGACGTATGCGTCACAGTAGCGACCAATCTGATACAGCTCGCCGATGTTAATCATCGACTCCTGAACAAACTGACCCAGACCGTAACGAGTGTTCGTCAGCAAGTCGAAGAGAATCCACGCCGGGTTGGAGGATGATGCCAGCTTAAATGTACCGTCCCAATTGCCGTCGTAGGAGTTCGTGTCAGCGTTATAGTTTGACGGGACACGAATTTTCAAACCTTTAATCAGGTATGAACGAGTCGGCATTGAAGAACCGAACTGCTCAGAGTTGATTTTCAGGCCAACGAGCGCAGAGTTCGGATAGTTCAGGCTGGTATTGACAATCTCACCGATCGAATCGATGTAGGTGTCATCGTAGAGATAGCTGTTATCGGTATGATCTTCAGTCAGACGAATGGCACGCAGAGTATATGCCTTTGCCGGCTTCGGTAAGTCCAGCACATAACTACGGTAATAAACACCTGTCTTCTTCGCGGTCAGAGAAATGGTTGCGTTGGATTCTCCCTCTGCAACAACATCAACAAAGCCACCGCCATTGCCTGCGTCGATCTGGAATTTAAACTGGACTGTCGTACCGTTAGTATCGCCGCTCTTTTTATCGATGCTGCGAAGTGAAGGAAACTTCATCACCACACGAACGCGATCGCTGTCCGCGGAATCCAGAGACACGTTAACCTGGCTCGTTTGCTTCAATTGACGCCCTACTGATTTCGGCGTTTCAATGAAGTCAAAACCATCGATGACACTTTGATCCTGAGAACCGTCGCGGAACCACCAGGTTACACCGCTGAAGTTGTAGGAATTGTCGCTATTCTGGAGCGGCGTGTCGTTCAGGAAGATGGATTTTGCCCCATCAATCAGACCACCGATAACACCCTCACCCAGCAAATCCAATACAGAAGCCATAGCGCGGCTGTTTACCGTGTCATTAGCCTCCACTGGCGTCCTTGAGCTACCGCCACCCTTACTGCCGCCGCGTCCTGAGATAATCAGGCCGTGCGCGACTAATTGCGAGAGACGGCTTTTTTTGAAATTTGGAACTTCCATTTATCCCACCGTTAAATCTGGTCAATAGTGATAGAGGAACTTGCGATTTGCGAGCCAACGAGAATTTCTTCGCCGTAGTTCAGCTGAACCGGGTTTCCCTGATTAGTAGTGTTTTGAGGCCCGTCGAAATAAAACGAGTCGGAGTTATCCGCTTGTCTCACTTCCGGGTTTTTTGCTTGTGGGGATAGGATCTGAGCCAGACCGCCCATCATCATGCTCATGCCGGCCACAACCAGCGCCGAGGATGTGCCTGCAGTGAAGATTTCTGTGAATGCACCAATGACCACCATCGCGGCGCCAATCGCGACCTGAACGTAGCCAAGCGTCTTCCCGCCACGTCCCTTTGGTATTGGCGTGATGCGTATTTTCTCAACATCCTTACCGGCGCCTTTCATCATGTATTCGGTTTCGTCAACCGACCATGTGGCTCCACTTTTGGTTGTGATTTGAATGTGATAACGGTCGTAAACCTTCGCATTACGACGAATCCAGGCATTTAAGCCTGGTTTGTTTGCGTCGATAAGGTT